GAGTTTACCTTCGTTATCCCATATCCTTAATGTTTTCTTGGTGACACCAAGAGTCAGAGATACTTGTTGTATGGATAATAACTTATTCATTTGACTGTTCAAGTATCTTTAGCATCAGTTCTTTTGACGAATCCAGAATCTTCTGAAATTCTTCAACGCTGATATCTTCATCGACATCCAATTCGAAAGGTATTGGATATACATCGCCATTATCAAGTTCGAACTCGTGTTTATCAACACGGACAACTTTTAATGTTTGGTTCTTCAAATTTTCCATAATTTTGTCAATCTTTTTCATATAAATAGTATATTTTTTGTAAAAGTACGAAAAATTTTGTTAATTATTATTAATTTTTGTATAATTTTGTGAAATATTATCGTAGCAGTTGATTAACCCTTTGTCTCTTCAAATTCTTTGCGTGCCAAACCAAAATCAAAATATGGTGTCTTTAAAACAACAGTTCCGTGCCAGTTGACATTATTAGCTGTTGCAACCACATACCAATATGTTGAATCCGTTACAATTTCTTTTGTTGCCCTGTCAACATATACGATCTGTGGAGTAGATGCAGGTGTAGTGGCTTCATATGAAGGTACTTTCAGAAAATCATCAACTGGCTTTTCAACCTTCTTTTTATTTTCGCAAGCAACCAATACGATAATAAGTATACTAAAAAAAATTACAAAATTTTTCATTACGCTCCGTTTATTAATTCAAGTAAATGATCATATTCTTTTTTTGTACCAATAAAATTCATTGCAAGTGAATAAGGCAAATCCTTTTCAGTTTCATCACTAACGTCCCATTCTTCCCAGCCACTGAATACTATTAGTTGTCTGATTCCCTGTTTGCCACGATTAATTTCTATATATTTTTTCAAGAACTTAATCTGTGCTTCAGAATCTTTAATACACCATTCAAAAGGGTCTTCTCTATCATAAGGAAACGTTTCTTTTATGTTCTCAATTTCCTCTTTATAGAGTTTAAGAAATCCGATAGAAAGAAAGTCTCTTATTTCTTTCTTATCGAGTCCATTGTGAATTTCACTGCTTTTCATATTATTTGTAGTGTTTGTGTCAGGTTTAACCTGACGTGATTACTATGATTAGTCAAAATAATACATTGCTTCATAACCGTCAGCACTGTATGCCCTGCCTTTTGGCTTAACACCATGCTTCATTAAGAAGTTATTCTTAATCATTTGAGTATCATCCCTGCCAGAAGACATCATTGCTTCCATCATACCAAATACACCCATACCCAAATCATATTCACCGTTTTCATCCTTTGGTACAGCAACACCTGCAGCCTGATGTGTTTTATTTTTATACTTCCAGTTGTTACTGCAAAGCATATAAAGTTCTTGCAAAAATGTTGTAGCTGAAAGGACTTTAATATCCTTAACCATTTTTATAAAATTTTTGGCAGCATCAACACCAAATTCTTTCTTAATGCCGTTGTGAATACCTTCAAGCATTTCGCCATTAAGATCACCTATTTTTGCACCCCTGCCTGAATAAAATTCAGGACTGGTAACCATTTTATTAAGATGTAAAATGTTAAATAATTTATCCATGACTTTTAATTAAAAAAGGTTATCAATTTCTTTGATTTCTTTTTTGAGTTCGGCTTTACGCTTCTTCTTAAATTCTTCAAGCTGTTTCTTGCGAGTTGCTTCATCAGCTTTTACCAGATTATAACCGCCACCTTCAATAATTTCGGTAGTCCATTCCCAAGGTTTGTGTATTATTTCCATAATTAATTTTTATTAATATCAAAACTAATATCAAGTATCAATAACAAAAGTATCCAAGCAAGTATGCCAGATACAGTACCATGTGACCATGCAATGACAAGCAGAATAAATGCTGCTATTCTCATTGGAGCAATTTTATAAGAAGTAAATCTCCAGTTCATAATTATCTTAATTTTAATTCTTCGTCAATAACATTAATATCATTTTGAGCACTTTTGATAACTTTCCAATTAGCTTCTCTGGCAATCCAACCACCTTGCATGTTTATTTTTGCATTAGCACTTGCAATAGCTTTAACTGCTCTTTGCCTGTAAAATAATAGTTCACTAACACTATATTTTTCTGCTGGTCTTTTTTTAGTTTGTGTTTCCATATTTTTAATTTTCAGGTTGATTAAGCGAAGTCCAGTGAGTTACAGCAAAGCCACCTAAGTAACCTTCAATAACCCAATGCTCTGATTGATGATAGTAATGTGCAAAGGCAAATCCACAGAAATTACCGTCTCTGTCAATGATTCTTGCAACAACACGGATAGAAACACCATGTTTCAGATCATGAGGGTCTTCTTTATTAACTTCTGGTTTTGTAAGTACCATATTCCATTCGATCATCTTAGTAGATTTTAATTAATACTATTTGGCTTATACGTAAACAAAATATAAAAGGTTACAATTTTATTTCTTTTCTTCGTAATTAAACCTAAACCAATCATCAAATGAATTGTTATTGGCACGTGCCTGTTCAAAAGCAGTTTTCAAATCTTCCTTCGTAAAAGTGTCATTCTTTGGCTTTAAGTGCTTCGCTTTTATGTTAACGTAACGTTTAGTTAATGGACGTAGCATCTTATCCAGTTTCTCGGCAAGACCCACAAATACAGTAGTACCTTCATTATTTACAGCAGAAATTCCTGTAAAAAATTCATCTGGTTCTAAATTGTCATCAAGTTCAATTAGAATCGGATTTAATTTCTTGATCTCTTCTTTCATTTTCAAGTATTTGATTAAATAATTCTTCTTCTGTCATTGGTATTTCATTGAGATATTCTTCTTCGGCACATTCTCTCTCCAAATCTTTCCATGATTCATCTTCTCTGCGCTGTTCAGCATCACGTTCTCTCATATCGTCTTCTTGTCTAAGCTGTTCAATATAACGTTCTTGTTCTTCTTCACGTTCAGCTTCTTCATGTTGTCTGCGCATATAACGTTCATGATCTTCTCTTTCTTGTCTTTCTTCATCTTCACGTGCTTCTTCACGTTTCTTTTCTTCTCTTGCTTCTTCTTCACGACCATCCCAATAAGCACGATCTTCACCATCATATGCGTATTTATCATGTTCATAGTCACTACGATGATTTTTTTCATCGTTATGACCTTGCTTGTTGGCTTCGTCTTCTTCCCAAGAAAAGTAATGTCCCATGATTATTCTGCTTTTATATAACGATGACCATCAACGTAAACATTATGTTCACAATAAAAACCATCTTTATGCTCTGCACGAGTAAAATATTCACTCCACCAGTTTTCAAAGCGTTCTCTTAATTCAGTGCCGTCTATATTCAATTCATTAAAAACATCACCCAAATCTGTAAAAGAAAATTCATCTGGATTGTTTGTTTTTTTATTTATTTTATAAACAGCAAGTTTAAGTGAAGCACAATATGCTTTCCATGCCATTTCTTTAGCTGTTGTAGTTGCTGTAATTTTTACCATAATTTAAATATAATTTACCCAAAAATACCATAACCAATAAATATGATCATGAAACCATCCTTCAATTTTAAGTTTATGATCGTTTTGCCAATTGCCAGTATTACACATGTCACAGTTATTATCGTGAACACCATGTCTGCTGCAGATAGAATACCAAGTTTCTTTCTTAAGTCCTTTGCCTCTGACAGTTTCAGTACCTTCAAATTTAACGAACGCCATGCGTTTACTTTGTGCTCGGTTCATATGTTTCAGTTATTTTCTTTGTGTTTAAGTCAATAAAGATACAACTATCAAATTCCATATCGCCCCCTCCAAATTCATAGTTTATTCTAATATAATTTTCATCAAACACCTGAAAATTTTTATATCCTCTCCAAGTACCTTCTTGTTTTGGATTATCATCACAATATTTATTAAATGCAGTACGTGCAAACGTATCTACATTGTTGTAATGCTCTTTATTCGCAATTACTGCCTTTACCGAATCTTTAATTATTGACATGTGCCAAAGATATAAATTATAAATATAATAAACAACACTGTTTGTATTTTTTTCCTGAACCACAGGGACATTTATCATTTCTCTGTATGTCTAATGATTTTGGTTGTACAAAATCAATTTCTTCAATACGTTCTTCAACACCATTAAGATGATTGATTTCATGTTGCCAGACTTGTCCTTCAAAGCCATAATGTAATTCATGGTTAATGCTTTGACCGATTTCATCAAAGTAACTAACTCTCACTGCACGACTACGTTCAGCAACAATTCTTCTGCCTCTCCATGTAAGACAACCTTCAACCTTGATTTCTTTCATACCAATGTATTCAATGATACGTGGGTCAATGATCAATCGCCAATTTGCCTGTGGATTACCATTATTGTTTATTTCTCTTAAGGCAAATACTCTTGCCATGAATCTTTCACCATCAAGGTTACACTGATTAGCTGCCAGACCTACTGCATCAAATCTTTCGTATGCATAATTTTTGAACTCTTGAAGTTTCTTTATGTTTTGAATAAAAAACAATTCAATGTCTTCAATCTCTGGGACTTTTGGTGTCTGTTGGTTTGGTATTACTGCAAATTCGCTCATTTCTTCTCAATTTTTATTAATTTAAGTCCTTCAACAAGACCCATTTCCAGTGCTTTTTCATGTGAATTAACGTGATAAAATCTTGTATATTCTTCCCATCTGGGAGAATTATTTTCGCCTTTGTAATATACAACAAAATGACAATTATACAAATTTTGAATGCAATCATACATCGGTTCAACGTGAATTTTATGAATTTCTCTCAGCCACATTTGCAACAATGCCTGATCTGGTGCTGAAAACTGATCTTTAGTATTCGTGTGATTATAATTATCTACATGATGTAATCCGATATAATCATCGTATATACCCCAAAGATGTTCAGCACCATTATTAAATCCTTTGTCTTTAGCTAAGACTGCTGTTTCTTCTCGAATTGGTTCTTCTCTCATACTGTTTGTTTTTTACGTTCAATGTGACTATGTTCGTGGCTTCTTATACAAGTTGCACAACTTGAAATAAATACGCCATAAAATATCTTATTAAATTCTTTAAATCTTGCAGGAAAACCACCATCAATATATTCATCAACGTCAGCATAATTCCATATGCCAAAGCCACATTTGAATATGTCACCAACTTCATCAATAAGAAATGAATACTGGTTCTTTGGATTATGACAATAGCAACCCATCATAGAGTATAAACCATATGAATACATTGATCTGCCAATAGGTACTACACTAAAATCACTTTCTTCAAGATCAGAAGTCTTGGTAAGTACTTTATTTTTTTTCAGTAATTTTGATGCTTTTTCAATATTTTCATTGGTGTGCCACTGATCTTTAGATACCATAACATAGCAATTATCATATTTGCTAACGTGTTTTGCAAATTCAGGCATATCAACTGCCCAATCACCATTTGTGACCATTCTTGCAATCTTCACTGAAGGCACAAGTATATCAAGTATTTCACGCCAGTCTGGATTGCAATACATTTCACCACCCATAAGATTGATCTGGTGAACTTCGTTATTAATTAAAAACTGTGCGATTTTCTTTGCTGTTTCGATAGTCATATGAGTTTCTTTTTTGGGAGAGCATGAATAACAGCAATGTGAACAGGATTGAGTGCATTTTAATGTGATACGTATGGTTGCATGAAGTTTGCGGGGACACTCTTTCCGTACAGCGCAAGTTTCGCAATTACAAGTACCTACGCCATTTTTGGCTTTGCATTCTTTCTCCAGACAGATATCACAAGGTTTCATTATCGTAATTTCATATGATGAATAAACTCAAAATTCTTGTCGTTAATACACTCATAACAAATGAGTTTCCATTCAGGATGTTCTTTGAAATGTTCTTCAATGGTGTGTTGATCGAACACTCTTTTGTGTTCTTCTTCACTCCAAGAGTTACTGAATTTTCCTGTTTCGATATTAAGCCAACAATATTTTTTCATAGAGTAATAATTCTACATTATTATCATTATACGATGTTTTTGTGAAAAGGTTACACTTTTTATAGAAAAAAACTAAGTCACTTAGTAATACGTTTATATAGTCAAAGATAAAGTCCAAGGTAAGGGCAAAGACCTTTCTCTACACAAAGGCAAAGACAAAAACCAAGTCTTGTTTTTTCCTTCCTCCCGAATAATTATCCCAATCACAATAAGTGAAAGGGTAACTTATTCTGGCAGTCATGGTCTTTTTTACGAAAAGCCATAAAAAACATTTGGTTTCGTAGAGAAAGCGGTTTTTCCTTTAACGGAGTTATGCGTCCCGGGGGACACATGACTAACTGTCATTTAGATCAATATCTAATTTTATATGTAAGAACGTAGTACTAAGCATAAAAAAGGGTAAACTCGGCTCTTGCTCTATCTACCCTTTACCTTAGTTCTTTATTTTAGTCCTGAGACTCAGGAAGTTTTTTAATGAATGTGTCAACGACACCTTTGAAACGTGCATCAACCAAGATACGCATTCCTGCAAGTTCTTTGATTGTTGCCTGACGAGTTTTTTCATACTCATTTTTGATACCCTGAACCTGCTCAGATGCTTTTTTATACTCCATTTCATAAGTAAGGCGAAGGTCAGAGTTTGTTTTTTCATCCAATGTCTGAGCATCAGCATTGACTTTTGCAATACGTGCGTTCTCTTCTGTGGTCAGGTTTTTCACCTTTGCTTTGAAGTAATTAACACGCTGTTCGTATCCACGATGAAGTTCAGCAAGTGTTTCATGAAGGGTAAGGAGTTCTTCTGGTGTGTGATGCTTGGTAATTGTAACAGGTACTTTCTTGTCCTTTTCAATTTCAAACCATTCAACAGCAGGGATTTGTGGCAGTTCGTTTCTCAGACCTGCAAGAATTGAATCCTTGTGAATGAATTCACCAATATGTGATGCATATGCTTCGGCTTCGAAATATTCGTTATTTTCAGCAGCAGTAAGTTGTGACCAACCAAACTCTTCCTCAACATTTAATAATACAGGAGATTTGATATAATCAGGGGTCTTTGGAAATTTAACTGCTGATACGTCAGCAACACCCTTTTTTGTAAGTTGAATTCCGTCAGCTTTTGCCTTGATGTTCTCCATCAAGAATGCCTGACAAGCATGAAGACTTGCTTTTTCTTTAATCAAGTCAACAACATCGGCAGGTAACTTAACACCTATTTCAACAACAAGAGGTTCTGTTTCACCAGCAACCTTTACAGTTTTGCTGTAGTTGTTTACTGTTAAAAGTTTTCTTGCAATTTCGAGTGCTCTTTGATGGCAAAGATTAGATACTGATTGTGCTTGTGAAAGGCTTAAGCCAGTTGCGGAGAGTGAATTTTTTTTCATGATATTTTCAGTTATTAGGTTTTACAATTATTAATTAGACGACAAAGATATATCAGTTTTTTGAATTTCCAAATGTTTTTTAAAAATAATTTAAAATATTTTTAATCTTCAATTTCTTCGGGTGCATGAAAATCTCCATCGGCATCACAATTTACTGGATACCCATGTTTCATAATGCTAAAATGTCTCAGAGTTCTCTGGTATGTATTATAAAAAAATACATAAGTATACTTGCACACGATTCCCAATAAAATTGAAAATCCTAACCAGTGCCAAAAACTACTAAAAATAAATTCGAGTACTTTCATAATGTTTTTAATTAAAATTAACGTTTACCTTTTACTTTAAATTCCCAATAGGGTTCGAAGTCTGAATCACCATAACAAGGAGATTCATAATGAACATACCATCCTTCTTTACGATAGAAGTGTTCAAAATCCAGTGCATGATCATCGTATAATTTATCACGATTAGCACGATCATTTCTTTCACCAGTTATTTTGAAATATCTGTTTAATAAGTCTTCTTTTCTTACAGTTGCTGAACTACCATCCCAATTTTTTGCAATCATTTCATTTACTGCTTGAAACATTGCATCTGGAATTGTTTCAACTTTTAACGTTAAAACTTCATTTGGTTTGATTGGTTTAATGTTTCCCATTTTTAACAATATTTATAATACCATTCTTTTGGATGAAAATTCAATAACTCTGGATGTTCTGTCAAAAATTTATCAATAATTGGTTTTGCTTCTTCATCATTCATATGAAAAGTTGAACAATTGATTGTTTCCATTAGTTCACAAAATTCTTGATCTTCTGCTTCCATTATAAAAGTATCTCCATTGCTTCTTTAATTGCTTCACTCAAATCCCAATAATCATCATATGTCATATCCAATTTACCGTTCATTGATATCCTGATATTCTGGTGACGTTTCATCCATTCAGTTCTTTCATGAGCATATTTTCCATGCGCACAGACATTATTATAATCACTTGGATATTTGGGATGTTTTGGCTGGTATGCTTTTTTATAAACCACAACAAGCAACTGTACGCCTTCAAGGGTTTTTCTGATTTCGATACGTTCGTCATCACCTTTAATGTGTTTTGCTTTCCATAACTCCATATCTTTCTTGTCCATATTCGGGACATAAGTACCTGCAATACCAGAATCACTCTGATAAATTGCATTATGCTTTTCGGCACTACGAAATTTCTTTGGTGTTTCGAAAGATAATACGTTACTGTTTGCTGGTTTCATAGTTGTTCATTAAGTTAAACACATGTAATTATACGGATAATAAATGAATTAGTTACAAATTTTACTCAGTATTTTTATTTTTTTTATCATTTTTTACGACCAGTGAAACAGTCCAAGTGAATAAGAACCCAAAAATTGCGACACATAAGAACCCCCAATAAGTTTCTTCTGGTTTAACAGATATTTTCCACGCAGCATATGCATATACAATAAGATACAGGACATATATGATGGTGTTGACAAACTTCATCCATATTAGGTGTTATATATACAATTATTTTACATTCCTCTGTGTTCTAATTATTAGTAAATACTTCACAATCAATTTTTATTCCATGCAAATAAATGCGAAAACAATCCTTCAAAATTATCACCTTTTTCACAAAATCTTTTACCAACGGTTTTGGTTTTATCGTCAACGTAATAAGCTATGAATTCTTCTTCCTCTGGTGAACTGAAAATCATTATTATAATATCGTTTTTATCTTCAATATCAGACATGTCAATTTCACCCTTCATGATTTGATTAATAACTTCACTTTTAGGGTCAACCTGTGCACCAAATGCTTCAATAATTACGACTGATGCAAGAATTAATGGATTTTTACAAACATTTTTTATTGTTGCAGCAAGTGCCTGTTTGTTTTTAGGTTTCAAGAGATCACGTGGGATTGGAGTGATAAGAATTTTTTCGGTTGAAAATGTAATAAAGACTGGTGATAAATGACCGTCTCTTTTATAATTTAAAAGCATACTGTCATGAGTCATTTTTTTAAACCATTGAATCTTTTCGTTCATAATTAAAGTAATTCATCAGCAATTTTACCTAATTCTGTGCCAAACATTTCGGTAAGTTTTTTCTTATTTCTATTTTCAGCGAGTCTGAATAATTCAGAATGTGGAAGCACAAGTTCTTCAAGACTAAATCTTGGCGCATCAAGTTTTTTTTCATCGTACATCAGTTGATTTTCTGAAATTTGCATACATGAAAATGGTTTGCCAAGTTCACCAATTTCCAAGTCCTGATGGTTCAGAATTTTTGCTGAATATTGAAGACGTTCTGCATTCAAACGAATCCAGAGCAATCTTTCATTTTCATTTTTAAAGAAATTCTGTGCCATATTATTGATCTTTAAGTTGCTTATTAATTTCAGTTTTAGCTTTTTGCCTTGCTGATTTTTTACTTTTTATTTTATTAATCTCAGCTTCCCACCAATTAATCCATCCTTTTTGGGGATGGAAATCAGGTAGGTTAATTCGAAGTTTGTCTCTTAAGCCGTAGGCTTTCATTTTGCAAGTTTTTTCATGCCAGCAAACTGAATAGGTTTCAACCCTTCAAATTTAATGGTGTATTCATACAGTTCTGGATGTTTCTTCTGTGCTTCTACAAGTTCGCTTGCAGCATAGCGTAGTCCTATCCAAATTGGTGAACCAAGAAGGTTCTTCTGAATTTCGTTATCCAATACTGGTGAATAAACTTTTACTGATTCCATTGCTACTTTTTCCATACTTATAATTTAAATTTAGACAAATATAATATACTTTTCTTTAAATACAAACAGATTATAAAAATTATGCGTACCACTGAATATATTCTCCATCAATACCCATAACGATCTCACCACATCGGGTTACCATGCCTATTGCGTTCTCGGCTTCGTAATAAATATATCTTCCTACTCTGTAATACATAGTCTTATTCTTTCATCCAAGCTATAAATCTGTCCCATAGCGCATGTATCTTAGCACCTATAACTTCAGTTGGATTTAATACTTCGCTGGATTTTACTTCAACCAATTGTCTTTCTCTTTTAAGATCAGCAGCAGTTATGTCTTTATTACCACTGTATCTTATTAGTAAAGTACCAATCAGTAATATGGCTGCAAAAATTGCAAGTTCTGTGTGTTTTAAAAATATTAATGAAATGAACATAATAAAACATATTAGGTTATTCATTACATACATTGCTGCGAGTTGTTGTTTCTTTTTCATAATAAAATTTTTAACTTATGTCTCTTATACGATGATGAATTAAAAAAGGTTACAAAAAAAGGGAGAATTTCTTCTCCCTTCTCCAATTTTCATTATCCCACTGGATGTCCTGTGGACATCGCCACAATCTGTGTTACCAAGTCAAAGAAACGACTGGTAATTATTGTCAGCATTCCGATAGTAAACATTCCCATGATTCCTATCGCTATTAAAGCCTCAATTGGTTCAACCAATTTCAACTTCTCCATGAGGATACTCCAGAGTTCTTTCATGACTATTTACCTGCTGCTAACCTGTCATTGATATCCATCAGGAATTTAATGCTGATAGCATCCATTGGATTTCCACCTTTACTATCACCGTTGATAAGTATCTGAGGATATTTAACACCTGCCAATGCCTGTGCAACGCCAACTTTGGTTTTGTATTCCCATTCGATCTTTTCCTGTGGAGTAAGACCTGCAGCAACTTTTAAACGAGCAGCTTCAGCTTGTCCTTGACCGATAAAGATAGCAGCTTTCCTGTTTTCATCTTCCTGTTTTGCATTAAGGGCAGCAACTTCATACAATTTCTGTGCGGTAGTTACTTCCTGAACTTTTTCAACTTCCTTCTCATATTTAGCTTTGGCTACGTTTGCAAGTCCCTGCTGTTCTGCAGTTAAAGCATCCTGTTTAGCACGAATAGCTTCCTGTTTTGAAAGTTCGGTCTTCATTGCTTCGTCTTTACGTTTAGCAATCATTTCTTCTACTTTAGTATCAAACTGTGGCACATCAATAACACACTCAAGTACTTCACAACCTAATTGCTGAAGTCTGTTTGGTGTTCTCAATGGCTGACCGTCAGCACCGTACACAAGTACTGTTACACGCTGCTCTTCGATATCACCTGTTGAAGTAGTTTTACTTACTTTATCTGATTTAGTTACATATATACCATTTCTTAACTGATCTTCAACTGCCTGTTGGAAGAGAGCCAAGGTGGTGTATGCATCCTGCGCTGAACGTAAGTTAGCGGAAAGTTTAATGGCGTTATTTACAATAGGTACTATACCAGATGCTATGAAATGGTCGAAACCACCTGCATATTCTCTTTTAAGACTAATAGCACCTTCTTGTGTAGTCGGTAATTTAACCCTGATAAGACCAGAGATTTTGGCTTTCGAACCATCATTAAAAATAACGTCAACAGCATCAATGTCAGCACTACCATCACCTTTATGGCTACCAATGCCACAGGTTGTTACGTTTTTGTACTCAGTAATAGTACCGAACCATTGAAAGTAAGTACCAGCAGTTTGCCTAACAGACATATTACCAGTTATGGCAGCTTGTTTAACTTGAAACCAGCCAGCATCATTAGTTTCTAAAATTCCTCTCATTGCCACTAAAAGGGCAATAGCGAGAACCACGAACACAATTGCAAAGATTTTTTTGTTTTTCATTTGTTAAAAATTAAAGATTAATAAAAATTAGATAATAAAAATTGATTGTTAAATAATTATACGGTTACGTCTCTTTTTACCCAATAGTAAAAAGGAATGAGAGCAAGTAGTACACTAATTTCAGCTTTCTTAAAAATCGGAATGCCTAATAAATGTAGAACCACAGTTACATAATAAATAAAAATTATTACGATAAAAGATTCAATAAAAAAAGTAATCATTTTTTTGGGTTTTAAATTATATAAATTGAATTATTTGCCGTACTGTAGACTTACCTTGTCCCTGCTACCATGATTGTAGATTTTCTCCATCAACTGAACATACTGAGTAACAGAAGCACATTTAACCAATGCATTTGGTTGTTTCTCCAATTTCTGAAGCATTACTTCATGTTTGTAAATAGATTTCTTGAACAATGGAATCAGTGTTCTTACGAATGAGCCACTGTTATAAAATTTGAAGTATGGCTGATATTCTTTTATTTTTGCAGCATTTTCGTATGCTAATTTTAAATCAGCAACTTTAAACTGCCCATCCTGAAAGTAATGGATTCTTTCGCTGTCATTTTTCGGTCCTTTCTGAAGTCTCTTTCTGTTGTTGACACCTGCAATGTTGTTTGACATAATTGCTTCGGCAACACCTACTGAAAATTCAGGATAATTTCTCATGAATTCATAAAGCTGTAGGTATGACTTTACACCTAATTCTTTATATGATTCAAGAAACGCTGATTTTCCCCATATTTTATCAACGGTATTGTAACGTTGACAATCCTTTAGTCGTAATCCGGGGATGATGGTGTAATTAACCTCAAGTCCCAATCTCTTACAGGCTTCAATCCTGTGCTGTCCGTCAATAACTTCGAAAAATTCATTCAAAGTTATTAATGTGAATAGATACTGTTTCTTAAAAGACTTCATTAATCTTACAACATGGGGTTCGTTGACAGGTCTGTTACCTGCAATCCTTTTAAACATGTCATAATTTTTGGTTGTAAAAACCGATGTTTCACTTTTTAATGTACTCATTGTTTTCAAAATTTAAAGTTAACGTTTATCTATAGTTCAGTTCGATTATACGAAAGAAAATTAAAAATGTTACAAAAAACATCAATTATTTTCAAAATATTTTGTTTCAAGGTTATTATTAAGGTATCCAGTGATGTCAATATCAATGTCACAATCATATCCACCTTCAAGATCATAAGACACGTCATATGTTATTTCAACTATTAAGTAATTAACTTTTGGAAACACACCTTTAGATAATTCATCTTCAGATTGTGGGACAAAGTTAGATAATATTTTGACAAAATCAAGTTTTTTGAATAAATCTTCTATACCTGCATTACTTATTTCTTCTTCTAATTGATTATCAAGGGTGTGCAGGTTAAACATGAGATAAGTTGTATTATCATGTTCTCTGAAATTACCTGCAAATTGAAGAAAACAATCAGCATTCATTGGCTGATTATGCTGTCCTTTATTAGTATTGACAGTATAGAAAGGAAGATATGCAAACACGTCTCTACGATGTTGCTGTGCTTCTCTCAGTTTATTAATGTATTCGTCAGACACATTATATAACTCTACTGCCAAAAGGCATTTTTCTTTACTATGACCTGTTCCTAACATATTATTTATCTCCTAATATCATTGCACCTTTTTGAACTGTAACCCATGCTTTGACCCAAAGCAAATTAATACCAAGCATGTGCTCATACACCAGATTATTATTCCACTCTTTAGGTTTGTGGAAATTTCTGCTACCAACTACCTGATAACGTTTATACCAGAAGCCAAGTTCCCATTCACGCCACTCGTACATAGAATCCCATAAAGTGTCCATCTGTTCTTCAGTCAAATCTTCTGTAAATTCTCCGTTGTCATCCATTTCAGGCAATTTGACTTCTTTTTTCTTCTCAAACCTATGACGAAGAACAAATGTGAAGTTATACCCGAATAATTTTATATGTCCTATTTTTGCTGCCATGTTAGTAAAATAATTTATATGCACCCCACATTAATAACAAATGCATGGTGTTATCTGTTAATGTATAAACAATTGATGTAAAACCACCTTCAAGTAAATCGTAACGATTGATAGGTATTTTATCTACATAATGAACATCATCTTTCTTCACAAAGTCTTTCATTCCTTTACCTTTAATATAATGCATATACTTCTCAGCCAATGCAAATTTATCAATTGGAAAATGTGAAAGCCACACTATACATATCCACATCAAATCAAATTTCCACATAAATAAACATACAGCAAATGTATAAAGTAGACAATGAATTATCGCTGCAAGCCAACCTGTCCAAGTGTTTTTGGATTTGTTTAAAGCTAAAAACTCGTTTTGAAGTAAATAATCTCCTGTTAAATGCCCTAATAATAATTCAAACCACATATTAAATATTTTAATTGTTAATATTTTTTTTCCAGTTAAAATATGACTTTACACCACCGCAATGTAATTTGCTCATACCTTTCATTTTTAAATTATGTTCATCACAAAAATTTGTAAGATTAGTTATATTTTTATATAAAATACCATCTGGACTAATAAATGAATATGAATGAGAATAATCTTTCACCCATCCCTTATAGTAATAAATTTTATTATTCAATAATAAACTAATTGATACATTATCTAATTTGTTTTCTCTACAAAATTGTCTAATATTGGTAAAAGTAACATGTTTATTTTCTGGTGTTATTAATTCATATGTTTTATTTGCTTTTTCTCCCCATGTCTTAGACATTTGTTCTCTAACTGCAAGCGGTATTGTTTTACCTAAATGACTTTTGGACATTTGATTTATTGTTTTGGTAGTAAATTGACGACCACTACAATTACCTGCAATCCAACACATATTATAATTTAAATTTGTGGGATAATTAGCTTTTCTATTATCTAAGTATTTTTGTTCTTCAATTAATATTTGATTATCATCAACATTTTTTAAAATACGAAATTCAAATTCATTTTTTCCATATTTATTATATGCTCTTTGAAGATATAAACTATGATGAATATTAGCTTTTAAATCCGTTTTATGTCTTATCCAACGAGATTTACCATTACCAACAGCACTCCCAATATATGTTGCATTATTAATTTTATTAACTATTGAATAAATAACTCCCATGCGATATCAATTTGTTATAAATACTCGCCAATACATCATTTGCACATTTCTTTAAGTTCTTCCCATGTAGGCTTCGTGCCTTCTGGTACAAAAAATTCAATACCTTCTTGTGGGTCTCTAACACGACCATAGTATAATATATGTTTCTTTTCTTGTTCGTTATAAACTAAGTACGCACTGTCATATGGTGCACCATCCATTACAAAATGATCAACGGTAGATGAATGAGTAAAATATTCTTCTTTACCAGATAACTCCGTGATTTGAAATTTACGCAAATCCCACCAGTCCTTTACAAAATTTCCAGTGTTGAAGAATTTCTTTTGTTCTGGTTTACCATAATGTATTTCAACAGATTTGTAACCAAGATTTTCCTTGTCACTGCCTTCATCGTAATTAATGGTTGTAAATGCCATAGGTTTATTTTTGTTCGTTATACGATATCCTTAATTAAAAGGTTACAAAAATTACTAACTATTTTTATGAAATTCAATTGCACCATCAAGATTTGCCATAAGTATATCATGATCAACCCCAGAAAACTGATCAATATGATTCAATTTTATAACCACACCCTTCTTGGTGCTCTTTATAATTGATCTTACATTATTGTAGTCATCATAGTCAGTCTGGTATACACCCATTTCAATTGTCATAAGATTTTCAGGCACACCAATTTCAAGAGTATGATTACCTTTCTTTTTCTTTCTTGGTACTAAAACAGTGTACTTTGGATTAACAACGTCTTTATCCACGTCATAAGTAAAAGTATGATCAAATACAAAACGCACTTTATTTATAGGTATCTCATTACGTGTAAATAAGTCTTTAGCATTTTTGATTTGTTTCTTTTCTACTTCAGTTAATTCTTCACCATTAATAATAACGGTATCGAAGTTCGGTGGTGTCTGAACTTCAACAATCTTGAAGAATGGAAATTTATGAATTAATTGTAACATATTTCTTAAGTAAGTAGTCCAGCAAACCAATAATAGCAATCCTGACTTTTATCACCAGTGTTGTTATCACAAAAATAAAATGCCATATATAAATTCAGCACTTCTGCAAAGATCAATGCATCAATCAGTTTCTCAGCACGTCTTTTAGCTGCACCCCAATCACCATCCCTGTCACCTTTTGACCAAGCATTATATGCGTCATCATGATGTTCAATGATTTCTAACACGTCTTTATCTGTGATAAAATCTTCCGCAAATCTGCGTGCAATTGTGCCATGATGATTTTCGCCATGCTTTGGCTTTGTTCTGTCAACCTTATGTTTAAAGGTATCATGCAGTATTGCAATTTGACGTAGTTTTTCTCTTTCTTCGTCAGTTTCTGCATGTTTATCAACGTTCGCCAATACTTCTTTAATGTGATAAATAACCTGACCTTCGGGATGCCCCCTACGAGCTTTGCCGTAAAGAGCACCCTCTTCGAAGTCAGGACATCCAGCGATATTTCTCTCAACCTGATTTTCAGGTTTGATTATATCTTCTATTAGTTTATTCATAATTGTATATTAAATTTTTTTCTCATGTTTTCTATTGTTTCGTCAGTAACGCCATGAGAGTTAACGCCACCGTGACGGTTTTCAACGATTACACTGAAAACTTTATATCCGTATACTTCAGCCAATTCATAGTAACGCTTCATGTCTCGTGTGTGCACAGATGTGTTTGCCACCACGATTTTATCAGCACCAACTTTCATATATCTCTCACACTTACGCTCACACCAGTTATGTGCTGCATAAAGTTTCCATGCTGCCCAATCATATACTCCGTCAACCATCATATAATCATCAGCACAGCATATAGCTTTAGTGTTAAGCAGTTCTGCAAATGAGTTTTTACCTGCTCCCGGTAACCCCCTAACTATTATAAGCACATTTTTCATAATACAATTATACGAATATTTTTCGAATTGGTTACAAAATTAATTTAATTTTACAATATTTTTTGCAATTAATTCATTTAATTGATATTGTGGAACAATTCCAAAATCTAACACTTTAAATTTAAGTTCATTTTCTTTACAATATTCAATAACGGATGCAAATTTCAATAAATTTAGTGGCGTATTATGTAATTTTTTTGGTTTGACTTCTATCAAGTATTTGTTATCAACAATAAAATCTGGTGAATAAGTTCTTTCATTACCAGTATAACTTAAATATTTAATTCTTATTTTTTCTGCCGATATAATTTTTAATTTAAAACGTTCACAGATCAATATAAATTTTAATTCGTGTAGGCTTCTGAAAAAGAAACTATTATACCATCCGCTAATACCATTACCCGATTTTTGGGGTGGTTCTTTTCCATACATGGGATTATTTTTACCTTTACTTTTTGATGACCATTTTTTTCTACGATTACTATCTCGTTTATTTGCCTCTTCAATTCCATATTTTTCAACCCAAATATCAAACACTGTTTTTCCGTACATTGAATTATTTTCACCTGATGAAATTATTCTCATTTTATCTCTGAATTCAGGTGTTTTGTATGAATCAGAATTATTTAAATGTGATTGAGATATCAAATTTTTACTTTCTATGCTATGTACATGATTTTGAAATCCATTCTTTCTTTCACCAGATTTTACTTCCGCATTTATAATGTCAATAGTACTACCATAGTTTTTATATCTTATTTTACTGGAACATGACCTGCATGGTCTTTTATTATGATCACATTGATTTCTACTATATTTTGTTTTATGTGTTATTATTTCATTACATTCAGGACATTTTCTTGTGTATTCTTCCATAGCATTACTTTTTAATAAATACTATGGAAGAACCAAGAAGACCTCTGACAATAATTAATTATTGTTTGATCTTTTACTTTCAGTAACTTCAACTTCTTTTCCGAGTTTAATATCGGTTGTTTCAATTACATTTGATGTAACTTTAATGTCAACCGTTTCGTTGGCATCATTTCGTTGCTCTGATTTTTGAATGGCAACTTCTTCTTTTTGATCATTTAATTTTAATGAATCTGACATGGTTTTAATTTAAAAATATAATTATTATTATTAAAATTGCTTTCAATGTGAGAAATGATTTGAAAGCACATTTCAATGAGTTTAAATCACTGTTTCTTTTGTTATTAATATTATGATTGTTAGTGATACATTTTTCAAGTCCATCTAATTCTGCATTCATTAATCCTTCTAACGTATCTTTCGAATTACAGTATCCTCTATAGGCTTTAATATCCACAATGATTTTATAACTACCATCATAAATATAAACTTTAAAGAATAAATATGTGATATAAATAATCCCAAGAAACTCATATATAAAAAAAAGAAGATAAGATGGTAACGTTATATATTTGTAGTAAACATCAATTGATTTACAAAATAATAAAATCATACCTGTAACAAGAGCAATCCACATATATGAAAAATTATGAAGTTTAGATTCTAATTGAATAACTTCTTTTTCTTGTTCGCTTATCATGTTTCTGGCAATTTCTACAGTATGTTTCAATTTTTCCATTTTAAAATATTTTTATGATTAATACTTTCTTCATCATGCAATTATACGAAATTAAATTGGATTAGTTACAATTTCAACTAAATAAAATTTGTCTGTCAATATTTTTTCTAAGGAAAAAATTATGCCAGTTGTACTTTCCCACCATATTACCGTGTCCAGTAATTCTTTAGTGGCTTCATTACCTTCCTTATCTCTTATGTCGAAATTTGCTTTCAACGGTTCGAGCAGAGTTGGATAATCTTTTAAATCCAATTCCTGTTTGATAATAAAATCAATTACTCTCTTCATCTGTTTTATTTTTTAAATTTTCACGTACTTCCATTAATGCTTTACCTAAAAGGTTCATACCTCTCCAGTTCTTTTCATTAAGAACCCTGTCATCGTCATGGTATAAGCCAATACCCCAGATTTCATCATAAGGACTGGCTTCAACAATGATCTTATCTTCGGTAGAAAGCAAAACATCTTTAAGTATTCGCTTCTGACCAAACTTAGCCATATTAACATCAACCATAACTTTATAACCAACCTGTAACCACTGATCAACATCGAAATTTTTAACCAGTCGTCCTAATTTTTTACATTGATTCGGAGCAGGAGTTTTCATTATTTTTTCTGCAATATCCATGTCGCCAAAGAAGATTGCTTTTTCCCACATGAATGCCTGTTCAGAATTAAAAAACGTAAGGTTCTTATACCTGAATTTACATTCATACCAATTGGAGAATTCACTTCCCCAAAAAAATACATATTTATCTGTTATTCTTTCCATTTTCTTCTTTTTTATGTATATATCTTGAATGTGCTTCACCTAATAGCATTAAGCCAAACACAATCATAATCACAAATATTGCCCACAAATGATGTGGAAATTTACTATTTCCAATTGTATATGAAACAATTAAAAATAGAAAACACCATGCTTCTGCTTTTGCAAAAAATTTCCAATTAACTGTTTTTAAAAACTCTTTCATATGTTTTTATTTAAAATCCTACAATTTTTTTATAATATGTCCAATAATAAAGAAGATTAATGACTCGCATTTTTTCAGGAGTCATAGTATTAATATCTCTTAAAAGTGCTTCGAAATATTCTTTTGGAGTACTTACAGTCTTATCATTATAATATGCAAGAATCCAGTTCAGAGTTTCTATTTCAACTGTTTTGGTAGCCAGATAACCTTCTGGAAATAAATAAGTGTTTGAATTTATATTATTTAAATATTTTTCAATTTTTTGTTTTTCAAATCTTTTCATAATTTTTTGTTTTTAATTTAATAATTACACCACACATTGGGATAAGAAATAAATAAATCCAACGTTTCTTTTTATCATAAAATACACCAATCCAAAAATCAAACCACGCAAAAATAAACTGTATCTTCATATTATTATACGAACATTTCTTAAATAAGTTACAAATATATGAAAGTTTATTTAAAATAGCTTACTTTTTAAGAAATATTTAGTATTTATGTACATAATATGTATACGATATGAAAAAAAAGAAAATTTACTACACATTCAGAATTCATTCTGAACAATTGGAATATCTTAGAAATAAAGCTAAAACTGAATTCACTACTGTTACACAATGTTTACTCGATTTAGTGTGCAAAGATATGAAAGAAAATAATCAAAAACAAAGCAAATAATATTTTATGAATAAAATTTGTGGAATATATAAAATAACATCACCAACTAATAAAATTTATATCGGACAGTCTAATAATATTAATAAAAGACTTGAAACATATAGAAATATTCGATGCATTACTCAAATTCGATTGTATCGTTCGATTATTAAACATGGTTGGGATAAACATACTTTTGAAATAATTCATGAATGTGACGAGTCTGAATTAAATGATTTAGAAAAACATTATATAAAACATTACAATTGTTTCGATACTCCTAATGGTTTAAATCTAACAAGTGGTGGAGATTCACCAATTGTTTCTGAAGAAACAAAATTAAAAATTGGTTTAGCAAGTAGAGGAAGAATACCATATAATAAAAATAAATCATTGTCTGAAAAAACTAAAGAAAAATTAAGTTTATCACATATGGGATTGATACCACATAATAAAGGTAAGAAAACTTCTGTTGAAATAAAGCAAACACAAAGTAAAGCTCATGTTGGAAATAAAAGTAAAACGGGAAGTTATGAAATATATAATCAGGACAATAAATTAGTTTATAAGTTTACTGGTAAATTCATGGATAAAGTAAAAGAATATGGATTGCCTACTTATTCGTTCTTAAGATCATATCAAAAAAATATAAAAATAAATAGAATTAATTTTAAAGATTGGTATGCAATAAAATTATTAAAAGTCGATCTTACTTGTGAGAACAGTTGCGGTCATTGAGGGTCTTGTTAAAGCCACATACTTGATCTGGTTACGTTCTTTTAATATCCAGTTATCATTAATGTCAGTTTCAATAACAAATACATGTGTATATGTTGAACCCTGTGATTTGTGCCCTGTGATTGCATAACCATAGTCAAAATCTTTAGAAATAATATCTGGTCTTGCTCTGTATAAGCCATTTCTATATTTCTCAATACTTACCATAATCATGGTGTTACGTCTGAAGTCATAATATTTTCCCCAGAGTTTCTTATTTGTTTTTGCCATGTCACGATACATGTCATGCATTTCTGCAAAATTATGTAAATTCTCATGATCTCTATGATCAAGAATAAAAATATCCTGAAGTTTATGTTTACCGTGTGCAAGGTCTTCTTTTATTTGAATCATATAACCTTTCATGTGATATGCGTTCTCAGTCAGATCAGATTTGTTCATTACAAGGTAGTCTGCAGAATTTTCAATAATATTGTAGTTCTGTTTTTCATTCATAATACTACGATATCCCATGAGTAAATCACCAATCTCAATTATATTTACATTTTTACCGAATAATGATTCTCTGATAACCATATTTGATGCCATGACAGTATCATTACGCCAGCAAATAACTTTTGCAAAGTCAGTATCATTACGAAATTCATCTGATCTAAATTTATCAAGTAACGCTGTACGAAATTCACGCTTATTAATAGTGAAAACAACACCTTCACCCAGAGAATTCATATCAGTCTTTCTAAGAAAACCACCATCAAGCCTATTTAGATTATTTCTAAGAGCATCATATATGAAAGCAAGAGGATTGGTATCATTCTGTCTTTCCATCTTTGTAAGCTGATGAAATTGCTCTCCAGCATGTGTAAACACTGCACTTTCTTTCTCACCAACAGGCGGTATTTGTGCAGGGTCACCCATATATAATACTTTGGTTTTACTATCTGTAGTTTTCTCATTGATCATATTGAAAAGTTCAAGATTGATCATGGATGCTTCATCAACAATAACAAAATTATAGTCATTAATTCTCGGTATGGCTATTGGATTAAACTTCGGGTCGTTTGGATTGAATTCATCAAGATTGATGTCGGGTCTGAGTCCAAGTAATCCATGTAAAGTTTGACCATCTTTACCAGTCATATTCATTACTACTTTTTTTGCTTTATGAGTAGGTGCACTTACTACAACGCCACGATGATAATGATCAAGTATCTTTTTAATCATTGTTGACTTGCCAGTACCTGCGTATCCTGCAAGAGTAAAGAAGGTCTGACCATTCTTAAGCCAATCCTTAATTTTTACTAATCCGTTAAACTGTTCACCGTTGAACGTGATTATCTTGCCGTTAGACAATTGTAGTTTGTTTTCGTCAATCATTACCAAATTCTTTCTATATAAACATTATATCCAATAAAATATGTATTAACCATATGCTTTTCTTCCATTTCTTTTAATGCTTCATGGTAGTTTTCAATATGTTCGAGATCATAATATCGAATAGTATCTTTATTTTTATCTTTAAAGACTTTTTTTATTTTTTTTATTTCTTCTTTATAAGATGTCATTATTTTCTAAGTGATTTCAATATTTTTATAAAATCATATAGCTTATTAATGTCTCTGAATTTACCAAGTTCAGTATAGTCATATAATTCTACATACCATTTATTTTTTACACAGTCATCATTAGTATTACTAATAAGACATAAATCTTTTATGTCATAAGTATAATAATAAAATGGTGCATTATCACCACTATCTTCTTGGGATACCTCTTGTCTTTTAAAGCCAAGAAATATCAATTTTTTTTCTGTTATATTCATTTTATAATTCTACTAAAATTTTTATTAAAAAATTTAATTGCGTCCTTTATTGTATCATCATGATGAAATGCCCAACTATATTCATTACAAGTAGAATAAAAGTCGATCATTTTCATCCATTTTACCAGTGCAGTTTCTTTACTTGTAAAGCCTTCCGCATGTAGTGGAAACTTACTCATTTTGTCAAGAAAATCATATGTTGAAAGATATATTAATGAAACATTTTGACGCTTACTGTTTGGGTCGTCAGTAATCTGAATTGGCTGTTTATTATTATCGAACATAAGCTGTTTTTCAATGTCTGGAAGATAAACAGAAGTTTCTTCATATACTTCTCTTACCATTGCTTCGTGAGTGGTTTCATCCCAATCAAGATAACCACAAGGTACACCCCATTTACCACCTTCATCAAGCATTCTTTGTGATCTTTTGGCAATAAGAACCTTCAGTCCGTCAACAGTATCAGCCAATACAATACCAACAACAGCAACTGATCTACTAATCCAGAAGTCCTGATCGATCTTAATTCCACGACCATCATTGTAGTTGTATCTCAGATGATAGTTAGGTCTGTTTTTAAATTGTGGTACGTTCATTTTGTAATTTTATTAATTTCTCTTTTAAATTCCATATTCTCATTGTGCCAAGTCTTGCAACACTTAATTGTTCTGCAAGAGTTAATTTTCGTGCTCCTTTGACTCTTACTGCCTGACGTTTAGTACATACACTTACAATTTCTCTGCCATCATCATGTAACCATTTTTCACACACTAAAATTCCAGCGTTTTTCGGTATTATATCTTTACAAGACTCATATAAATTTTTCGGTATTGCAAAGTATAATTCCTTTATTCTGTTCTTTTTGTCCTTATGATCATGTCCCTTCTTAAAGTCAGCCAATAAATCCGATTTGCTTCTTTTTATTTCAACTTCAAATGCATATCCATTTCTTTGTATTAAAAATAAATCACATTCATGTATCCAGTCAAAACCATATGACAATTTTGGTACAATAATGTGTAATCTAATCTTGAAATACTTGGCTATTGCCAACTCCATTTCACTTGTTGTCAGAGGTTTTAGTTTCTTCGGTGTTCTCGTTTTTGATAAGGGCATTTTTCATCTGCATTGACATTAAAGTTATTTTTACTTCGTCCTTGATTCTTTTGAGTTTTTTCTTTCTCTCAAAATCCATAGTGTAACGAAATTGTGTTTCATTACCATAGTCTTCGATTTCGTTCTTTAAGTCAATCTCGACTAAAAAACCTTTCTTTTTTAATTGTTTTTCAAGCCACAACACCATCGTTGATTTACCGACTGCTGTTGCTCCAGTGACAATAATTTTTATTTCTTTCATGGTACAAAGATATGAATTAATATGTAAATAACTATAAGTAAAAATAATATAGTGAAAAATTTTTTCAAAGTAGTTTCAATAACGTTTTAGGCACATTAGGGTCGTCCCAAATAGACTTAAAATATTTGTTCAGCGTATCGAAATTCAGTACCTCAATATCATCATCCATAAGACCATATCGATTTTCTTCAGCATACTTAAGAATAGTTTCGACATAACATCCTTCAAAAACTTTAATATAGCTAACTGCCCATTTGTATTCTACAGGGTCTTTTATAACACGTGCAACATATTTTACACCGTCTCTTGGGGGTTGATTTGAACTTAAAAAGTCTTTATTGTATTTTTTCCATTCATTTCCACATGAATTACAATGATTCACTCCAAAGGTATCAATTTTCATTGAACCATGTACGCTGCCTGAACCATAAAATAAACCACTACTAAAACTACCATCGACACTACCACCACCTTGAACTTGTCTGATTTTATTAACAATTTCACCTTTTTTCGCACTACAATTAGGACAGGTATTGTTGTGTCTTTCTTCCCATTCATTTTCTCTTTTATAATGAGCATCTGCAATTTCTTTTGCACGTTGTATAACAAGTGCTTCATCTGCAGCAAGTAGTGTTATCTGTTCTGGAGAAAGTTTCTTAGGAAGTACACTTTTTCCGATTGAACCAAAAAAGCTGAGAATGTCACTAAGAAACTCAAAAAAACTATTTTCTTCTTCTTTTTTCATCTTGCTAATCTTTTATCTTTTAATAAATCACGTAAAAATACGTTCTTAACTCCACCAATAAGTCTTACCCATTCTTTATAATAATCAGAATAAATTTCCATTAATTCTTCTTGTGGTTTTATTTTGATTTGAACATAATTTGACCCTTCAGAACCCTGCTTTTTAATCACATAATCCGCAAAATCTGGATAATCTTCTTTATTGAAAACTCTTTCGTCAGCAATAAAGCAAAGTGCAGTAAGTGCATCATTCAGATCAATTTCTTCAAAATATGAAAACGGTATATCATTTTCAAGTAGTGCATCACCAATCTGATTAAGTGTACCAATAGCAACACCGTTAAAATCACGTCTGCTGTTGGTTGTACCACCATCAAGAATAATGGTAGTTTCATGGTTATCCACGAATTCCCATGTTTCTGGACGTTCTGCAAAATATTTTCTGGCATATCTCCAGCCAGCATGTCCTGCCTGAATACCCATCTGCATTTGACTGATATTATAAGGCACAAAATAATATGCTCTGAGTGCTAAAACTTTTTCTTCTTCCATTATTATTAAATTAAATTTCTATCAAATACTAAGTCATTATGCATCCATTCAAGGCTACAATATGGTTTTTTTACAAGATCATTGCGCCATAAAACAAGATGTATTACACCAAAAAGCCACGTTTTTTTTGTCTTAAGAATTATGCCCTTAAAGGCACATCCGGGACAGAATTCATACCAAATTTTCTTTTTCATATCTATTTTTAATTAAAAGGTGAATCAAATGGACTTTCAAACGCTCCTTTGTGTGGGGGTTTTGGCGGATGTGGTGGGTGTGGAGGATGTTCTGGATGTGACATCATACAGAGACTGATCTGGTTGTCCAGTGCTATCCTTATTATCACTGGCTTCACGTATTTCTTTTTTTGCCATTTCTCGTTTATGTTCTTTTTCATGTTTCAATATAAAAACTACAAATCCTATACAACCAAATATAATTGTTATGAGAAGTACTAATAATAAATCATTAAGAGTGTCCACATTATCATACTTTTTTTCTTATTCTTGGATATATGCATAATTCGTTTTGCACTTCTTCTTCACTAACAGGTTTAAAATACCAATCAATATTGGCAATACCCCACTGAAGATCATCTTTATGAAATTCAATTGCTTCAATAGTAACACTATTTTTATATTTACCATATATAGTCGATATATCTTCTTTTGGTAAATCATCAATTGTTTTAACTTCAATTTTTTCAAATAATGGATTCATATCGATTATACGTATTAAAGTAAATAAAAGTTACAATTATTGACTTAAAAATTTTATTATCTTATCTTCATATGAATATGATAATTTATCGTTAATCTCGGTTTGTTTTAAATTCAAACCATTTGTATTGCAAATTTCAAGAAAATGTTGAATTGTAATTCCATTGTTATCAACAGCATATTTAGTCAATGCTTTATATGTACCCATGTTTTTATTTAAAAGGTCTTTGGCTCTGGTTTTTTCTTCTTTTAATATTCCTTCAATAATTTCATCGGTTTTCTCTGTGCTATAATTAAGTTCTTGTGCCTGTGGTGCTTCTTTCTTAATTACTCTTGAAACAATGCCATCCATGCCATAATTTCTAACATATCTACCTGCAGCATCTGTCGCATTTGATATATCGGCATGTGCACCAACTGATTTATAATCTTCACTAAAAACAAGTTCTTCTGCAACTAAACCACCTAAATAAATTGCGATACGATTTCTAAGAAACATTTTGTTTTCAATTGAACTATGATTAATAACAAAACCTTCAGATAAACCAGAACTGTTTAAATTAATCTGTCTTGGCGGAGTTTTATATAAAATAGCATATAATAATGCATGACCCAATTCATGAACAGTTACCAGTATTTTCTCGTCTTTTGTTTTTCCGCTACGGATATTATCTATGTCAAGCACAACATCTTTTTCGTATCTTTTTCCGTCAATATATGTGACTAATTGATTATCAATAATATCAAGAGACATTTTATCTAAGTCATTTACTAAACATAAATATAAAAAGAATGGTAAATTGCTGCCAAGCAGATTATAAACCGTTGAAATTGCTGGTCTTACGCCCTGTGTTGGAAACACACCGTTCCTATAAATTGCATCATAGATATTATCAAATAAAGTGATCTTAATATTATGTTCACTTTCAACCCTGTTAAGAATTAAAGCACAGTTTCTTTTAATAATTTCGTAATAACTTTTCTTATCCAAACAGGGATAAATAACATGGTTATTTCCAAATCTTGCTATTTGTTCTGGCTTGAATTGTTTAGCCAAAGCATTTTTAATATGAATAATGTTGATTCTTTTGCTGAGTTCATGATATATATCGGCATCCCTTTCACTGTCTTCAACTTCATCAGCCATTGTAAATGCTTCATCAAGGTTGCCTGATATGAAGATAAGAAGTTTTTCATATGACTTGCCTTCATTGACATTGCCCAGCTTAAGACTGCTCTCCATGATCTCCATACGCTGTTCAAGACTCATTTTCATAATTTCTTCACCAGAAATATCCAAATTAAGCATTTTTTTGAATCTATTTGCAGTCCAATAAGATGTTTTATATTTATAATGTTTAATTTTCTTTTCTTCGTTAGTTATTTGTACCTTTTTACCTTTTTTTACTATTTTTGGTGGTTTATCTTCAATTTCATCATCAGGGTCATTTTCTCTTCTATCTGAATAATACATTTCTTCAAACAATAAGTCCAATATTTCTGTCCTACGTTGGGAATTATTTTGAAATCTACCATCAGAAAGAAGCATCCAAATATCATTAAAATATTTATTTTCAACCATTGCACCGTTTTCATCTATGGTGCGATAACGTTGAATTTCGTCCAGAAGAAGTATGGCGGGTTCTTTCGAATCAATGCCAGAACTTTCCAGAAAATTTTCAATGTTTTTAGAATAATCGTTCTTCATGTCCATCTGGATTTCAATGAACTTATCGGTAAACTTCAGCAGTTTAACCAAATTACGAACAAGATCGGTTTTACCAACACCTGTGATGCCCCAGAGAGAAACAATAAGAGGTCTAAACTGAAGTTCTGGAGTAAGATACCACAACGAAATGCTGTCAATTATTTTGTCAATTACTTCATCAATTCCAATAAATTTTTCTTTCAATGCTATTTTAACTTCTTCAAGTACTTCTCTTTTTGACTTAATGCGTTCAAGAAATTCGTTATTCATAATTTATCGTGTTTCATTTGTTTAGACAAAGTTACTTATATTTTTCAATTAAACAATTATATTTATTATATTTTCTATTTAAATAGATTGTAGATTTATTATACAAATATTTTAAACATTTAAATGCTGATTTACCATAATAAAATATTGCACAAATATTTTGATTATATGTTATATCTGGCATGTCTTTACTTCTTAATTTTATTTTAACTGTTTCAAAAAAATATTTTCGTATAAATTCAACAGTCTTTTCAGTGCCTAAGAAACTAATAGTATCTGTTGTTGTATATGTAATACATCCATCGCCATCAAAATAACCACGAATGAAATCTTTAAGATATTTTTTTGGTATTTTATTACTAATTCCACAAGTTAATGATTTTTTGTTATATATTTTAAAGTTATTTTGCAAGTCTTTAATTATTTGTGGTGAAGATATAGTAATACTATAATATTCTTCTCTTTCAAATACAGTACCTTCATATTCAATTGTTTTTTTAAACTTATTTAAATGATCAACATCTTGTTTTTGTAATTTAATTTCCAATGCAAATCTTTTATTTGTTCTAATATATCCATCAGCTAATATAAAACCTGCCCAATAACAATTTTCTTTATTAAATTTTGAAAAATAAAAATTATTTACTTTTATTCTTGATGTCCTTTTCCTAAGTTCAACATTTTCGCTTTTTAAATATTTTTGAATTGTTGTTCTATGTAAATTATATTTACGTGCCAACTCTTGTGTACCCAAATAATTGTTAACATAATCATTAATTATTAAATTTTTCATAAAAAATGCTTTTTAAATAAATACTAAAAATTTTTTAAAAAGCATCTTGTTGTCCATAATATTAATAATTAAGGCATATCTGGAATTAAATTATAAAGAAATTCCATGTCTTGTGTAAAAATTGGACATTCAACACTTTTCCAAACCGTTCTAAAATAATTTGTTGGTTCTTTAACATACGATTTAAAAACATCTGTCTTCATTTCAACAGTTTCTTTTATGATAAGTCTTCCTCTTTTTTGTTTTGCGGGATAGTCGTTCCAATTAATACCCCTTTGAAATATCATTTCTTGTTTTTGATCACTATTTTTGCCATCTACTTCTTTTTGACTGTAAAGATTACGTGCAACACTTGAAATAGAATTTCTTGTAGCATCTTTTTGTCTCCAAACTATCATATTTCCAACTTCTGTTTTAGATGGTATTGTGAATACACGAGCATCAAAAGTTGCAAGTTTCATATTAAGAATGTCTTTCTCATATGGTTTAATTGAAATAAAACCATCTGAATCAATGCTGGTGGAATTTTTTATAATTCTTAATAATCTCAATCTGTTGAATTCGGCAGTAGCCAAACCAGCAGCAACACTAACGATCTTCTGGATATTACCATCAAACCATGCATCAGTACCAATTGCATCAAAATCAGTCATAAGAATAGAAATTTCATCAGACTGCACAAATGCAAATTTAGTACCTTGTATGTTCTTACAAAGATAAGAAGCAGTTGCATCCATATCATCAATAAGACCCTGATCAAAAGGTTGTATTAAACCTCTGGTATAAGTGTGAAATGCCTTACCATCAACACGGATTATTGTATATGTCCTACGTGGAAGCAGAAACCTTGTTCTATCCTCATAATAGGATTTCATGCGATCTCCAAGTTCATCTTTCATATTATTCTCCTTTAAATTTATTTGTTGTTATTAATTTTAAAATTCTATCTTTTTCATCCCATGATTCAATTTCAAGTGTATCAAACATTTCAAATATCGGATAATTTAAAATTTCTTGTTGTTTGTACCTGTCTTTGATAGTTTTACCATCGACATAAACAACATTAGCTTGAAATATTCTTTTACGAAGCGAATCATCTGCAACTGGTGTAGTAATGCGTTCGGACACTTCAACCAAACTAAAGTCGAATTTTTCTGGTGAGTTAAGTAAATATGTTACGGCTGACCGTGCCATATCTTGACTCTCAGCTTTAATTACTACTTTTATAATCGTTTTACCGTCATTAAATTCAAATTTGTACTCTTTCATTTTACAAAAATTTAGTGTAATCCTCTAATCCTAACTCTGCTCCATCACCAAAAATGTAGCCAACCACAAAAAATATTACTTTACCGTCTTTACCACGAGTTAATGACATCAAACAGTCAGGTGAATCAGAGTAATCTCTTGGCGCATAAAACACACCCATATGATTTGGTATGTTTTCATATGCCTTTATCCAAGGAATTGCTAACAGTTCTTCTTTCGTGTTAACTTCGTGCTCAGTCATTTGATCTTCATAACCTGAGAAGAAATTTGGAAATCTTCTTTTTACTTTCATTTCTTTTTCTGTTTACCAATTATTCTATCACCTTTTAAATAACGTTTATATGCTTCAGGCACTTTTTTTGGTGACTGATAACTCTTTGCAAAGTTAGCAAACTCAATCATATCTTTACGTGAATATCGTCCCATATTTATTATATTTTACATGGACACCAATCAGGTATTGCTACCTTATCAAAAGTTTCAACATATCCAGCAATCTTTTTACCATGTGCTTTGTTGCAAAACCAATTAAATGCCATTTCAAAACTATCTGCAGTATACATTCGTTCCTCTCTGAAAAAAGGACACTCACTACAATTTTTAATGCTGATTTTAATTTCCGTTGCCATTTTCTTCCAGTTTTATATCCAAATATTTCTTTTCCATGTCTCTCATAAGACTGGCATCTTGAAATTCACCGATATTAACTAAGGTGTACTTTAATTCTATCACCAATTTCAAGATTTTATCTTTATCTTCTGCTGTTATTATTCTCATTATTTCAACGTACTGTTAAGTTTCTGTTTGAATAATTGAACTGTTTTATTACCAATAGCTTTACTTGCTTCACGTGATTCAATTATCTCACCTTTACCTTCCCTGTATACATCTTCAATCATTGCTTTAATGATTGTAGGTACACCTTCCATGCTGATATCAACAGGTAGTTTCTGAAGTACGTGTTCCAGACGAAGATTGGTAACCCATTCTTCAGCAATTGCTTTAGCTTCTTCAAGAACTTTAACCTGCTCTGGAGTTACCTCACGTTTAGATTTAGTTTCCATTTGTTCATCTGGTTTATACTTACATATAACTCTCTCACCATTATTAGTTTTCATTTCAATCAATGGGCGGAGAACAATACCTTCACGTTTTTGTGGCTCTACAATACCATTACGAACAGCTTGAACTGAATTACTGTCTCTTTCTGCAGTAAGCGTTTCCAAGTCTGTGGTAATCTTATTGTAAGATACAAACTCCAGACTAAATTGTTTGCAAACATCTTCTGCATTTGGTACATTAAGCCAAACATCACCAACGTAAACGTCAAAGCCAATAAATTTAAGAACTTTGCCATATCTAAATGATTGACCCTGTTGTTTACCACCATATGCTTCGCCATAAATGGTTACATCAACATCTGGAAAAATTTCAGCAAATTTGGCTTTAAGAAAGTCTTTGTTGAATAATGCAGCAAATGCTACATTACTTTCGCCACCACTACTGTAACGAACGTCTTTGCTTTCAAATTTCCAACCAATATGTGTTGATGTGCCATGAATTTTTTCCATAGCATAACATTCTTTAAATAAAAGAATTGTCTGTGACTTATATAGGTTCTCTATATGTAGGTATCCCATTGTAAATAATTTATTAGTAAGTATTTATATAATTTTTAATATCATCGATGTTAAGTTTATTTTTTTCAATGAATCCAATAAGTATGTTGCAACTTGAACATAATAATGCTCTGTTTTTATTTGTTTCATGTGAATGATCAACTGCCAACATTTTTTTATTTTCTTCTTCAGTTCTATGACAAATAGCACAACCATTACCTTGATTATTTAATATTACGTTATATTCTTCAAGCGTAATACCGTATTTCCTTTTTAATGTGCTGTTTCTATATTTTAATTTATCTCTCATATATTGATCTTTTTTCGCATTTTTTCCTTTTTCAGTATCATAATATATTTCCAACATTTCACGATTACATTCTTTACAATGAGAACCTATTTTGCCTCTTGTTTTCATTGTAGAAAATTCATCAAGGTCTTTTACTTTTTTACATCGTGGACAATATTTTTTATGTTGCTTTAATAATTCTTTTGCTTTAAGTGATGATATTTTTAATTTCATTGTAATTTTAACATTAATAAACAATCTGATCTGTGAATACCATCATAACAACCACAGTATTCGCATTTTTTTCCTAATGCTTCTTTCGCATTTGCAATTGCTACCCCTAATGCAACAAATGCATCTTCGCTGATAGTAACTGTTTTCTTTTTTTTCTTCTCCATAACTTTTAATTAAAAACGTTTTTAATGTACTGATAGAAGGTCCGCACATGAGTGCGGACCTCAACCAGACAGGTTTAGTTGCCAACTTTCCTTTGTGACGGAGCTTCCTTTATCTCGATGAACGGGGGTTCATCAGGTAGGCATGTTATCCGTCCTTTCAACACGCAGCCATCGTGTTAGTAATCGAGCGCAGTTCGGGATTCGAACCCAAAAGATGTTGTAATTACTGGTGCACCTTCTACATCTACCGTACCTTCCGATACGTGCCTTAACCAATTAGACTACCCACGCATAAAAGAAATCTTTCTGTCCGTCCCAAGCAACGAAATGGCTTTTCAGTCCGCTATGGGTCTGTGTGGCTGTCATAATGCGCATCGTTGAGAGGCGTGCCAACCTACTGCTATCCTTCGATAAACTACACTCTACTTGAAATTGAGTGAACTTTCGTTATAAGTGAATCGTCTGTTTGCATAGACTGGACTTTTTAGAGACTTCCAGAATTATTAACGCAGAACCTTATAGTTTACCTACAGGCAGAAAGACTATGTTTTCAAAGAACTATTTGCAAAGTTACTATTTTAAAGTAGATTCGCAATGTATTTTATACTTTTTTCTGCATTCTCCATTTCTTTTTTTATAAATGGTAAAATTTTTGCTTTACTATTTTCATCAAATACTCTGTCACCAGTCTCTGTGAAATATATCTTTAAGAGCGATACAAGATTAAGCGGTGGAGTAAGTTTATTACGAATATCTGCACCAACTGTATTTGTTTCATACAATTCAAACTCAATTAGTTCAAGATCGTCCAGAGTAATTTGATCTGGAAGCGGAGTGCAACCTTTATAATATTCTTTCAAACCTTCCATCGTTGCTGTCAATGGCTGTGGTTTAGGAAGTTCACCAGTATACATTATCATTACTTTATCAAGAGTATCAATAGTAACGAATTCTTTTGGTTCTACCTTTTTTCTAAGTGCTTTAAATTTCATGATTATTTATTTATATAGTTCAACATATTCTTTTATTTCATTCAGTCCCTCATAAGGATATGCGCTATCAGGGACTATTAATGTTGGTACATTAACATCGTTACAAGCCAGTATTGTAACAAAATCAATTTTGGCTTCTTTTAGAAGTTTTTCGGCTTTATCGCCATCTTCATGGTGTGACTTAAAAAAAATGATTTTCATAATAATTCTTTTGTTACAATTTCAACAAGTTTTTTCATAAATATTCTATCGAATATCATACCTGACTGATAGTCGCCATAATTATCTTCGGTGATAACCAAATCAGGAGTGCTTTTAGGTATTGCAACTTCTCTGGTCATTGGCTCACTACCATCTTTCACAGTATCCATGTCAAAGCCACCAAAACCATCACATTCTGCATAACGAACTTTGTGTTTGAATGTTACTTTTTTCACGATATGATCTTTTAATAAAACTTTGTTTACCAGATCAACATCAATGAATGTTTCTAATTTCATGTATTGTTGTTTCATATTGCTATTTGTTTTTTCATTGGTAATGTGTTCTTGTACGAGTAAACATCATGCATTGTTCTTTGCAGATTAGATAGTGCTTCTTCTTTTGTTTCTCCCTCTGAAATTACATTGGGAAACTCCTTAAAAAATATGGTGAAGCCACCTTTGGGGTCTTCTACATATATTGGAGTTACTGGTATTGTAAGCATGCATACACTCATTTTATTTCCTCCTTTTTAACTCTAAATGAATGTTCTTCATTGTGAGCATTTGTTTTAATTTCGTCCCTTAATTTTTTACCTATGCGTTCTGCAGCAATTCTTGCATTTACACACCAACGCAGGTCTTCTTTGGTATAAGGATGACCATCAAGTGTTGCAATACCCTCCCAAACATTTCTGCCTTTTGGTGGTATGCCTTCAACTTGCTTTAATTCAATCAGCAAGCTCAAATCTTTCGGCTCTCTATCGAGAGTATAAGATAATTTATAACTGCCTTTAAGTTCCATGTTTTTTAAAATCAAGTGTTATTGTAATAAATTCATTACCGTCATCAAATTTACCTGCTTTGCTGACAAACATCATAGTACCATCTGCTTTAATCAGATCAATGATTTGTTGCTTATTTGTTGCAACAGTACCTTTTTTATAGGTTTCCTGATAAACAATTTTTTTCTTTTCCATAAGTATTAATTTTATAAGTCTACTCTGAAACGTAATGCCACAGGAAAACGTGGTTTCTTGTTCTTTTTCGTATAACCCTGATATTGAACAGTGACGATCTTTCCAACAACTTTTGATTTATCATCAGCATATAATTTAAGATCGTCCATTTTACCTTTGAGTTTTACATCAAATGTCACACCTTCAGGTAATTGTTGATCTTCTTTGGTTCTTTCACAAACAAATATTGCTTTACCTGCCATAATTCCTTTATTTCCAACTTTTATATCAACAATACGAAATTCATCATCGTCAAACACTTTCACTTTTTGTAAATCGTATGAACGTTTATTTACGTATTTTCCATCGAAATTTCTGACAATAGCACCTTCATATCCCATTTCCATAAAGTCTTCATACGCTTGCATCAGTTCTTCTTTGTTGTTAACAATTCTTGATTCAACTATATGAACTGGAGTACCTTCAAATTCTAATCTCAGGCTTTCCAGTATTTCATAACGTTCAAAATTAGTTAAGTTATTGTCTGGAATATCATATACGTGATATTGAATATTCTCATATCCTTCTTTGGGTTCGTCTTGTGTTATTAATGAAGTCAAGTCTTCGAAGTTTTCCTTGTAGGCATGATTATAAAGTTCACCATCCAATCTTTCCAGATGACATCTATTAAGTGTAGTTGATATATGTGGTGCACTATTAATTCTCTTTCTGGTTCGTGACCACAATGATACGTTATATATTATTTTGGATAACGGCATTGGTATACCTTCCTCACTGTATTTGCCAACAACTTCAAGATTATCTTTTTGTGATGTACATCTGTGACCATCCAGTTTAGGTTGTGCTATTGCAGGAAATTTAATTTTATGTCCCTGTTCCCAATATTTATGTGCAAGTATTGGAAATACACCGCCTTCAATAACATCATCAGTTATACCTGCTTGTGCATCTTCAATGGTTTGTGCATAACCCTTTTTAAGCTGTTTTTCCCATCTGCTTTTGGCTTGTGCTTCTGCTTGTTCAAGCGCAGTTGTGGCATTTGTTTTACCTGTGTTTTTACCTTCAGGTACTTGTTCTCGGCTTTCTTGAATTTTGCCGTCAACCTGTCCATAGTAGTTTATAATGGTCGCAACACCATTGAGTTCTTCTACACTGACTTGCCATTCTTGAATAGCACCAGTACTGGTTTTCTTGTAAAGTTTTTGAAATTCTTTCATATTACCATTTATTTCTTTTTTTACCTGTCATCAATTCTGTGATTACATCTGAAAGATATTCAGAAGCTGTCATAAAAAGTACCCAAAGACAAACAAGTGGAAAAATAACTATTGCTACCCCTCTCCATTCATCAGTATCAGTAAGATCGTTGTCATCAAAAAGAATTATTACTGTTCTACCTATTATAAAGTAAACAATAACGCCCAAGATAATTAAAATTGCTAATGTCATATTATTTTTATTTAAGGTTTATAATTTTTTACCATTTCTCTTTGCAAATATTGATAAAACCATTTGCTTAACATGTTCGGAAGTTTTGCATAGTCAGCAAAACCATATAATCCACAACTGAAAAAGTCATGTACTTCAACAACGAATGTATGATAATCGTTCACTCCAACGTCCAGAGTATATGCTACTGGTGCAGTACCTGATTTTTCATAAGCACTTACCATATTGCTGATTGATTGAATCTGGGGAAATTTAATAAATTCACCACTATAATGCTTTAATCCAACTATTTTACCTTCAAAAACAAAGGTGCGCCATTCACTATCAATGGTGATGTATTCAGAAATTTGATAATGTCCTGCAGGTATATTCCACACGTGATTTTCATCCAGTCTAAGAACTTCAGCAAAACCTTTAATTTTCTCATTACTTTTCACAAACCATTTGCCTCTACGATCTTCCAAGTCCATATGATTACCGTTTATTATTGGTCTTTGAGAATATCGCACGTCAAATAAGCATTCAGGTACATTTATTGGCTTTGGTGTTAAACCGTAAAAGTGACTCAAAAATTCTGTTACAAATTCAACACTACCAACTGGCACATAGTTTTTGTGACATGGCTTAAATTGTATGGGATAAATATCATTAGGTTCAGTTACTTCAATATAATCAAGAAACTTTACTTTGATTTTATCTTTATCATCGTTACATGCCAGCCAGTTCTTAAATCTTACTGACTCAAGCAAGGCGAAAGTGAAATCATGCCTGATTTCTCCGTTGATTTTTTGAATAAGAAATTTCATTAGTAGCGATTATTTACCTGTTTTAAAATATCTCCTTCATAAATTTCCCAGAGTTCAATATTACCTTTAATGTAATTCTTAACATCTGGATTCTCAGTTTCTGCTAAATCAGCATACAATGATTTAAGCACATCACTGCAGCTTATGAAAACCTGTCCGTTGTTTACTTTTGAAGCAATTCTCATTCGTGCCATAATTAAAAAGTTTTATGTGTAAAAAAAATTTTTATATTCTCTACTATTGTGGGTGTTAAGCCACAGTACTTGTCACATTGAAAGAAATTGAATTGTTGTTTTAATAACATATCCGAATCATCGTCTATTATTGCATATTGATGAAAATCAAAATAATGCACACCAAACCACTTCATACAATTATCTTTAAGCCATTTACTTATTTCAGTACCTCTTTCATATCCTGTATATGGTGTTTTATCGATAATTGTAAAGGTTGCACCGCAATAATTAAATATCTTTTGCAAGTCTTCTACCGACCAACTACTTCTCAATGAAGCACTAATAACGATTGCTGAATTGGTTTCCTTGCAAAGCCAATTCAATAAACCGATACGCATTTCGCAGGTTTCGCTTTTATAATACTCCAGATCGGTGAGTTGCTTTTGTTTGAGTTGCTTACGAAGATACTTTTTAACTATCTTATATAAAGGTATACCATCATAACGTTCAAGTACTGCAAACTTCTCGGTATAGAAAAGCTGGCAATTCAGAACGCCATCATGATCAAGAAAAATAACATGATCGAATTTATTTACTTCTGGTTCAACCATTCTTTTGCTAATCTGTTATCACGTTCTTCAAATGTTTCGACAGTTACTTCACCACCTGTATGACTTTGAATGAGTATATCTAAATCATTTCTAAAAGATTCAAGTTCATCGGTATTATTAAAATAAAATGTACCTTCAAGATTGTAGGTCACTGGACTTTCGCCCTCTACAATTATGTGAAAACCATTAATTTTCATGATTTTTAAAAGATTGGTTAATAATTTTTTTGTAATTTTCATGTCCTTTATACGTATGAGTTTTAAAAAAGGTTACAAATATTCTTGCAAATATAACTATTTTATTTTAATTACAACTTTTTTTTAAAAAAATTTGTTGTTTTAATAAATTGTATTACTTTTGTTGTTTAAAACAAACGCAATGGAAGAAATCAGAAATCATATTGAAGAGAATTTGGTTCATGCCCAAAGAGAATACGATGACATGTTCTATCATTGGGATAAAGCACAGCAAGCATTTAAAAGTATTGAAGCAGAACTTAAATCATTAACGGTGTCTTTAGAAAAAGCACGTATAAATATGGAATATTATCAAAAATTGTTAAAAGAATTAAACGAACACGAAAAAATCCAATGAGAGGCGATTTTACAAAAATTAGAGAGTATGCTGAAAAGTGTCACGATGACGCTAACTGCAAATACGCTGGTGGAAGCTATATGATTCACGTTGATAAAGTCGTATATGTTATTGAAACATATCAGGATATATTTCTTCGTCCAATTGATGCAGAAATTACCAAAGCTGCTGCATATGGTCATGATCTAATTGAAGATGCAAAACAAACAGTTAGTGAGATAAAAGAAATAATGGGTATTGATGCAGCCAGAGTTGTTCTTAGAGTAACCGATGTACCTGCAGAAAATCGGCTAATGAAGCATTTGCTTACAATGGGTAAAACTGTTGAAGACTATCGTGCTATCATTCTTAAAATGGCTGATATTTGGTCAAATGCAACTTTCAGCAAAATTTCTCGTAGCTCAATGTATGATAAATATGTTGAAGAATATAAGTATCGTAAACCAATATTTCAATTGGGATTAAAATGGTATATTGAGTTTCTTGATCAGGAAATACTTAAACAATTATGGGCAGAACTTGATTATGCTCATGGTGTAAAAGGAACTTATTTGAATTTAAAATTAGAATAATGAAAAAAGTTTACAAAGAAAACGCAGAGGCATTAACCTTATGTGACGAAGTGCAACGTTTAACCCGTAGAAGGGATAAACTCAGTGCTGAAATTCACAACAAAAGAGAAAAAATGAAATTAGTCTGTACGCATGCTGAAACAAAAGTTGAAAACACTTATGTTGAAGGTGGTTATTTGGATAAAAGCCAATACATAAAAACTACAATTTGTGTTGTGTGTGGAAAAGAACTCGATAAAAAAATAACTTACGGTGGATTTAATTAAAAACTAAATTTAAATAAAATGAGTGTAAATAAATTAAGTCATCTTATGATTGACCTTGAAACAATGGGTAAAGGAAGCAATTCTGCAATTGTATCAATTGGTGCGGTTGAATTTGAATTACAGTCAGGCGAAACTGGCGAAGAATTCTATACAAGAGTGGATTTACAATCTTGTCTTGACCTTGGACTTAAAGTTAATGCCAGTACAATTTTCTGGTGGTTAATGCAAAGTGAAAAAGCACGAAAAGAAATTTGTAAAGAAGGTAAACCTTTAAGAGAAGCATTGTTTGATTTAAGTGTTTTTATTAAATTACTTAAAACAGATGTCCAGACTTGGGGAAATGGTGCAAGATTTGATCTTGGCATTCTTGAAGACGCTTACGATGCTTGTGGTAGTCATATTACTCCTTGGGGTTTCAGGTTTGAAAGAGACGTAAGAACGCTTGTTTCTTTTGCTCCTGCGATTAAAGATCATTATCCCTTTACAGGGGTAGAACATAATCCAATTGATGATTGCAAATACCAAATCGGTTATTGTAGCGCAATTTGGAATAAATTAAACACAAAATAAACTATGGAAAATTTAACTTCACACACCTTTAAAGAAAAGGTATATGACTTCAACGGTACTAATAGAAAACTTCTTGGCACTAAGCCAATTGTAATTGATTTTTATGCTGATTGGTGCAATCCTTGTAAAATGGTTGCCCCTATTCTCGAAGAAATTAGCACAGAATATCCTAATGTTGAATTTTATAAAATTGACACAGATGCAGAAAGTGAATTAGCTGCAGTGTTTGGAATCAGAAGCATACCTTCTATATTATTCATACCAATTGAAGGCATACCCCAAATGATGATGGGAGCACAGCCAAAATCCAGATTTACAAGTATATTGAAAAATGTTTTTGGAATTGAATAAGATTTTGTAACCTTTTAAATAAGGATTACGTATAATACGCATTTATAATGAAAAATGAAAAACGATATATTTTTTTAGACCTTGATAGCGTTATGATAACAGAAAGGGAACATCATTCAGAAAATTTACACCCAAAATACATGGTTGACCCGTTTGACCCTATGTGTGTCGAAGTGTTAAACGAGATTACTGAAATTATGCACCCTCTTATTATACTCACCAGTGATAGAAGATTACGATTTAAACTCAGTGAAATAAATGAAGTTTTTAAATATAATGGTGTTATTTCACCAGTTAAAGATTATACTCCTGATTTTTGGGGTACACAATTTACAAAACTTCAAGATGCTGATATGTGTCGTGGATTCGAAATTCTTAGGTATGTTCACCAATATCAAATTGAAAATTATGCCGTAGTTGATGATATGAATCTCATGGGTTGGGTTTCAGATCATTTTGTTTGGTGTACAAATTCAACTGACGGACTTAACCAAACTGGACTTAAAGAAAAAATATTGAAAATTTTAATGTAAAACAATGTATAATATTATTTTTATGAAAAACGAAAAATTGGAATTATTACTGAACAAGGTTGTTGAGTACAATAACCCTGCAGCTTATGATGGCAAAGGCTGTAACTTTAAAGGTTTCCTTTATAAAAACAGTCAGGGATACTACATTAAGGTAGTTGAACATATTAGCGGTACTGATATTGCCGTTAATGACAAAATTTACCTTAAAACTGGTGATGATGCATTCATCATCCACGCTGAAAAACCCAAACTCATGAGGGTTGATAAAAATTCATGGCATTATAATTTGGTGAAATATGTGCTCGGTGAAAAAGCACCAACACCACAGAATATGCAAAACGGTTGTCCATATTTCTGGTTACTGATTTTTTCATTGTTTGCATGTTCATTTCTTGCAATCTGGCAATTTTTGAAATATGTAGTCTTACTGTTTCCAAAGGCATTTATTTGGTGTCTTGAAAAATCAGTTGACAATTGGCTTGCAACTATTGATGACATAACAGCATATGAAATGTCAGAAAATCAATATAGTGGTAAGAAAAATGTACAAAAACTTCCACTTACTGCAAAAGTATTTTTTGATGCAACAGATGAAAGTTTTTTCAATTATTTTCTTGTTAAGAAATATGGTGAAAGTGCAAGATTTGATAAAGTAAAAAAAGACGAAATTTACAACAATTGGGCAAAGTGGCGTAAAGAAGTAAATGAAGCACGTGCAAAACGTGATTCAGAAAGATATGCAAAAGAAGCAGAAGAAAACAAACGTGAATTGATTCGTGCTGAAAAAAGAGCAGCTAAAAAAGCTATCTGGGATGCACGTATGCAACCTTTCTATGATTCAAGTAATAAATTCTTTGCAGCACTTCGTGAAGCGTTCACATTCAGGGGTGACACTAAATCACTTATCAAGAGAACCAAACAAATCGTAGGTGCTCTCATTACCCTTGTATTGCTTGTAGCAGCATTTTTCTTTGTAGAATGTTTTGCATGGGCATTAATGATCGCAATAGATGCATGTATTAAGTTCTGGTATGTATTTGTAATTATCATTGGTATATGTGCAGTAGCAGGTCTTTTATACTTCATAGGTGTATTCATTGGTGGTTGGCTTCAAACTCTTGTCAATAAATATAAGGGTGGTAAAAAAGTATGGTATGTTGAACCATTCATTTATCTACTTTGGTATCCTGTAAAATATGTAGGACTTGCCATTGGTTATGCTGTATTTTATGTAATTGGCTATCCTCTTAAATTCGTCTTCTATGACTTTCTCTGGAAAATAGTTCTTGTAAATGTCGGTACATGGATATGGAATGGTTTGTGCTCAATTGGTCGTGGATTGGCTACAAGTACAGGTGTGTTCGGTGAATACGTTAGTGCTGACTACACAGGTTTGTGCCCCGGTATCGAATGGACTGGCTTTGACGAAGAAGAAACGAAGTAATTTGTATTGTTTAACCTTTAAAAACTCAAAATTATGTTAACATTTATTTTATCATTTATTGCAACAGTAATAATTTCACTGTGTTTTTTCAAGAGTAAATTCTGGGAAAATAGATACCTTGTTTTATTAATCGGTACAGGTGTGGCACTCATTGCCACCCTTGTACTGAATTATTCTGTTCGTGGTAAACTTGCCACAAAAACTGAGATTGCATGGAAAACGCCAGTTAAATTCTTTTATGTCAATGATTCGGTGCTTAATGTATCGGATAGTATTGCAATCTTTAAAAACGGTAAATATGATTTCAATAAGGCATCTGGCAGTGAATTCATTAAACGTGACACCACAAAAAGTCAGAGAAAACTCAGCATTGTCTTTTTTGGCAGAAATCCAAAAACTCCATTAGTTGGTTATATCAATTTAAAGGGTAACACTAATTATAACGCTTTAGAAGACATTTATATTGCACCAAGCGAATCTGACACAGTAGCTTATATGGCAAGAAAAAAACTTCTTTATGACGTTAAACCAAGCAATTGGATAACTGGCTTTACTTTTCCAAGAAAAATGGCATACACTTGTATGTACATTTCGCCAAAAGAATATGCTAAATTACCCAAAGTATTAATCAAAAAACTCCCATTCTAATGAAAACCACATTATTACAAATCTTTTTAAAGAAAGAAAAAATTCACTGGAAACGTATCGGGCAGATGTTCGGTAAATACAGTAATTGGATTGGTAAACTAACCTTTGGTGTTATTGTCGCAGCTTTATTAATCGTAGTGCATTACGCAATGACATTCATGCACTTGTTTTATGAATTCGGACTATTTATTTTCGCTCGTGACATGTTCAGAGCAAACTTACAGAAACTTGCATTAAAAGTATAAATTATGACACTAAAAGAATTTCTTGATTATGTAGGACAGGATAGTAACCATTTTTGGGGTTTCATACTTGTGTTATTAATCGTTGGCGGTACTCTTAGAGAAACCGCAAAATATATATTCAGAAGAAAATGAGTTTATTTGTAACAGACGTAGAGTCAGACGGACAAATTATTGGCAGACACAGTATGGTATGTTTTGGTGTGGTTAAACTCACACCAGAACTTGACACCACTTTTTATGGTAAAATTAAACCAATATCTGATATTTATGACCCAGATGCACTTGCTGTAAGTGGGTTCAGTAGGGAAGAACACCTTAAATTTGATCATCCAGAAGATGTTATGTTAGCTTTTGCTGTTTGGTTAAAAGAAAATTCAGTCGGCAGACCCATATTAATTTCTGATAATAATGGCTATGATGCCAGTTGGATTAATTATTATTTTCGTGTATATCATGGTGAAAATCCTTTTGGTTGGTCTTCAAGACGAATTGGTGACCTGTATTGTGGGATGATGAAAGATACGTGGGCAGGTTGGAAAAAACTTAGGGTAACACGTCATACTCACAATCCTGTCGATGACGCTATGGGTAATGCAGAAGCACTACTTAAAATGAAAGCTATGGGACTTAAAATTGATACTAAATAATTATGGCAAGATACGTAAAAGACACACCCAGACTAACCGTTAAATTTATTAACGCAGATACTGAAGCAACAATACTTGAATTAAAAGACAGAACATGGATGAATATTGGAGAATTACTTAATGATCATTCAGTTGATGCTGTTGTTAAAAGCGAAATAAAAGATAAAGAACTACCTGAAAACATAATGGTGCTCGTGGTAGCTGAATACACATTGCAGAAATAAGTTTGTTTTTTTGTAACCTTTTTAATGTTACTTTCGTATAATAGACAGTAACAATAAATTTACTATTATGAAAAAATCAATTTTTATTATCGCAATTTTGCTTGTCGCAAACACAGCATTTGCGCAGTTAAGCGGTCTTCTTGACTACATTCAAAAAAGACCCGCATATGAATTTAATGAACTTCCCTTTGCAGGTAAATTCGGTACAGATAAACTTCATAGTTATATTTATACCTTAACTCCAGAGAAGTTTCAGCAAATGATCGATGAAACAACTTGGATGAAAGATTATTTAAGTACGAAAACATACTCATTTTTCAAAGAGGGTAAATTCTACATGCTTTCATATGATACTTGCAGTACTTGTGGTAAAAATCCAAGAGTTGATAAGCCAATTAAAAGAGACTTATATTTATTCTGTTTGGACAATGGTAAATGGACTAAAGTTTCGGATGCATTACAAACCGATTATTTCAGCATGGATTTAGATGCTTGGAAGCCAAATACAATTGAACATGTGATTTGGTCGTCTTATTGCTATTTTCCTTGGAGAACAGCAGGTGACTTACCTGCAGATAAGGGACAATTCGGTTATGGTGTGACAGATGGTAGCGTAACTGTATCAGCTAATGGGGACGTTACAATTGTACTTGTAAATTATAAAACGTATGATGATGATTACAGCAAATTTGGTATTAAACGATCATTTGAAAATAAAACAGTTGATCTTAAATTTAATGGTGAGTTTTATACACTTAAAAAATAATGCAAAAAGTAGCGACATACATACAGACAATAGGATGTGAAATGTTCAAAAAGTTCATTTCACTTCCTTTTTCAATTAACTTACTTTATTCGTTAACCAATGAAGAAGGTATTAATGTAATCTTTGACGGTTGGCATGGTAAGGATATGGGTACTTGGTGTAAATTTTATAATGAAGAAAAATTTATTCTTGAATTTTATGCAGAATATTATTTCATCAAATATGGAAATAGAGAAAACCAAAAACTGCCACTACCAAAAACCATTAATAATTTTATTAATGATATGGATAGATTTGAAGTGCCTCTTTACTGGAATCAATGGATGGAAGATAATTTCGAACCAAAAGATTATTTGCACGTTGATGATATTCCAAAGTACTTCACTAACCTTCTGATTAAAATGAAGAAGGAAGAGGATTTGAACTAAACGCTTGCTTTTTAAAAAAAAATCACTTACATTTGACGTTTCTACCTATGCTTATAGATAAAAAATATTGGGGTATTTGGGATAACACGACATTTAAAACGGTATGTTATCATAAGAACTTTGACTTGATTAATGATGACGAAAGCCTCATTACCGAGTACAGAGGTACAATATCTCTTATAAGATTGGCAGAATATAAACCACCTGTTCTTATGGGTGAGTTTGAACTTTCTGAATGGAATGTAGGATTAGGTATTAAGTTTGAAGCAGATTTGGTTAAACTCATAAAAAAGCATAAAGCAGAAATTATTTACAGTGAATTACTGAGTGTAATAAAAAATAACGAAATTGACATTACCAAGTATAAGAAGATCGTGTTTGTCGCAAATCTTATTGTGCGTCCAGACTTTAGAAAATTTGGATTAACTGAAGAGTTCATTGAATTGCTTTTTAGAGAACATTATAATGAAGGCGATGCAATTATTGCATTAGTAAAACCATTACAGGAGAATCCAATTGATAAAGATCATTACTTTAATCAGGAAATTGTTGAAGTAAAACTTTCGCTTCAAAATAATAATGAAATTGAATTTATACCTGCAGTTGACTATTACAAGTTGAATGAGTTGCTTGAAAAGAAAGACACTGAAACAAACGAATATAAACTTTTTTCAGTTGCAGCCAGATGTGGTTTCAATAGAATAGGTGAATCTTATTTATTCAATTTCTCACCTGAAAGAACAATGCAAAGAATGATCGAAAAAAGAGAATACGTTAAAAAAGTAAATAATCTTATTTAAAACCATCAATTATGTCAAAGAAAAAAAAGAAAAAATTCGGAAAACTGGATGAAGGCTACTATACTGAAGCTATTGACAGAGCATACATTGTAGCCAATATGATGGAAGATGTTTTAATTGATCATCCTGTTTTTAAAAAGCATAAAGATTTACGCAAAAGGGTTAAAAAGGCACAAGAACTTGTTTTGGAAGCATATCAAATCATTGGTGGACTAACAGTCGAACTGTTTCCAGCGAGCAATCTGCCTGAAAATAAGTAACTTGTAGTTTATGAGTTATTGAAGTATTTATACTGAATAAAGAATGAATAATAATATAGAAATATCAACTTGTATTTTACGAAAAATCCCTTCTTGGAAGGTTGATATTGTTCAAAATTTGGTTGTACTAACTCACATACTACCCAGAAAAACACAAATTTCTGGGCATTTTCATTTAAAAACCTTAATAATTACAGAAAATCAGGCTTCTAACACACTGATTCTCTGATTAATAACTTTACTAAAATTAAATTTATGAAAAAAATTATGTTATTGTTGATAATTCTTGTTTCTACATTTTTCATTAATGGAAGCTATACTTCTGCAGATAATGCAGGAATGAATAATCCTCTTATTGAAAAATTTAAGAGACAATATTATCTTGAAAACATGGTTAAGGAAATTGAGGCTGAATCTGAACTAAAAATTCCTAACTATGTTGATATGAAATACATTGAGTATATGTATGATTTGGGTAAAAAACTTGAAATACCCACAAGATTAACATTTAGACTTGTATTTAAAGAATCAAGTTTCATTGATACTGTTAAATCTTGTGAAGGTGCTGAAGGTTTTATGCAATTAATGCCAGAGACAGAAGAATTATATGCAAATGCACTTCGAGTAGATACACTTCACCTTGATGTTAATCAAGAAAATATCTATATTGGTCTTAATATGTTAAAAGACCTGTATAATTATTGGAATAATGATAAGGGTAAACCAGAATCTTATGCTTGGAAACTCAGCCTTGCCAGTTATAATGCAGGTATTGGTAAAGTACTTAAATATAATGGCATTCCACCATATAAAGAAACTCTGAAATATATTGAATTTATATTGAGAGAACATTCACTTAATACAATTAATAACGACATAAATTACTTAGCAATAAAATAGTATGAAAACACAAATACAGTCAATTCATGAAGAAACTTATTCTGATGGTAGCAAAACATTAGGTGTTCTTTTAAATTATAATGAAGATCAGACATTCAAAGAAAGTTTCACATTTATTTTTAACACCGAAAAGAAAATGTATATCTTCTTTAGCACTATCATAGACATGATCGATTATCTCATGTATGGTGAAATGCAAGGCAAAACCAAGGTGAAAAGAGCATATATGGAAGAAGCTGAATTTGATCAATATTATGATGCTGATAACATCAATGCTAAGTTCACAGAAATATTAAAATGGGTCTAATTTCACGCATTTCGGTATTTATAGGTATGAATACCGAAATGCATTTTAGAACAAAACTTTACTGGAATAACTTATCTAAGGATGATAGACTGGAATTATTGCAAAAATACAACTTTTGGGGTGGTTTTAGCGATTATCTGTATGATTATATACCAGAAGACCTTAAAGAAGTAATATCGCTTAAAATCGATTTAAAGGATGAAATTGACGAGAAATCTACAATGATCTCTTAATTGGTAAAAAAACCTCTACTCTGTTTTTGTCAAAGGCAGTATTATAACCTTCTTCCCACCATGCAAGCATTTCTTCTTGATTAAATACCATTGAACTTCTGCTTAACCTTCTTGGTAACCAATATATGGTAACTTTTGCACCTTGTTTGTTAAGTCTTTTTATTCTTTCATAAAAATATTCATGTTCAATATCGTAACGTGTTGCCGAAATATTCGTAATAACATTTTCAATAATATTATTGATTTTATTTCCTTCAGATTTTTCATCTATACGTGCTCGATGCAACACTATATCGATCTCTTTGAAACCTTTCATCATTAATTGATCTATGCCAATTAAATCTGATATTCCACCATTACTCCATTGACCAACATGAAAACTACCAGTGTTATTATTCCAACCCATATTCACTAAAGAAGTAAAAAATGGAAAATTGGCACTACACCACATCCAGTCTTTAAACTCTTCAAGTTCAATATCTGCAGAACTAAAATAATGAATTCTTGAAGGTACTTGTGAGTAATTCTGTGCACCCACGAGAATTTCTTTATTTAAAATTCTTAATTCATCAAAAATTTCTTGGGGAAAAAATTTATCGATTGTATTTCTTAAGACATTAGATGTACGTACAGATTTTTGATTTAATAATAAACTTGTTATTACGGCAAATTTATTTATTTTACCTTTTTTATTTAAAGGCATTGGCTTGTACCAACATTTGTCAAACACATCCTCATTCTTTATTGAGGTATATCTTGTTTTAAGTATTTCCCATTCTTTTACTGCCGTAAACGGTCCTAAAAGATTTCCTGTTGATACTCCAACAATAGTATCATAATCCTCATTAATTCTTGCAAGTGTACCACCACCAAACGCTCCCCAGCTACCACCCCCTGAAATTAATAATGCACGTTTAGAACTCATATTATGTCGTTTTAAATAAATACAAAAAAAAATAAAGTAAGCTACTATGACTTACTTTATTTCAGATAATAATATGAAAACAAAAATTACACTTGTCTCATTTCATTCATGAGTTGAATTACAAGATTTGTTTGAGTTGCTGACTGCAATGACACAAAATCCAATGCCTTTTTGGGGTCAGTTTCTACTGTTGCCCAATATTCTTTAGATAGATCAGCATGTGTTTCAAGACTAACACTCTTTTTAAGTCCAAGAAAATCTGCAATTAACATTAATGGACTGTATTCAAAACCATTGAATTTCCATACATTAACGGTGTCAATTATACCAGACTCCCAAGGTTTAATGTTCAATGCTCTTTTTAAAAGATAAGGAAGAGATTTAATCGTTTGATATTTGCCCCTGTTTACAATGAACCTTTTAATTAAAAGAGGTATGTCATAAGAAATAATATTATGACCGCACAATATTGAAAACACTTGTGGAGTTGATTGTGAATCATCACTTGAAATTTCAGTAAGTAATGCCATGAATTGTTCGATCACCATAGCTTCATCATCGCTTACTATTTTTTTTAAATGTCTCTTCACTTCTCCATTCTCAGTGTATAGAGTTGCATATGATATTGCAACGATTCTGACAAACTCAGGATGCATAACTGCATTTTCTTCATAAATTTTCTGTCCATATACTGCAGTTTCATCAGTCATAGTCCCTGCAACAGCATGTATAACATCCAAGTCAAAAGCATGTTTGACTTTAGAAAGATATTTCCAACGTTCATACATTTGTGGATTGTTAACTTTAAGAAGATCGAGAGTAGGATAGATTAAAACTGCCTTAATATTAAAAAACAGCATCCCGAATACTCTTTGTTTATGAAATACGTCATCAAATAGTGCCATAAATAAATTTTTTAATTGATTAATTGTACGCAAATATATAGTAAAAAAACCTAACTTACAAGGATTATAAATTAAATATAAAATGAAAAATTTTACTAATAAAGGATTGTTTTTCTATTTTAAGTTCATTGTAGATGTCCTGTACGTCATTATAAGTATAACCAATTAATTCTTCTTTGGTATACTTCTCGTCACAATGTCTTAATATATAGGGAATTAATTTTTGGCTTTTAAGTGCCTGATTTCTTTTTTTTCTTTCGATTTCTTTGACGAGATTATCGGCAACTTCCTGAATTTCACGAGCAGTTAAATTCTTTTTTCTTCTGGTGTCATCTTCCAAATATTCAGAAAATGCTTTATAGTCTTTGTCATCATCATCCGAATCGATTGATAATATACTCTTATCGATTGCCATAAATATTAATTGAGTTCAGTTGGGGGAATTGAAGTTGTTTCAGTTGTACCGCTTGTGGTGACAGTTGTTGCAGCTTTTTCAGCTTCCATTTCAGCTTTGGTTCTTCTATGTCTTTTCTTTTCTTCACTTTCAGGACGTAAGTTTTTTTCAAAATCTGCATTACGATCATTAAAAGAATCTGCTCTCATTTTGTCAAGTTCTACGTAGTATGCTTTAACCTCTTTTTCAAGATTTTCTTTCATTGCAGACATCTTGTCGGTGAATTCTTTTTCTTTTTCTGCAATTTTCTTATTGGTTTCCATTATAATGCCAACAAATGAAATAAGATCATCAATAACAATATCTGGATTCTTGGGACTGATTTTGATTATTTTTCCGCCCTCTACTTCATTGAGTACTTCACATTTTATTTCTTTATTTTCGTTGAAAACCCATCCTTTTGGTATACCAATTTGCATTTCATACCATCCTTCCATAGCGTTACGTGTAATGGAGATTAAATATCCAGTAATAGGTTCTAAGAGTGCTTCAATTGTCTTCATTATTTTAATTAATTATATATGATAAAAAAGTTGCTAATGATAACCAAAGCATGATTTTTTCTGCTATTGATAATTCAAAAGTAACTGTAGTTTGTTTCAAAGCAAATCTTCCATACATTTTTATAAATAAACCACCAAAGATATATATTATAAAGATGATGGAAGAAATGAATAACCACTGATATATTTCAGCTATTATTGTCATTTGTTATTCGCCAAAGGTTTGTCCCGGATGTACAACTGCTGGTTGTGCTGCTGCTGCAGGTGCTACTGCTGGTGCTGCAACTACTGCAGGTGCATCAGGAAAATATTGATTAGCTAACCCAAGCTGTCCGTTCAAAACTGCAATTCTTTCAAGTTTGAATGCCATATTGATGATTTTTTCTTCATAATTCATGTTTGGGTCTGCTGCAAGACGACCTAACTCAAGTTCTGCATAATATTTTTCAGTGCCTAACTTATTCATAAGGTCTTGTTTAACGTTTGCCATAATTTTTTTTAATTTAAATAATATTATTTTTGTGCTCGTAAAAATAGCGAATATAAATACAACATGCAAGAGTTTTTAAACAATCTCTAATATATTTTTTTCCAGATTGATAGACTTATCGAACACATTATAAATTTCAACAAGAAGATTTAGTACATTTTTGTTTTTCTGTTTATCAATTTCGAAAATACCTTTCCAGAATCTTTCATAGTATTCAATTGAAGTATTTTGATTCATGTTATTTTTGTCGATCTTGTAGAACTGGTGGTAATAGTAATCGTAAAAATATTTTCTTAAATCATTGTTTTTTCTAAAGTCAAGTCCTTCTAATAAAAATTCATCACATACCTTATAAAAACACCATGTGTAATGATTATATATGTCTTCATCCTTACTCAAAGTTTCTTTATCAAGATAATAATTATAGATATAATATAAGAGATTCAATGCGAAATCTCTATATATTTCCACCCTATTGTTAATTATCTGAAATCTTTGAGTAACATTAGCCATTTAAAATGAGTTATAAAAATCTTTCTTCATTATGTTTAAATCAATATCTCCTGTATAGCCACCTGTTTGTCCTTTTTCGGTAAATTGCCAAATTTTCCAGTCACTCCATCCACTTGGTATTAGCGGTAAACTAACTTCAGGATTATTGAGATATGCTGCCATCCATAAAGGATATGTACCAAATGCTGGTGTTATATTTGTATCGACAAAACTTTTATATGAATAAAATATTGCTTTAATATTCTTTGCTTTTAACCCATTAAAAAAAGCAGTTACAAATCTTGTCATATGATCTACTTTTTCAGCATCTTTCCATATAAGTTCTGTTGAATATGATTCTATGTCAAGAACAAGCGGTAAATTAGCTGTGGGTAGAAAACCAATATGACTTAAAACATTTCCAAGTTCTTCATTAGCATCTGCTTCAGGGTCATCTACGTTACCGGGGCGTGCAAAGTGATAATAACCTACTTTCACAGCATTTTTCTGTGCTGATAATACTCTTGCTTTTAAATTATAGAGATTATCTTCATGTCCTGTTGTGCCTTCCGTTATTTTTACGAAAGCAAAATCAATTCCTGCTGCTTTTGCAGCACTCCAATTGATGTCTACCTGATATTTTGAACAGTCAAGACCTAAAACGCAATTTAAGGCTTGTAATCTTTGTTTTGAAATATTTGTTACCATAGCATTCTCTTTTACCCATAAATACTTACAAATAATTATGGGGTACTAATTAAATTAATACCCCACAAATGTAATAAATTTTTTTTAAATTAGCTAATAATATTTTGCTTCTAAAGCATCATATTCATTACTATTTACACCAAGTTCTTTTCTAATCTTTCGAATTCTCAAATTATTAAAAATTACTGCGCTGAAAAGATACAATACAAGTGCAGCTAATATAATTGAATATGGTATTATAAATATTCCCACAATGTGTATCGATAAATTTAATATTGTTGCAATCATCCCAAGTAAAAACAATCCACCAAGAATACCAACAACTGTGTTTTTAACGCCAAAGTCTTTTCTTTCTGTTGATTTTGAAAAATACTTATATGCAAATTTAATCCAATTACTTGGCATGTGATTATCATATGCTATATCAAACTGTTCTTTGGTTATTGTTTTCCAATCACTCATTATAGTTTTATACCTTTAGTGTCAATATAATTTTTTGTGTTATAGCCAGTTAAATGTTTCATTTTTTCAAACTGTTCATTTATTGGACTCTTTTTGCCTTTCTGTTCATTTTCATTCAATTTCTGAACAGGATTCTTCAGTGCAAATACTTTCTTGCCGTCAGTAAAGAATTTATTTTCATTCATTGCTTTAACTGCGCTTTCATTAACACTAACCCTTTGTGTATATGTATTTCCAAGACCTTCAAGGCTTACTTCATATAATGCTGGTGTTGCTTCTTTTATTTCAACAACTTCATTTAAATTGAAATCGATGATAGCTCTTTTACCAAGAGCATTGAAGAATTTACCAGTTATCATACCTTCTTTAAGACCTTCTCTTTCGTTCCAACCAGATTTTTCTTTATCAAATTCTGCTCTTACGGCTTTTGTGTCTTGAATAGGTGCAGCAACTTTATTATACATAGGTGCTTTACCTTTGAAAGCAAGTTGTTTCTGTCTCATTTCATAAATGTCGTCACCCATATCGGCTTTCATGCGTTTTTCGAATGCTTCATTTGGTTTATTATCATAATCCAAGCTATGCTGACCATTACGATACATATTAACCTCTTCTTGTTCTGCAGTGGTTAAATTACGTTTTGGTATTTCGTCACCTTTAAAGTTAGCTGAATCACCAACATTTTTAAGTGCTTCACCGCTTTTTGCATCAGTTGCCTTAATTTCTTCATTTTCAAGGTCTGCACCTAATTTCTGTGGGTCTTCAGGAACATCAGTTTGCTGATCTTTCCACTCTAATTCTTTTTCAACATTAATAATTTCTTTTGTATCGCTGTTACTGAAGTCTTTCTTAAAATTAGCTTTGTTTTCATCACCAAGACGATCTTTCAAGATCAATGATGATGGTTTTTTATCTTCACTCATTTTCATTAATTTTTTATGGTGAACTGCATATGCATTCAGTTCGTTATCTAATTCTTCTAATAATTTAATGTCTGATTCATTCATTGGACTACCACCACCAGTACTCTGCATACCTGTTGGTACATTTCCATTAGGACTAATTGGAGTAGTAGGTGTCATTTTGTTTGACATTGATGTTGGACTATCCGCAATTATTGTGCTGTCAGTTTCATCAACCTTTTCAGGTAATCCTTTATGTTTCGTAGATGCAAAATCTTCAACATCTTTAGGTTTCATCGTTTTTGCAATATCTTTTGAAGCACCCTTAAGTTTGCTCATTGGTATTTCTCCTTTTTGAGCAGCATGTGCTATACCCATCGCTTGCTGTTGTGCAATTGATGTTGATTTTTCTTGTATTTGTTTACTTTCTTCCATAGTTTGTAAATTTGCTTTATCTGGGTCGCCAGTTTGTAATGTATTCATTTCTACTTCTGCATCTGCATCGTCCCAATTTTTTATTGTATCACTTGTAAATGCACTGGTTTTATTAACCATATCATCATTGGCAGCTTTTCTACCTGTCATATCAATTTTATCCCATGTGCCAACTGGAGTTTTTGGTAGTTTTGATGCGATACCATCAGCTTGCATTTCAGGTATTTTATTATCCTGATGTGGGATAAGTGTATGTGGTTCTGTCATATCCTGATGAAAAATTTCAACATCAGCATCTGGACTGTGTTGAAGGTCTTGACCAAGAAATAACATTGTGTTATCTTCAATTTCTTTTATTTTATTTGTACGTTCTGAACTTTGTGGCATTTCACTAACACCTAATCCTTTATTACTTTCTGAATGTGTTTGTTTATAATTTTGTCCAAGTTGACGATTAAAATTTTCAGCATCTTCATTCAACATATCAACATATTTTTCAAAACCATCTGGTTCAATAAGATAATTACTTTCTTGAATAATTGTACCACCCTTTATTTGTGGTTTTGTTTTTACTGGTGCTTTGCCTTTAGCATTCATAAGGTCACCTGAACCCCATGCTGAAGGTGTATAGTAAGGACCTGAACCGCTTTCGCCATTGCCTGATGCACCTGCACCACCAACAGTACCGCTACCGCCACCAGTGCCAGTCATTTCATTTAACATATTACCATTATCATCAATTAAATTCATATTACCATGATCTGAAACGAACCAAGTATTAGGAAACCAATTATTTGCTTGTTTCCATGCTTTTACTGCAGCGAGTGCATCGTCCATTTCTTGAAATTCTTTTACAAATTTACCATTACAACTTACAGAATATTTAAAACCGTTTGATTCAATATAACAATCGTCATCTTGAGGTTCGTCTGCAGCTTCTGCATCAACATTTGCTTCAGGCTTGCCTTTCATCATTGTAAATTCGGCAATAGGTTTTCTTTGAACTGCACCAAGTGCTGGAGCAAATGCGCCTGAACTTGCTGAACCAGTTTCTTCATTAACACCGTTAATCACTTCAAGATTATAACCAAGACTCTCAAGTTCTGCTTTTAATGGAGCATATTCTTCTGGAGTAGCAGGTCTGCTTTCTTTAGCATATGCTGGATGGGCAGATGAATGCTGTCCTACATGAGAATAAGCTGTCCTGAAATCTCCATGATGTACTTCATCTGGAAAATAAGCAAATAAATCAGGATTTTCAGGGTCTTTTTCATTAACTAAAAACTCTACTCTTGTAATTGGTTCTTCGTTCTCTGCAACCACTGGTTTTAAGCCAGATGGGGCGAGTGTCTGTGGTTTAATATCGGTTTTATGCTGCATGGTTTCTTCTCCCGCTTTTTTTAATTGATTAATACCGCTTGCGTCCCTACGTTTCTTTTCTTTGGGAATTGCTTGCTTGTATTTCTGTAAATACTTCGGACTATTAAGAACGTAGTCATTAAATAACATATTTTGAATAGTTTCATTATAATGATAACCATATTTTTCTTCACCGTTCTCAGCCATTTCATCATATTTTGCAGACAATTTAGGGTCTGAAAATACAAGTGCTTCCATCTTAGCCAAGCTAAAAATCTTTTTCTTTAATGACTGTTCTGCTTCGCTCAATAAACCATCAGTTTCGTTTAATTTAATACCCATTTGATTATTAATTTTCTTGGTATTCCTTTGAAAATTAGCACCAAACTCAGTAGGTTTACTTAATGTCGGTTTAAAATTAGTTTCTTCGTTCATTATTTTATATCGCTTTTCCAGAAATCTTTCTTCTGCCATAACACTCTGACAACTGCCTCCATTGCATTTTTAATAGTACCGATCATTTCGTCTCTGGTTTTACTATTATTGCTATGAAGTATTCTTTTAATTTCTTTATCAAGATTGTCATTAACGAATTTCCTTATTTCATCATTAACAACCTTTTCTACATCAGTTTTCTCCATGTTATTTTATCTGTTGTTTATAAATACTTAGCTGGCGCAAAAAGAAAGAACGCATACCATATTTAATATGCGTTCTCGTTGATATAAACTGTCCCCCTCTTACGGAGTATATTATTTCGCCAGATAATGATAAAGAACAGCACCGCCTACGCCACCAGCACCAAACCAAACTAACTTACCACCACTTTTAGTGAAAAAATTTCCAACTTTCTGCCAGAATGTTGGCTTAACTGTTGGTAATGTTATCTCAGGTATGATATAGCTATCAATATTAATAGTTTTAAAGTAATCATTGCTGTTTGTTACACTAAATGCAACAGGATAACCAGCTTTTTTATCGTTTTTCCAATGAAATTCAATAAATTGTGTGTTTGGTAATCCTAAACTTTTAATCATTAATGTAGGTTTAATATTAAGTATTGCTGGAACTGCACCAAATACCTTAAAATCATACGTCAGAATAATATCCTTTTTAGCGTTTCTTAATGAATCGCTGAATGATAATGTTTTATTTAGAGTATCAACACCTGTATGACCATGATGCAGAAGCGAATCAATTGTTATTTGAGATTGAATTAATGCTGCAGCAATTGTAGTGTTCTTGTTACTAAGACCCTCAATCCTTGACAATAATTCTTTTTGTGAAGCAGTTAACTGACCATTCAACTTATCAAGATTTTTTAAAGTTTCTTGTAACGTAAGTTTTTCTGTAACCCATTCACCTTTTTTATTTTGATAAACGGTTGCAGAATCCAATAGGGCATTTTGTAATTTTTTTGCTATTTCAAGTTCATTTTTAAGATTATTAACCTTGTTTTGATAAAGATAGAATCCTCCAGCAACTCCAAATAATAACAATATAATAACCACTATTGTTGTTATATTAAACTTTATCTGTAATGTAGTTCCACTCATAATTATAAATATTTATAATAAATACTCAGGAAATGAAAAGGTCCGCACGTGTGGGCGGACCTTAACCATAGGCTTACCATCCATTATTTATTGTCCTGCATGTTTTTGTATTACACTATCAATCCAATACTCATAAAAACTATCGTAATATGATTCAACTCTTTTAATTATTTCATCGTTTTTTGGGTCATCTTCATTATAACCTTCAAGGTAATTAAATTCAACACCACTGGTGTTTTCGTCAGGAGTCACCTTATATACAAATTGTATTAAACCGTTGATTGTACCGCCCCAGAACACATATTTATCAGTTACTTCGAGTTCAATAAAATCTACGTTAATATCATAACCAGTAGGAAATGAATCTTTAAATTTCTGTTCTTCGCTTGCTTGATCTTGTGCAGTTTTTTTATTCACAGGTTTTTCCTGATCAACTTCTGGCTCTTCAACTTCTGGCTGAACATCTTCGTTTAATTTACGTGTAATTTTTAACATTTCACGCACTGATAATTCTTTTTTTGGTGTGGGTTTAACGTTAACGTTTTCATTCACAGCATATACTTCACCACGCATTCTGCGAAGTAAAGTCCTCATTTGGTTCGGACTGGTTTTATTATTCATATTTTCCATTTTCTATAAATACTATTTATTCTGCAGAATCTTTAGGTTCACTTGGTTCACTGCGTTTATCATCATCAAGCATTTCATGCCTGTCATTAACCAATTTCAATAATAGGTCTTGAAGCCATTGCCATGCTTTTCTCTTATCTTCGTCAGTTATTTTTGCTTTCTTTTCCTCTTCTTTTGACATATCGTGATCTTGATATGCAAACCAATCATATTTACCATGACTATCGCCTTCAATTTGTTTTGTTAATTTATTACCAGCTTCGACAGGTGGAATTAACACATAACATTTTGATAATCCGCCATATTCATCTTCTAAGTCCCAAACAAACTCAGGATTTTTCTGGTATTTAACATCCAATAAACCATATTGAGTGGTAAATTCTATTCTGAAATATAGTACGGGATATTCCCAATCACCACCAGCTTCCATTAATTCAACATTAAATTCGTTTTTAATTGGTTGATTTTTACGAAGATTCTTTTTTACATAAAAGGTTTTCTTTTGATCTGTACTATCATCATTTTCAAGATCAAAATTAATTCTTTGAAATTCTTGTGCTTGTTTGTTTTTCTTATCCCAAGCAGTATTAGCCAATGAATGATAATCAAAAATTTCCTGCTTTTTATCCTTACGGATTGCAGAGATTTCTTCATTAATTATTTGAATTAATTTATTCATTATAGATAAATACTCTATGTTAATTCATTATGTAATGCTTCATTAAATTTTGGTATGTCGAATAAAGGATTGATATCAATTGTGTCTTCAATATAATTACTTCTAAATGCAATACCTTTATATCTGACAACAGTTGCATTAAAGTTACGAAAATCAATACATGAAGTTGGAATGCCATGTTCTTCACATAACTTTAAACAAAGAGAATAAACACTTTCTATTTGTACGTCTGGGAAATTTTCCCAATACAAGTAATTAAGCCAGATTTTTTCAATAACATCTTTTTCTTCACAAACTTCGTTTAGCCAATTAATAAACTTACCATCAGGTGTTTTAAATAAAGCACCCATGTTTTCAATTACAATTGAAATTAGTTTTTTATCCGCCTCTTTAATTTCAAGAAAATCACTATGAAATTTACTGTCAAAATGTTGAAATATCATGCCGTCTCTGGCTACAGTAAAGGTATTCCACCTTTTTGTTTTGCCATAGTCCTTATGTTGCAATCTGGTGATGTGATAACCATCTTTTCTTAGTGATGTTGCCAGTAGAATTTGTGTTTTTACACTTTGAGATTTATGATGGTTAATATCTTTGACTTTATATGTTTCATTGTCTATCTTTAGCATTTCTATGAGCTTCAAAATTCATATATATTATTTCTACACCGCCTTCAGTTAGTTTCTCCAATGCCAAACGAAATCCAGCACCAAATTGAACGTTATTAAAGTCAGGTTCTTTATCACAAAATATTCTTTTAATTCCTGCATTTACTATCATGCCAGCACATTTCGCACATGGAAACCAATTCACATACATGTCTGCACCATCTGTTGCATGACCGTATTTAGCTGCCTTTATAATAGCATTTTCTTCTGCGTGTAATACCCAATCATATTTCAAGGGTCTTTCATGTCTTTCTTCTTTTTCGTCATCACATCCACAAGGGAAACCATTAACGCCTGTAGAAATAGGGTCTTTACCTCTTACAATAACTGCGCCTACAACAGTGCTTCTATCTTTACTCCAACCCGCTACGTGATCAGCAAGTTCCATCATTTTTAAATGCCACTTGTTTATTTTAGTTTCCATAATCTGTGTTTACTTAATTTTATTGCTTCATTAATTAATTTTTCTAAATCTTCCCTGTCGTCATCGTTTGCGAATATTTCATCAGCATCCATTTTACTTAACTTATCTACAATTGTAAGAGATTTTTTAAGTATTTCTGCCGTTTCTCTCTCGTCACCAATCTGTTTATTCATTTTACTAATATCTGTTTGTGCCATAATTATTTCATATTTTCTAATATGCGTAATGTATCATCAAATTTCTCTATAATCGCTAATGCATCCTGATATGTGGCTGCAATAAATCTTCGTTTACCAACTGTATTAAATATACCAACTTTATCCATATCTTTTAAAAATTCATCAACAAATTTATTTGAATTTTGTAGTGTTGCTTTTTCAGATACAAGTTGCTTTAACTCCATGCCACTAATTACTTTATCACCAACATTTATTTTACCTTCATTATAAATAAACATAATGAGTGCACGATATCTATCTTTTCTTTCATAAATCTTATTGAATTTCTGATGATTAATTAGAAATAAATTGTATTCATACCATTCTCTAAAATAAACACCACTAATAATTATAAGTTCTGAAAATATTGCAATAATAATAAATAAAACAATATTTTTACTATCTTCAGTTGCATTATTTGTGATTGTTGAATTAAGATTGGACTTCAATTCTGTAACTCTTTGTTTTAATTGATCATCAATTTTATTTATTTCACTTTGATTGCTATTAATTATACTGGTGTTTTTATCGATACTTGACTGATAGTCCCTACGTATTGACATCCAACCAATAGGTGTTTGTGACAAAGTATTACGTAGTTCATTACTTGCATTTCTTAATGACTGATTATCCTGTTCATATGTGACTTTCTTTCTTTCATATTGAACAGCCAGACTGTCTTTTTGTGTATCTACTTGCGTCACAGCAATTGTATTCTGAGTAACACTTGTAGTGGCAAGGTTTTTTGACCCAACCAGTGAGAGATAGAAACTTAATAACACTATGGCTACTGAGACTGTAAACCAGCCAGCGATTGCACCGTTTACCTTTTTATTATTTTTAACATAATCGCTGGAAAAATTTCTGAATAAATATCTCTTAATAATTTCAAAAATTGTTAAAAATACAAGAGTAAAAATGAATGCAAGTGCTGTACCCCAAAAGCCAGTAACTAAATTAATAGTAATTGCTTTTAAAAGTGCTGGGTAAAGTAAAAAGTATGAAAAAAATATAGAGCCGATGTTTCCCACGAATGAGAATCCAAATAACCATTTATCCAAGGCTTTGTTGCTTCCTTCAAAGTCTTTGACATTAATCTTTTTTCGTAATTTATCGTAATCTTTTAATTCCATATTATCGTTTACCCATAAATAGTTTAATTATTCAATTGTTAATGATGATATACCGTTTTCATCCAACTGCACATTAATGAGATAATCAGGGTTAATTTCTTCTTTAGGTTCGATTACCAAAACCTTTCTCATACCTGCCTTTATCATTTGAAGTATTTCAATAAATTCTTCAACGCTATCATTAAGCAACTTACCCATTATTTCATCAAGCAAGAATATTGATGGTTTTGCTTTAACGTTAATTTGATTTAATGCATATTTCATAACAATACTGGAGAATGTTCTTTCTTTACCGCTTGCACTAATACAATCAATGATTGCTGTTGGTCTATTATTATAAGCCAGTTTAGGACGTAAATCTTCCTGATCAAGCCATACTTTAAATGAAGCAACTGATAATATATCCTGAAGGGTTGTGTTGATCTTAGGTAAAATATAGTTTGCAAGCATTTGTCTTGGTATGCCATCCCTGTGAACACATTTTTTGTAAAGTTCTCTTATTTTGTCTTGATATTCCTGCGTTTTGAATTCAACAATTAGTATTTGATTACCTTTGATCTTTATTTGTTTTTCACCAACACTTGACTTTTTAATTAAAAGTGTTTCTTTTTCATCTGATTCTTCGTCTTCAAGTTCAGTTAATTTTAATTTAGCTGCAGCAATACCTTTCTCGATCTTCTGGTTCTCTATGATTTGTTTCAGACTATTCTCATGGTTATCAATCTTTTGTTGAAGTAGTGTTATGTGAAGTTCTTCGTTCTGAATTTTTGTTGGTATCTGATCTAATTCTGTCTGAAGTTCTTTGCGTTTTTCAACATCATTTTTTTCATTGGTAAGCGTACCAATTTCTTTTAAAACACTTTCCATTTCAAGAGAAGCAACTCTAATTTCTTCATTAATTTTTGCAATTGCTTTATCTTCATCAATAATGTTAAGTTCATGTACCACTTTATCTAAATGTTCTTTTGCATTAATTTTATCAGCAATTGGAAACATTTGATCTTCTTTCAATTTAACTGTTTTGAGAATATGATCTATGTGTTCTTGTTTATTAATTGCCTGTCCGCATTGACTACAAATCTTGCTGTTCTTTAGATCAACGATTTCTTTTTTTAATTTAGCACCCTCTTCTTTGAGTCTGAAAATATCACCATTAATTATTTCAATTGCATGATCTTCATTTGTTTTTGTTTGCTCATGTGTTTTGATAAGCATTTTTTGTTGATATTCATTTGTTTTATGAATATCTTTCTTTTCAATAAGCGTTTTTAGTTTCTCAGCGTCATATGTTTCCTTTAATGGGACAATACTTTGCTCTATAACCGCTTTTCGTGCGTTGTGCTTGTCGATCTCCTTATTATGTGCAGCAATAGTCTCTTTAGTGGTATCTACGTCCAGATTGTAAATCTCAGGGTCTATCGTGTATAATTTCTTATTTAAATCTTCTACGTATTTTCTTCCTTTGGTTATTTTCTCACGAATCTCTGGAAGTCTAATGTTTTCAATTGTTGAAACAATTGATTCAAGAATTATAATTTCTTCACCTAACGTCACATTCTGTAACGTAGTTGTTTCAACATTACAATTTACTCTTGGTTTTTCATTAACTTTCTTTTCGTATGTTTTATATCCAGTCAGTTTCTTATCAAAAATGTCCAGTCCGCTATCAAACAAAAGTGAATCAATGAATATAGCCATATCGTTAGATAATATTCTGTTAAGCGTATCAGATGTCGTCATAACGATACGCATAAAATTATCATAACTACCTATGATGCTTTCTATCTTTTTCTGTGTAAGTTTTCTGCGATCTTCATCAAGTTTTTCTAATGAAGTATTTTCATTCATTTCTTCATCAGGGTTTGTAAGAGTATAATAACTCAATGTAGTTGGAGCACCATTAATTTCTCCGCCTTTGGTTTTTGTAATTTCTGTTCTCTTTTTGATGCCGAAAAATTCACCGTTGGCTTCGATCACAAGATATCCTTCACAGAAAATTGCTCTGTTTCTGTTATTTACAAAACGTTGATCGCCATATTTCATACGTGTCTCAGTCTCTAAAGTTTTGCCAAAAAGAATATAGGAAATAAGTTTCATAATGGTTGTTTTTCCAGCAGTATTTTCTCCTGTGATTTGAAATAAACCATCCATGTTACGCCAATCAATTTCTAATTCTTCATATGACATAAAATTCTTACCACCAAACTTAACTACATTCCATTCAATACTTTGATCTTCACTTGTATCAATTAATGCAAGTATTTCTTCGTCTAATGCAATAATATCTTCAATAAGTTGTGAGTCAGTACCTATTTTTGATAAATATTCTCTGAATATTTCATGTTGAACGTTCTGATCTGTTATATTTTGTAATGTAATGTTTTCATTAATGTCAATTTTTTCGCTTTCAATGAATTCGTTTTTGTGAGAAACAATTACACCAATAAATTTACTTTTAACATATTCAGCCAATTTTCTTTCGGCTTCTTTAACTCTTGTTTGTGGCAATGTACCCCAGATGAATCTAACTTTCATGTTCTTAGTTGGATTCGGGATTTCAAAGTCAAGATCATTAAAATCAGTATATTGATTTATACGAACATTTTTAAATGAAAATTCGCTTTCAATAGGTATCTCTTGAACTGATTTATTTGGAATATCCCAAAGTAAATAGCCGTGGAAATTATCATCGCCTTCAGTTACGTCCTGTGCAATAAGTGAGCCACAATATGCTTTAGTATGAGCTTTATCAAGATATTGAAATTTATGTATATCACCAAAGAACGAATACTGACCTTTAAAATCAGTTAATTTATAATATGATTTACTTTTCATTTCAAAATTCGTAGTTGACTTGCAACCATTCACAGGGTCATGAAAAAGATCAATGAATGTGAACTCAGGTGAACCAGCAGGGTCAAGTTTTTTACCGTCCTTCGTTTTCCAAGGATTGTTTTTGGGGTCGCCATGATGCCAGACCACCCACATTATGTTTTCATCAGCAAAAAAGCCAGTCTTATCGTAATATATTACTTTTGGATTGTCGAGAGTCTTTACAATTGCCTTTACAGAGTCAACTCTCTTAAGACTTTTCTTTCTACAATCATGGTTACCTCTGGTAATGCGAACTGGCGCAATTTTACTCAGATCATTGAGTAATTCATGAGCCATAATCAATTGCTCGCCTTGCAGATCGAGATAATCATGAACTAAGTCACCGACAATTACAATTCTATCGGGTTTTATTTGCTGTAATGATTTAATTAAATTATTGAATACAAATTGATATTCTTCATTGCGGGTAGGTGTCTTACGGATGTGAATATCTGCGACATGTGCTATTGTTTTAATCATTAATAAAAATTTTTACAAATATATCCAAATACACCCTGAAATGCAAGTGTTTTTAAAAATTGTCAGAATGTCAGTCTTGTTCTAAAATATCTGCGTTTTGTTTCTTCAGTTTAGTCTTGATGTAGTTTATTCTGTTACTTACAGTACTACTGGTAAGATTAAATTCTTTACCAATTTCACAATGGCTATAACCCTGCACATATTTCATATTCAATAATCCATAATCAGTTGGTGATATCTGTGAAGAAATATAATTTATAACATCACAATTTTCAAACTCAACGTTATTGGAAGCACTGAATGATGCATTGTTTGAAACTGATAGTGTGCCATTTATAGCACTTGTTTGTGATGCACTACCTGTTGCCCATACGGTAGATTCTCCGTTGAATATTAAGTTTTGAGCACCATTATTACTTATAGATATACCACAATTATTAAAAGTTGAAGTGAACGAATTTAAATCTTTTCTGTATGTATCAATCATGAAATGTTTGGCGATAACCAACACCCATGTTTTAACACTGGATTTCTCTGGATTATATAGTTTAATATTCTCAAAGACTTTAATTAAAATCATTTGAACACAATCTTCGAGATCATCTACATTTTTTAGTGGTGGAAGTTTAGTTCTTATAAATTCTTTAACTATTTTCTGATATTTCTTAAAAAATTGTTCCTCTGCTTGACGGTTTCCATTCAAAATATTTTGAGTTAACATCACGTCTTCCGTATCCTTTTCTATCATAGGGTTTCTGTAACTTATTAATAAAGTAATCTTCAACAGTTAAATACCTTGCACTTCGTAAACTTTTCAAAACTTCATCAATGCCATCCCTTTTTCGCATGTTATCCAAGTCATACGTTGTAGGTAATTTAACTATTCTCACCCTTTCTTCGCAGTCAACATATAGTGTATGTAATTTATAATACAATTCAATGCTGCTTTTATATGCGTCAGGGTCTAACAATACAACCACATCTGGCTTCATTTCTTTCAGTTTCATATATAATGTGGTTGATAGTGTTTTCCCTAACATTGGTATTGTGTTAACAGGAAATGACAGCATTTCAAACGCACCTTCAACAAGGTATACAGTAGAATCCCAATTTACAAGACCCTCATTAAAAATAATCTTATCCTTATCTGATTTAGGATTGTCATACTTCTTTTTTTTCTCCATTTTCGGGTCATAAGTTCTCCCTACAAAATAATTCACTTCGCCATTTGCATCGTATGAAGGAATTATTATTCTTTTTTCATATTTTCCAGTAGTACAAAAACCGAGCCGATATTTTAAAATAATATCTCTGGTTATCTTTCTGTCAAGAACTAAATAGTTATATGCTTCAAAATGCTCCAGATTACCTGTTTCCATTTGAGAAAATAAAATCATTTCTGTTGGTAATTTAACTGGAACAAATTCTTTTTCATCTTCTTCAAATTCATAATCATTGAAAGTACCTGCATAAGACTTATAAATTTCATAGTCAGCAGATGAACCAAATGTTCTGATTAACCTACCTAATGAGCCACTAAAACTTGGTTCTTCACATTTCCAGCAACGAAATTGTCGTCTTGCAGTATTGATTTCAAGATTGAACTTATTATCAGGTTCTGATAGACCTTCTCTTTCTTGGCAATGAGGACAGTTTACCTGAATTTGTTCAGACTGCATTACACCCTGAACATCACCAAATATATTTTGAATTAAACTATGAAATTCCTGTCCACGTATTTGACTCATTTATCAAATATTTTATTTAACCAGTTATTCTTTAATGCTGCTCTGTATGCACTGGAATTATTACGATACAGATTAGTTCTTGTTTTATATATTACTCCCTCTGCTTTACACATTTCAAAAGTCCAATATATAAGCATCCAATTCATGTGTGAACAAATATTTTCTAACCATCCATTTATTCGAGCAGATTCGTAAGCAGAACGATTATTCTTTTTAAATTCATTTCTACTCTCATATTTCAATGCCAAATTTTTACAGTTTTCATATGTCCATAAACGCATACAATTTCCGACAGTACCACCTTTTGAAGTATTTAATACTTTCCATCCATTTTGTAAATATTCAGTAATATATTTTACCTCTAAGTCGGCTGCAAGATCAACCAACAAATAATCAGTTAATTGCTTTAATATTGGAGCTAAATTTGTTTCATTAATGTGTTTAGTAACAGCATCATTAATATTCTTTTTTCTATTTAAATGTCGTTCTGAAATATTATAAGTTAATCCAATATATGCACAATTATCAGAAAATTCATACACGTACACACATCTATTATACCAATTGCCAGTTTTTTTCATATGTACACATATTTCATCAAGCCAATTGTTTCTATGTGCTGCACCATATGCACCACTTGAATTTACCTGAAATTCAAATCTATGTTCATATTTTAAGGCTTCTTGCCGACAATTTTCTTTTGACCATTTAATCATAATGGCAAATATATAAAAAATTTGCACCAAAACAAAGGTTTTAATGCAAATTTAATTTTAGCGTACTTAACTCTAATTAAAAACGTTTCTGATCTTCCAAGAATGGGAAGAATAAAATCAATCTGTTCAAGAATGCAACAGGAACAATTATAAAATTACGTCCTAATGCAAGATGATTAGCTTGAATTTCATTGAATAACTGAACAACCTTTGTTTTTAGCAATGTATCTGAAGCATTTGGATTGTCATTCAACACAACAGCATTTTTTTGCTGTTGAAATGCTGCAAATAAATGTTGATAATCTTCTTTTGCAAGATTAGCTTCAGCTTTCAGTTTTTTGTTTTCTTCTATCAGTCTTGACATTTGTTCTTCAAGCCATTCAACCCCTTTTGGTTCATCATCTTCTACGACTTCAAGAAGATCATCTTTTTTTACTTCTGGTTCAAGTGTTAATTTAACACCATCCAGTAATTCATCAACCTTTGCTTTTGTTTTAAGGTCTCTTTCTTCTTCAGGAGTGAGCACTTTTTCAGGTGCTTTTACTTCTTCTTTTACGGCAGGTGCTGCAGGAGTTTCCTTTTTGCCTTTTGCCAGTTTTACTAAGTTGTTTTTTTTCGTTGTTGCCATTATTATTCTATTGTTAAATTTGCATTTAAGTGTGCAATCATACCTGTTTCATCGTTCCATATAAAACCTTCGCCAGCTTTAAGTGCACCAATGAAACCTTTCTTATGATGCCATTCTTCTGTACCTGTCAGACTTGAAAGATACCTTACGGTAACACCCAAATCTTCATTTGTCATTTGTGCTTTATCAAGCACAGTATATTTCATGTCTCTTTTTCTATGAATATGACCAACATGCCATTCGTGAAACAATGTTTCGCTCCACAATGGTTTAGATTCAATATCACTTGCCATAATTAACGGTAATGAACTTTCTTTTTCTTCACTTCCGTGAGTAAGACCAATTAATACTTTACCAAACTGGTAATATTTTCTTGGTGAAGCACCATTATTAACCTTAACCTGTGTGTCATTGTTATACCATGCTTCAAGATATGAACCAAGATAAAAACTGCGTTCGAAATCATGATTACCCGGTATGTTCACCACATCTATCGGTACACCAGTTTGTTTCAATAAGCTGATTGCATCAATAAGTAATCTGACACCAACATTGAAAGTTTTCTGCCAACGTAAATCTTCATCCTGTGGAGTTCCTTTGGTTGTTGTGTTAAAAATGGTGTCACTATTAAAGAAGTCACTACCTATTGGAAACAGAATTTTATTGTATTTAAATCCGCTTGCATTCTTAACAAGAGTTGCAACAGTTGTCAAAAATCTTTGACGAGCAATTTTTGTATCGTAACTTTCACCAGTTTCACCGCCCCAAGCAAGTTTACCTAAGTGCAGATCGAAAATTGTTACTTCGAAAAGGTTATTTTCATTATCAACAGAACTTTCTTTGGGATAAATAGCAAGTAAAGGTGCTTTATAGTTTTTAGTCATTTCCTGAAAAATCTCACCAATTATTTTTTCTCTAATTGCTTCATTTTTTCTGTTAAGAGTTGCTTTAACCTGAAAGTTTTGAACTGTTCTTGCATAACCGTCTGCCCATCCTGTAACGTCCCATTTATTAACACGATACTGAGCAACTTTCCAAGTATCCATATCTACCTTGCATGCAGCAAGTAATTCTTCAAGTGTTTTAATGTGATTTTTTGGATAACTTTCATCACCATTCCATATGATGCTTGCTTGAGTGCCTTTTTGATCAAAAATTATTTGATCTTTACCGTTAACGGCTGGCGGAATGTCATTGGGTTTTGTTTCTTCAATGGTGATTTCGTCTTCTTTTGTTCCGAAACCCCTATAATACGCATATTCTTTATATGCTTCGTCAAATAACTGAAATAAATCTTTTTCGAGTTCTCCTTCTTCGTAAAGTTCATATACCAATGCTTTGATATTTTTTACGTAAGTATCAGAAAATCCACATTGTTTGGATGCTTCTTTGACTGATATGTGATTTTTGATTGCATAATTAATAACATCTACTGCTTTTTCAATTCGTTTTCTTTCCATACTAACTATTTTAGATAAAATTATTTATAAATTTTTGTCAAACTTATAACAAAAATGTCATAAAGACAAGACTTTATATAAATACATTATCATTTTTTTTAAGAAAGGCTATCATTTCCTCTATATTTTGACATTCACGACCAAAATTAGCTATACTTACCATTGGCATGTCAAACCATTCGCCTACTTTACGAAACGGTAATAACCTGTTTTGTAAATTTTTTCAATTTTATTTGCAACTTCTGATTGATATATCTCAACAAGTTTTAATTTTGAAGAGTTACCTGTTTGTAACTGTTCAATTCTTCTTTGTGGATGCTTTGAAACTCCTACTTTATAATATCCGTTTTCTAAAGACTGAATTAAATAAACATAATTAATCTTATCTTGTGGATTTGTAGGAATAGTTAAATTGTGTTTTCTCACTTTAAAATGCCCAATTGTTTTAATCCAGCGATTCCAACCGCATAACTATCAGACATATCGAAGCACATGTCTTTAGGTTCATTTGAGTCTTTCTTATAAAACCACTCGATTTGGGGTTCTAAAGTACAAACTTTTTTCCAGATATACAACTTTTTTTCTTTAATATATTCTGGTGGAAATGATAATACTTCAACCATTTCACCTTTTTTCTTTTCAAGATGAACTAATTCTGGACAAAATAATTTACGTGAATCATATACTGATATTTTTTTGGGATAAACATTAAATACTCTGAAAAGCAAGTATCTACATATGCCATTGAATCCATAAAGTAATGAAACTGTATTGGCATTATTACTGCCACCAAGAGGTTCTTCAACCACAATGTGTGCAATTTCACTATTTAATTCATGCTTAATACGTTCTTTATAATCTTCAACGTACTTTCTGAATATTTCTGCCTTATGCATATCTCTGTCTTCAACGGGTATGTCTTTTCCGAGTTTTAATTCAAGATGTTTTAACTCGATAAGTTTTCCCCTTTTATCCCATAACGCACTGCCAATATTAGTGGTACTTATATCCAATGACCAAATATATCTTTCCATAAATTATTTATTTAATCCTTCAATAGCTTGAAGACGAAGCGATTTTGATGAATCTTCTTCTTTCATCGCATCGATAATTTTCTGAACATCTTTTGGATTTCTAAGATATACTCTTATTAAATCTTCGATAACACCACCAATTTTCATGCTTTTGCCCTTACACAATACTTTGAATTGATTATGTAATTTGCCATCAATTATAATTGACTTAGGCTTTGTTTCTTCATTAATTCCCATATATATTATAAATTTTAAATCATAATTTATAATAAATACTAAGAATTTATAAAAAAATATAAATTTTTATGATTATTTTGAATTAAAAGTCGATATCGAACACAATTGTTCTTGTGATATTTGAATCTTTCGTGATAGGGTCATTTAATTTACCCATAGCAACCAGATTTTTATTAACATCATAAATACCAATTTCTGTAATAGCTACTGCTGGTTTAATTAGCATTTGTTGCCAGCTAAGATTTGTAGAAGAATTAAAATTATTTAAATTTAATGTAATTGCAAGATCAGTTACGAATACGTCTGCATGTATTTGCGTTGAAACATTACCAAGGAAATATATTTCATCACCAAATGATAAAGTATTCGCTGATACTGCTGGATAATTTAAATATGAAAGATTATATGTAGTGAAACCAGTACCATTAATTTGTCCAATTGGTATTTTAAATATATTATTTACCAATTCATTTGCAGTTAATGGAGCACCTGCAACATGTAATGCAGGTGTTGTTATTTGCGGTGTAAGATCATACAATTTCCAATTTGCGGGATTTGGAGTTGTTGTACCAGTTGGATTTATTAACACGCTTTGAACTATTGCATATATTTTATTTGCAGTGAATCCAGTGCCACTTCCAGTGCTGTTTAAATATTTAAATGGAGCAGTTGCACCAGTAGTACCTCCAGAGAAATTCATAATAATTTCCTGTATTGGAAAATTATTTGTTTCAATATTAATTGAAGTAATATAATTACAATGAATTCCAGTACTATAACCAGTCGTTGTTGCACTTAAAAGATATGAAGCAAATATTGTATAATCTTGTGTCATTTTCTATTTTATTTAAAATTATTATAAAGCTGCTACTGGTAATGAACCATGACCAACAGGAGCACCACTACCAGAAATATTATATGCTTCCATGCTATTTGCACCAAGTTGATAATTTGCTCCACCAACATTCTCAATTTCAGTTATATTTACTGATGATAAGTTTGTATATGAATATGATGTATTCTTGCTTGCACTATATGCATTAGAATGTAAGCAAATATTATCAATATTTGAAGCCGTGATTGTGAGAGTACCAGATGCCTGATTGTTGCAAGTATCTTCTGTATCAAATGGCATAATACTACATGCTAAAATATTTTGTGTTGTACCTGCTCCAACTGTGTAATATGCAGATGCTCTAATATTAGCGAGTAATGCTTGATTTCCAGCAGTTACAGTATCTGAAATTGCACAATTAGTAAAATGTAATATAATGCTTTCACCTGCGCCCAATGGTGTGCTTACACCAAGTTTACCTGCCATACAGCTTGTAACTGCTGGATTACTACCTAATTGTGTTGCACCACAAATATAAACGGTATTTGAAGGTGGTACAACTGCTAATGGATTTGTTTCATCATACACAATATCACCATATCCAATACCAGAACCGTTTTGTGCAAATGCTCTAAAATAAATTGCTGAACTATCTAAAAGTCCACTCATTGTTATAGCAAATGCTCCTGTTGGATTAGGATAATCTTGAACAAGTGAGGCTTTGCCAATACCAACACCACCATATATTAATTTTGCTGGGTCATAATTTGCTAAGTCTTGTGTGTATAATAAACCATATTCTGTAAGTGGAAGACCACCTTTATCAACTATTTGATTAAGTTTCGTAAGTGCATCAATAGCACCATTATAGGTAAGTTGTTTAAATATTGAACCTGTTGTAACTTGTGGAGCATATGTGGTTGGTGGTGGTGTTGCAGTTGTTATATCTGTTTGCCAAGAACCAGAAATATATTTTATTCCTGCAACTTGTATATATGCACGATAATCATATGAAGTGCTTTGTGCTAAACCTGTTATGTCAAGGATGAAATTACCAACAGATAACGGTCCTGACAATGCTATTGCAGGTGATAAATGCCAGTTAGCAGGAACATCAGCAAGACTACTTTCTTTATACTCCATACCATATTTTTCAATTGCAACAAATACATTTGCTGGTATTGAATTACCACCAGTACCATTAATTTGTCCGATTCCACTTGTACCTTTAATTGTTGTAACTGAAGGTATAATCACTGGTGGTGTAGGCGGTGGTGTAGGCGGTGCAGGTAATGTTGTAATTGGATTATTATCATTTGAATGATCAACATATGAGTTATTACCTATCATAACATATGCACGATAATTGTATGATTTATTTGGAGTTGTATTAGTAATTGTATAATCAAAATTATTAGCACCAAGAGTTATTCCAACTTTTATACGAGTCCAATCTGTTGCACCAGTTAATTTATATTCAACACCGTATTCGGTAACATTTTCCCATCCAATAATGTTTTTTCCACCAGTATTTTTAATTGAACCCGGTGTGCCTATTTGTGTCTGAACAAATAATATTTGTGGTGCAGGAGGTACAGGTGAATTACCACCACTACCGCCAGCTAATGAAAATTGTGGAAGTGTCCATGACCTATTTGATTTATATGACATAGCGTATAATAATTCTTGATCTTCAATTAAAAACATCTTTAATTCATCAAATATTTTACCAACAACTGCAGTTGGATTACTTGCATCCACCAAATCATAATAATGTATGCCCAAAGTTGCCAAAGTATAACCATTACCAATAGCAGCAATAAATTTAGCACCTAATTTTGGAGTGCTATTTTTATGCCACATTATTGTTGGCATGTCAAGTACTGCTGTGTTTAAATAAAAACCTTCAGCATAAACATTGGCGGGTGAATTATTGCTATAATGAATCACACCTAATTTTTTATAATAAGGTTGTTGACTTTGAATATATGAAACAAAACCACCATAACCTTTGGTCTTAAATTCAGCATACGTTTTATTATTCAAACTGGATTGAACCCCAGCAATTTCATCTGTAAATATGATTGACATATTCCAGAAAGGAAATATTTCTGTAGGACATTGACTGTTTTGTTGAAAAGTTAATACACTTTCAGCAATATAATCAGTTGAACTCATACCATTTATTGTGTTTCCAGTTATATTTTCACTATAATAATATATTACTGCACCTGCTATGCCTGTGGCATTTAATCCAGTAAAATTAGGTAGTTTTCTATCAACACTAACAACTAAATTATTTGCGCCCAAAGAACCAGATATAATGTTTATAATTCTATAAATTAAAAATGGTGTTGGTTTTGTTGTATCTGTTAAAAATGGTGTTGTATCTCCATTTATTGTCCATTTAACCAAAATCAAATCACCTTTACTTGGTTCATTAAGAGGAATATAATTAGATGCTTGTTTTAAATATAATGTACTGCCACCAGTAATGCTACTCATATAAATCATTATACCTGCTTGTTTAACATGATCAGGGTCTGTATTAAAAGTAAATGAATTACCAGAGAGATTACTAAAAAATCCAATCGAGCCAGCATTATTTGTAACCAGATATGTTGAGGTAGGTATACTTGGTATCACATTATAAGGGTCACCTGATAATGTTTGCGGTATAAATGATATAATATTCGGATTGTTATCAGCAGGTCTTAAAATATTGGCATAAAAGGGATTTAAACCTACTGCATTATCAAATTTATAATCAATTTCACTATCACCAATAGCAAAATATTTAAATGATAAATTACCAGTAGACAGTAATTCTCTACCTTTGGTTGTTAATTTGATGTTTAAAACTACAGGGTCTGATTTTTCAATGAATGCCATTTTCTAACAATTTAATTATAAATACTAATAATTTTATTTATGTAGTATCAAAAGTTCTACCATCACCATAAGCAGTTCCCATACTATTGGTTGCATAAAATTTCCAAAACCAATATCCATGTGCTAATAAGGTTACATCAGTTTGAACGGTAAATGCTCCAGTGCCAGCAGTGGAAGCAATGCTTTTATGATCGGCAATTGTTGGGTTATTTTGTAACGCCCAGACAGTACCACGTTCAGTAACTGGTTCTCCACCATCAGAGGTTACGTTTCCATTTGCAATCGAAACAACATGACCCTGTGGATTAAAACCAGCAGAAGATGTTACATAAACAACTGTTGGTATTGTTGCAGCATCTGTTGTAAAACTTACTTCATTACCATATGATGTACCAACTACACTTGTAGCAAATGCACGAACATGATATGTAGTGTTTGGCGACAAACCAGTAATTAAACAACCAGTAAATGCACCGCTTCCGCTACCACTTGTAATAACATTATTTGCAAGTGTTGGTGCTGGTGCTAAACTCCAAACAATTCCACGTGAAGTTACTGATTGAGTGCCTTCAGATGTTACATTTCCACCACCAACACCAGAAGTTCGATCTATTGATGTTATTGCATCTGTTGTAACTGTTGGTGCAACAGGTGTAATAGCAGCAGTTGAAATTTGAAGTGGAAGTCCAGTATAAGCAATACCACCAACCATCATATATGCACGATAATAATATAATGTGCTTGGAGATAAACCATTGATCACATAAGTATAGAAATTACCGCTTAATCCACCTGCGATGAGTGGTGTTGTTGTCCATGTTACATTATTTGTACTATATTGCATACCATGCCACTCAATTAAACTTAAACTTGGAGCAATAATAAATTGACCACCAGTGGTTATTGAATTACTATCAAGATCAGTAAATGGCGTTGTTGTTATTGAAGGCACAATCACCGCAGCAGGTGTTGTAAAGCTAATTTCATCACCATAACCAATTCCAATGCCGTTAATTGCATATGCACAAACATAATAAGTTGTATTTGGCAATAATCCTGTTAATACGCTAACAAATGTGCCATTTCCAACACCATTATTTGTATGACTATCTCCAATTTGTGGAGTTGGCGAAGTACTCCAACAAATACCACGTTGTGTAACTGCTGCACCACCGTTTGAAGTTACATTACCACCACCAGTTGCACCAGTTTGTGTAATGTTTGTTATTGCTGCAGTAATAACTGTAGGTAATGTTGCTATAGGTGATGGTTGTCCTTGTCCTATCATAAATGTAGCACCATCATCACCAAAATATCGAACCATTAAATTTCCTCTTGTGTCAAATGTGATTGAACCCCCCGAATATAGATTCACGCCTCTTTTATATGCAAATTTCTGTTTTGTAAAGACAGTATTTCTAACCAATAAACCGCTTCTTTTTAATATAACTGTTGCTGCTAATAATTCATCAACAAATCTTTGGAAAAATGAATTATATTTACTAAGAAATCCATATAAATTTTCAAAAGTATAACCATTTGAATGTAAAGGATTGCTTTCTGGCAATAATCCTCTCTTAAGATATTGTATATAAACATTAAGCAATGTCGGATACCAGCCACCTTTAAAATCAGTAACTGTTTTTCTGGTTCTTGCATTTATCATTTTTCTTTGAATAAGTTCAATAAATTCGAGAAACGATAATTTGCTTATATCTCCAACTCCAAAAACATCATTTATGATTGGATTAAAGAATGAACTAACAGCAACAAGATAATATACACTAATAACACTACCATATTTAATACCCTTCGGTAAAAATACTTCATAAGGATTCTGTTGATTAATACTATAATCACCACCAATACCATTACTATCTGGTGGTTCTAATGCTATGCCGTCAATTAAAAACTTAATTTCTGATGCATTATTTGCTTTGTAATTAAGTTTATAAACATATTTATTTGCTGAAACATTGTAATATATTTTACCAGTATTAAAACTATCAACTCTCATTACTTCATTTCTTGCATTAATTTCATTACTACCTACCACTTGAACGTATGCTACTTGAACATACGCATTCGTAATTGTTTGGTTCATTACTGCCAAATATGAAATTATTTCTGGATTTTGAATAATAATACTATTACTTCCACCAGTTGAATTTAACGGGTCGAGAATGTAATCCGCAGTGAATTGATTAGTGCCTTTTGTGAGTGCTATGCCATTTACTGTTACCTGTACATCACCACGTGGAAAACTTGGCAACGGGATTGTCGTACCCAATAAAGTAGGATTAATCCTTGCTACGATATATTCAACGGTAATGCCAGTAACAGGACGACTGCCACCAGAATAGATAAAAGTTGCTTGAATAACATCCCTGCGATTACCAGAATTTATTGCGGAAATTGCAGTAGCTGGATTTAAATAAATTATGTTGTTGTTAACAAAATATTCCCATGCAGAATCAGATGCTGCTGGAAAAGTACTACCATCATATGTATCGTTTGTGTTTAATAAAATACCATTATAACGAACTTCCAATTTACCTTGAATCTTATTCACATTATATTGAAATGGAAGCGCAAATTGTGTTGCTGGTGAAGTATATCCCAATGATACGTTCACATAAGAGAACGGAAGAGTATAACCAGTTGAATTGGCTGGGAAATCTGTATTTTTTATGTAATCATAAACATCATATTCAATACCACGTGCAGTATCTAATGCAATGTCCACTTCTTTTGTGTTTATAACCAACTTACTATCTTCTTGATGATATTGTGGTGTACTGTAATGAACTCTTGTGGTTGAACCAGCTTCTGCCCATGATTTTTTATTATCAACATTCTGTTTTAAATTAAAACCAACTTTACGAAATATATTTAAATATGCCTGACCAGCATCTGTATCACCAGAAATCTGAAAGAAAAAATCGCTGTTTTCTAATGGTGCTTTAGGATAACCATCGCTATCATATGGTAATGAATTGCTTGGAAAATCAGAAAGTTTAAATGGTACTGTATTGGGGTCTATTTTACCATCAACAGTATAAACGTATTCGGTGATATTAATGAATGGTTCTGGGATACCAATTAAAAGAAACATTGATTTTATTGCTTCTCTTGTACCCTTTGACTTCCAGAAATAGCTGGTATTCATTATTGTTCTTCTCCAGAGTTCAATATTAATTTCTGCTGGCATTAAATCGGTATCAAGATTTCTTTCAGTATCATCAAGGCTAAGAAAACTATTCATCAGTTCACTTTCGTTAACTAATGAGAAATAATTCCATCCAAATGTTCTTGACATGTTCATTATTAACTGATCAGGTACGTTATTAACCTTATCATATGAAACACGATTAATATTAACTAAAGAATCAATAAATTGTTTTATTTGATCAAATTCTCTACCATATAATCTCAAAAGTTTGGTCATTTTACCGTCTTCTGTAAGGTCATATGTTTTAATTGAATCAGGAGTAAGAAATCTTGCAACTAAATCTGTTTTAATTGCATCATATTTACTGCCAATTGCAAGAACAATATTCAAAAAATTACTATATTTTGGTGTATTGATATCTACATTATAATTATCACTTGTTACCCACAACATAGAGGTATTTGAATATGAAATACTTCCATTATCAAGTAACGTTGGGTCTTTTAATGTAAATTTGAATCCAGTTGTATTACCAGTTACTCTTTGTGAAACAATATATCTCTCATAATCATTTAATAATGATCTAAAGTTTTCAAAAACTATATTGTTTGGTTTAATATGAAAATCAATACTACCTGTTGTCCCAGAACCCGTTGCACCAGTTATTGTTGGAAATGGATTACCAATTGTTTGAACTGTAATATACTTTCTATATGAAGTATAGCCAGTATAACCAATAAGAGTATATGAATTACCAGTTGAATTAATTGAAGACCAAACAACATATTTATCATATGAAAGATTCAGGTTTTTAATTATGTTATTATCAGGACTGCTTATATTTCCATAATTAATTGCCAAACCAAATGTGTTAACAGTACATCCTGTTGGTATTCTAAAGGTTGAAATATTTGTGATTGGGTCATAAACAAAATTGGTGAGTGTGATTGTACCTATACGTTTAAGCTGTGAATTCATGAACAAACTGCCCGGATATGCCACAATAATGTTCTGTATCGATACTCTTAAGAATTCATATGCTGAACCAAATCTCACAAAGGTATTTAGGTCTGATTTATCCAGATTTAACACCGCATTTGTATTATATTGATGTATAACGTCTGATTGTGTCTGTGTCAATCCCATTGTTTCCAATGTAACTGGACGTACAAATGAACTTAATGTATTTGAATAATCAATTGGTACTCTACCCTCAAAATTTGATGTAACAGTAAAACTACCAAAACTGAATATAGTTTCAGATGTTGTATTATTAAAGTTAGTCCCGTTTAAATTCTGGTCAAGACCTGTATTTACTACTTTTACTTTTGCCACGAAAATTCTATTTTACTATAAATACAACAAAAAAAAATCCCAATGCACATCATTGAGATTTTAAGGTCAGAATTTTAATAAACATTAAATAATTGATTTTTTAATGTTTATTGTACTCCTTGGGTTACATCAGTGAAGTTTTGTGTTTCATCAATGGTTGTCCTCTGTTCTTTGATTTCAAATAACGGTACGTTGGTAACGTCATCTTTAATTTCATATAGATTATCTTGTCTCATAATAACTCTATTTTCGTCAAAATATGTTAAAATACCGTTCTGAACATCTTTAATTTGTTCGCCAGCAATATAATTTGTTAAAGTATCAATCGTGTTTTGAACTAATTCAACTTCCAGCACAAGCGGTGAAAAATATGTGTTAGTAATTAAAATAATACCACCTGTGTTGCCAATAAATGGCAATACATTTGGTTTAACGTCTGAAGAACTACTTGGAGTAAGTTGTAAGAACATCAGCGTACCTGAGTCATCAAAACGATATCTAACAGCTTTCTGTGAAGTGTTACCTACGTTTTCACTAACAGGAACAACTTTATTTGCAGTAACGACATATCGTACAGTATTTCTTAATTTAGTACCGTCTGAATTAAGATACTCAATTTTGAAACCTTGTAAAGCGTTATTCGCTTTCAAATTTTCGGATAATTGTGTTGTACTTAAATCAATTACAATACCATTAATTGTTGGCAATGATGACAATACACCGCAATCTACAATTGTTGACAAAATGAGTTTCGGTTTTATATAAATTGTGTAAATACCCAAATTATTAAATATTGTTGCAGGTAATCTTAAATTATAAAGTCCTTCTAATACGTTAGTGTTTTCAGCTAAACTTGGTGTGGAAACAGGTATTGCATTTGGGTCAGTTGCTGGTAAATAAGAATATGACAATAATTCAACAGGGTTTAATTTAATAACATCTATATTATTAGTTTGTCTGTTGGGTGTATAATTGTAATACATGTCAATATCTTCGATACTAACGTCAGCACTGCGAGTAATTCCATAAATACCTGTCGCCATAGTTTAAATTTTTATTAGTTCTTCTTTAGTTATTGAGCATTTAGTTCTTTTCGTAACGTTTTCTTCCCAAGGTATAAATACAAGATTATTTAAACTTGCAATTATCTCAGGATTAATATTGTTTTTAAAGCCTTCTAAAATTGAATATTTATGATCTAAATGATGTGCACCAATTTTACCACTAATTCCTCTTTTTTCATAATTCTCCAATAAAGAAATTGGCTGTCTGCTGGTTAATTTATTAACTTCTCGTTTATATTTTTCTTGTTTTGGTAAATTCAGTAAATATGTATCATAATCTACTCCACTATATCTTTTAACTAATCCAACTGATGTCCCTTCACTATTGCATCTTCTATAATTAGTTGTAGATAGGTATTTATTAATAAAAGATGGTGTCATATTATATATCTTGGCGATTTCTTCACAGTTTTTGTATTCGTTTAAATATAAATGACGTATTTTTTCTTTTTGTTCTTGTGTTAAATTGATTTTAATGCCATTACTATATCCCGTTCTTAAAATATTCAAACCTCTTAATATTTTTATTATAGGTATTTTACTGACATTAAAATATTTTCCAATTTTTTCGGTACTTGAATTTTCAAGCAAATACATTTCTTTTATTTTCTCAATTTCATTGTCAGTAAATATTATTTTCACATTATCTCTATTTTCAATCCAAACATTTTTCTGAATAAGTATTTTTTTTATTACTTTTCTCACTATATTTAAATTATTGCTTATTTCAGTAAATGACATACCAGATTCATATAATAAAACAATTTTATTGATTTCATCAACAGTATAATTATTTATGTATTTTCTGATCTTCATGTTATGTATTTTTTACTATATTAAAGAAATTACCAGCAGCGTATGTTTCAAGATCAGCTAAATTTCTTATATATTCTAATCTATAATTTCCATCAAATGCTGACAATTCTTGTCTTACTATAAATACGTCATTACTAATTTCTGGGTTACTGATAATATTTTCTTTATTTGGGTCTTTATATATTGGTTTATTAATAAAATTCGGATTTTTATATCCTTGACTTGTGAAAGTAAAGGTAGAACCTGAAGTACTGCCAGTAAGAAGATCAACATATTTAATACCGCCAAGGTAATAAACAACCCTTATGTTTGGTATTGAAACATTCAGGTCTACTCCATCATTGACATATGTACCACCACTAAAATATTGATCAGCAAATACGTTTGTTACCGCATATTTTCTAAGTTCTTGTAGTCTGCTTGTGCATTCACCAGTTACGGTATATGGTGTGTATGTTATTGTCGTACCAGTAACTCCGCTAAGTGGATATGCGTCAAAAAAAGCTAAATTCTTTACTTCTTGATTTAATAATATTTTAAAAGTATACGTAGCACCAGTAGCAGGAATAATCACTCGACATGTTCCAGTACAACCAGTTGTAGTACCAGTCGTCATTATTCGAAGTACCGTTTTCTTTATAAACTCCATTATGTTGTACTTTTTCTTAAGAACACTTTAATATCTTTTTCAGGATATTTAATTTCAAACATTGAGTCTGCACTTGAATATATGGTGTTGTTAATTATTTGTATTTCACCAGTAGCTGGGTCAATTGCCTGTGAAACAACGTTATTTGAATATTGACCACCAACTCTGTTAAAAACCTTAATTGTAATTACGTTAATAACTCCATTTGCACCAAGTATTTCTCTTTGAAGTCTGCCAAGAAAAATATCTTGATTCATTTCATAATTATTAACATCTAAATAGTTTCTTACAAGTGTAATAATGCTATTAGCAATCGTATTATCTGAAATATTATCAACATATACGTCAACTTCAAAAGCAAGATTGTAAATTTTACCGTCTTTTATTTCAACATAATCATTGATCATTCTAAACTGAGTAAGATATTCAGTAATATTTTCCTTTAAAAGTGTGTTGCTTGTATTTGATAATTTGCCGTCTGCACCTATGTCGAGAATCGATATAACTACCTTATTATTTACTTTAAAAGCATTGGCACGGAAGGGTGAGCCAAACTTACCGGGCATCTTATACATTTGCAACAGGTAATCGCTCAATGATACGTCCCTGAATTGGCTTGAAAAGTTATATTTAATTAATTGTCTTATTTGTTCTACGCTTAATCCATCATTTCCACCGATAGCTGGGATTGGATTGTTTGCTGCCAAACTTCTCTGTACTGTTTGATTATAATCCTGACGTGAACCAGTAACTGTTAGATTGTAACCACCAAGTTGTGTTAATGTAGTTGAACCAATATTAGAATTACTTCCGCCACCTGTTCTATATTGAACAAATAATGTATAGTTTGGTAATAGTTTTTCTCCAAGAGCAGTATTATTTAAAAAGTTTTCAAGAAAATAACGATTACTAACACCTTCTTTTAAAAAACCACTTTTAAATGCATTTACATCTGCATCACCAGAACCGAATATAATCTTACAATAACCGTTAGTTGTAAATTCTTTAATGAATTTTTTTGTTACGTCAATCCAAGTAGCTGCTTTAAGGTTATTTGTATTGCCATTTAATTGTGAATTACTTGGGTCTTGAACAAATACTCTTTGTTGTGCAAGAAAATCTACCTCATAATACTGTTGACCAGATTTAGCAAAGTCACTTGATGATGGCGTTGATGAATAGTTAGTCCCGGGCATCAGGTATATTGCCGTAATTTCAATTACATCTGGGTCAGGCAATGTTAAGGCAAAAAACGGTATAATGTCTGTTGATGAAATTGTTCTTTTGAATACGCTTGTTGAACCATTGGTTACAACTTCTCTTTTGGTAATACTATAATTAATGATTGTACCGTTTGAATCTGTATTTGGTATGATTGAACGGTTAGGGTCACCCAAGTTACTTACTGCTGATTTCCAATCAATACTGTCAGTGGTTTCGAAGATTTTACCACCCCCAAGTACTTGTGCACCTGCTGCTAATGTAGGATAATAAGAACTATCTGGACTGTCACCAAGAACAGGAATTGTTACCGTAAAATCTACTACTGTAACAGAAGGTCTTCTTGCTGGGATATTGAAACCCATATTTTTTGCAAGATTTAAAATTGATGCTCTTTGTTGTGCATATTCTAATTGAGTTTCCTGAAATGCCCTGTCTGTATTAACGGCTAAGTTATTACCAACACCAGCATTGAGGTCTAACATTATAGCACCAACACTTGAATCAGTGAAGTCGCTGAGTACTTCTGGGTATGTCTGTCTGATTAATGAAACTAAATCTGATCTAATTTCTCCGAAAGTCCTGCTTCCGTATTGTACCACGTTTGTTGTTGTATCTACTGCCATGTTTTATATCTTAAAAGTTTATATCTAATTCTCCATTTTCACTAAATGCATCTTCACTAAATGTAAATTTAATGTTTACGTTTAACTGGTTCTCAGATATTGGTTGACCATTATCGTCTAAATTCCAGTTAAATGTTACCTGATTGATCGTAAGTGCTGGTATATATAAGGATACTGTTGTTTTTATTTCCTGTTCAACATCACTCGCATTTAAGTTATCATTAGGTTCGAAAATGTATTTTAATAAATTAGTCCCATAGTCAGGTTCATAATATCTTTCTCCTTTTCCTGTAAGTAATAATAACAATAAATCAGAACTGAAGGCATCTTTAGTTACTTTACTCATTAAAAAATAACTATTTGTTGCCATGTCATCGTTAAGCGGAAAGGTAATATTATATGAAGCCATTATATAAGATTTTCTAATAAATACTTATAAATAAAAAATCCCAACAGTAGTGTGTTGGGATTTGTCATAAATTAGGTCTGATTTTAATTAAAAGGCTTTCTTAAACTTACCTTTCTTTTCTTTCTTTTGTGATTTTTCTTCGTTTTCTTTCTGCTTTTGAGCATCGTAGAGACTCTTTATTGATTCATGAAGAACAATGATAGGGTCGTGTCCGAACTTCTCTAAAACGCCTCTGTAGGTACTAAAATTTGGTTTCTCCAGAGTTATCTTATCATTTTCGTCAACTATAACCCCTGCAAGGCATTCTACAATTGCCATTTCTTTCATATCATCTGGTAATTGATCAAAGATGTCTTCGTTAAATACCACTGCGAAGTTAAGTCCGTCTGTAAGTATTTCAACAATTTCATTTGCTTTAACAATTTTGTAAAGTTCTTTCTGTTTATTATTACAGAGAACTTCAAATTTCAACCAGTCCTTAATAGTTGTTGTGTCTTTAACCTTATCAAAAAGGTCTTCCATTTCTTGTGATGCTTTTTCAATTTTTGCCATAAAATTTAATTTTAATTGTTAATAATAGTACTATATTTATTTTTAAGTTCTTCAAGTTTTGCTATTAAATCTTTAAATGCAGGGTCTGCTTCTGCAATCTCTTTTTTAAATTTTTCTTCAAGTTCAGTAATAAAAGAAAACATATCCTGAACGCTAAGTTTTACAAGGTCTTCAATATCAACTAATGTTACGACTTGTAAATTAATAGCATCTTGTTTCTTAATCTCTGCCATTTTCTTTTCATATTCAGAATTAAGTTTCAATGCTTCTTCTTCAGTAACACTTTTAGTGCCAGATTCCTGTACTCGTTTATCAATACTGTTTTGAAGTTCTTTCAGGTCTTCTTCACTTTTAAAGCCACCAACAGGTACTTTAGTCTCAGCAAGTTTACTGATTTCAATTATTTTTTTTGCTGCTTCTGAGTTAAATTCACCCTTATCTACAGAATTTTTTAGGTTTTCTAAAAATGGATTCATATTTATTCGGTTTTAAGTTCTCACGTTCTGCATTTCGATTGCTTCGAATTTTAATACTTCGTGAGTATCATTATAATTTATTCTTTTTATGTATTTAATTATACCATAGCCAATTATCGTGCCATAATCGTCACGAAGATAAACTTCTTTGATGTTAATTAATTGTTTGAAAATATCACTATCATCAACACAATCATTTGTCCTGAATTTTAATGGGATAAGAAACTCTAATTGACGATATTCAAATCCAATTTTTTTAACATGTAGAAATTCAGTAAGTTGTTCAATTTTATTAAGAGTGTTTTCGTCTTCCCTGACAACTTTAATTGGAAAGTTGAATGTCTTCGACTTTTCTGCAATATCTTTTACTTCATATTCATCTTCATCGACATAACCAGTGATATTTTCAACTTCAGAAGTTTCAGTTTTTGTGATACTTGAAACAACGGGTACTGTCCTCACCTTATTAGTTTTCTTTATCAAGTTTAACATTTTTTCCAATCCAACTTCAATTGGTTTATTATTAAAAATATGAAGTAATTCATAGTCGTCATCCTTAAGTCTTCTTTCTTCGAATTCTTCAACCAGTACTTCACCAATTGTTTTACCAGCGTGTTTGTGCTTGTCATCATAGAAGCCGAAGTGTTCATACCTTCTGCCATACTGATCTTTTTGACCATATGATGCACCGTGTCTGTCGGCTGCAAGAGCCATTTGACGTGGAGTTGCATTACGTATGAACAAATCTGCCTTTTTTAGTATTTCATAGTATTGTTGAACATATTTTTCATCGGTTTTTCCAGCATAAAATTTTTCAAGAGTCTGATTCCTGTGAAGCATTCTCTGAACCTTCTTGTCACCTTCTCTTATAACATTTGGGTCTGCTTGTGCATCTACTTCTGCTCGATAGAGCATAATACCAACGTTTAATAAGATAATGTGTATCTTAAGAAATATCCAATAATATATGTTTCTGAAAAAATTAAACATTAACCAATACTTTCTTTTTTGTTTCAAGTTCTCTTATTTCATCCTGAAGTCTTCTTCTTTCAATTTTCAAGTCAGAAATTTTTTCTTTTAATGTTTCGGCTTTAGTCTGAAGTCCATTGTTGTATTTTTCAACCAATTTTCTGAATTCAGAATATAACTCCTGAAAATATGATTCCTGCCATCTTTTCAACTGATCTTTATCTCTACCCAACATTCTTTTATTAAGAATGACAGATTTGGTGATTGCTTCAACAAGTTCATTGTTTTTTCTTTTGTCTTTCTTGCTATCAATCTTACTAACTCTACTTTTTGGATTGTATTGATCAACTCTTGTACCAAATACTTTTTTTACTTTAGAGTGTATTTTCTTCTCTTTTTTTGCTTGTTTTTTCACAAGCTGTTTAAATGTTTTTTTCATGTTTTTAAATTTAAGATACCGCTAATGTTTTAGCAACTGCTGCTTTATAAAAGTCAGCACGTTTTTTTGTAACCGTTGCCAAGTTATACTCAATATTGAAATCTTCATATAGCTGTTCGCCAAGTTGTTTACGTAGATCAGCATCTAATATGAGTCTCTTGAGATATTTTTGCCAATATTTTCTGGCATTTTTTTCTGTCGGAATAAGAACACAATTCTCCATGTGTTTTCCGTGTACATTATATGGTGGCATATCTGAACAAACAATTGGAAGTTTTCTTGTCCAGCATTCTACCTGTTTCAAATTCGATTTCATCCTGTTGAATGGATTATCAGCAAGCGGAGCAATAACTATATCGGTTTCATCCAATACTTTAGCGTATGCATTTGCTTTTTCAGTCCAACGTCTACCATAATTAAATTCGTTTTCATATTTGACGTTTCTTTCATAATTAGTAAGCCATTGAAGATAATCAGGATTGCTAATCATATGATGTCTATCTGTTAAAATATTTTCATATATAAGATAAACACTCTCCATTGATTTAATGTCTCTTTGTTTCTGGTCAAATACTTTTCCTCTGTATTTTTCTCTTATTTCTGGTGGCAATTTAGGTATCTGATCTACATCACCCCTTGATCTGTTAATTGCTTTAACTGTCTGTGGTGTCCATAGACCTTTCTTTTGAAGCAAATCACCAAACTCCTGATTAAAAGTAATATCAGTTGTGCTACCTTCAGTATCCCAACCAGCAAGAATTACTTTAAATTTATCATGTAATTGAGGGTCATTATAAAGTACGTTGAATACTCCATCAAGTTGTTCTACGTCACCCATGTGAGAAGACCCAGCCATATATGTGATTCTTACAAGTCCGTCTGGGTCTGGTTTCCTGTTATCCTGAAATTGTTTCATCATTGCAGGGTCAATTGAGTTGTAAAACACTCCGACATTATCCTTGCCAGTTACTTTACGAATTTCACTTGCAAATAAATCCGTTGTAGTTGTAACGTAGTCTGCAATCTTAAGGTTCTCCAGAATTGGAATATGCATTTTCTTTTCAAGATTCAAAGAATAGAACGGATGTTTTCTATGTAACTGCCAGAAGTCATCAATATCTACCATTAATATCACACCTGATTTTCTTAATTCAGTAGCCAGTTTTAACATTTCTTTAGTTTCACCTAAAAATTGACGGTGATAATGGATAATATGAAAAGTTTTTAAATAGTCAACATACTTTGGGTCATTAAAGTCTATTTGTGGATTTATTTCAACATAAAATTCGTCTGAATGATTTTTATCGAGTTCCATTGCTGGTGTTAATGTTCTGAAGTAGTTTACCCCTGCTGAGTCTAAGTTGTAGAATAAAATTCTAATCTTTCCGTCCATATTGTGTTTATAAATTATTATAAAATTATGTAATTTATTATAAATAGTCAAATGTAATAGAAAAGCATCAAACATGCCAGAGATTTTTAAAAAAAATGCCAACAAAATGTTGGCATTATTATAATCTCAATAAAGAAAATTAATTATTCTTTTTTCTTTCTACTCGATTTTCTTGCAGTTTCTTCTGCATTAACCTCTTCACCTACTGTCACTTCTGCAAGTACTGGAGCAGCAACTTTAGGTTTTCTTTCATTTCTTATGCTTTCAAGTTCGCTTTGACTAACTTCAACAACACTAACTAAATTTTTTATTCTTAGTTTGTGTACTGAAAGTGGCAAATCAGCAACGGTAAGATAAAGACTTTTACCCGGATTTACGATAACTGTCTTTTTCATCATATTGTCAACATATTCAATGCTTATTGGAGAATTGAATTTAAAATCACGCTTTCCTGCGGTATCTGTTACGTTTGTAATTTTGTATGTGTTCATAGTCTTTTTATTTTAGTCCTTGTATTAATGTATCACCATATTTAATACCATCATATCCTAACTTCATTGCCTTTTCAGCAATGGCTTTGTTTTTAAGATTAATTGATGGCATATCATATTGTTCACTTATTTTTTCAAAATTTATGTGCGGAAACCAAATTTTCGCCATTATATCGAGTGGTTCTTGACCGTCTTTATACGTAACACCCATCGAGTGCAGATCAAGGAGATTGTCGAATTCGATTTCATACTTATCAAAACCTTCAACGGGTTTTAACATGAAAAAATTTCCAACCACTGAATTTTCTTTTATTGGTTCTTTTCTGTAACCAATGACAGTTTTATTATTTGTACCAGTATCACCAGAAGGCTTAAGTGCTAAATTATCTTCTTCAAGTGTGTTAAGAAATTGATTTTCATCACCACCATAATAATTTATTGTATCCTGCATTTCAACTTCTTCCAAACCACGAGATTGCTCATATTCGTAAATGTCTTGTATTTTATTTAACATTCTACAAGCATCTTTTTCATTCATTGCAAGTTTTACTGCTTTAAGTGGTACATTATCAATTAATGCTTTTAAATATCTGTGATGACCGTCACAAATATTCATTTTTTCTCCCGCAATCCAAATTGGATTAGTGTCATCAATATTAACTTTTTCTACTTCATCAGAAAATGTAACGCCTTGTGAAACATTTATATCGTCATCTTCTTTAGGATTAAGCTCTATTAATTCATATTCAATACCTTCTTCATCAAGTTTCTGAAGTACAGTTTCATAAGGCATTGAAATTTGTGGAAGATATGATGGCTTATATTTCATTGTTATCATAATACTGATTGATTTTTTAATTCGCAAAATAATGCTTCCTCAAAATATTTATCTACTGAATATGGTATTTTAATTAATTTAAATCCATTATTTACGGCATATTTTATTTTAATGAAATCATATTTTTTTCTTAATAATAATGAATCTTTGCCACCAAAAAAAGGTATTACTTTATTGTGTTGTATACCATCATATTCAATAAGTATTTTATGGTCTGGTAAATAAAAATCATAAAATAATGGTTTTGAATCACCAACTAATTCTTTGAATGTTATTTCTCGTTCAAAATTAATGTTATTATTCAATAAAAATTTGGCAACTTTTCTCTCACCTAATGATTCACGACATAAGCGACATCCATTTCCATTTAAATGAGAATGTGGTGTTTGTTGAAATTTACCATGTTTTTTGCAAATAACAATAATTTTATTTTCATATCCATCATATTTAACTAATGAATAATCATATGTGTTACTATGTATTTTATTTGCTTTTTCAATAAATTCTTCATTTGTGAATCTATTTTCTTTCGAAGTTTTTTCGTATTGGCACATTTTACAACCATATCCTGTCAAATGATCATTTGGTCTCTGTAAAAATTCACCATGTTTAGGACAAATAATTACCACTTTTGATTTACTATGAATGTAGTCAACATTAGAATAATCATATTTATCACCATGTTTTTTTTGTGCATTGATGACAAAATTTTTTTTATTTGAACTTATTCCCATTAATTGTGATAATTTTACTATAAATACAGTACTTTAAATTTTTTGAAATGGTATTGTTTTTCTACCTGCCATTTTATAAGCATAGTATCTATGATATCCATCCTTAAGTAAATTATTCTTATCTAAAACAACTGGTGGTAATTCACTTCCTGTTTTTAATTTCTTGATCATTGTTTCCACTCTTAATTTATCTAAAGGTATTTTACCACTATTATGAACACTAATTATTTCGTTGGGATTATTGGTGTCTACCAATATAAGTTCACCATTTATCTTAATGTTATTTATATCAATATTTTGTATTGAATTTTGAATTTCTTCATTAATGTTTTGTTTTATTTCTTTGTCGATAAAATCCCAATTATTCAATGGAATCCAACCGTATTTTGTATTAATTTCCAGTTCATCTACTGGTATTTCTCTGGTTGTTACCCATTCATATGAATCATTTTTCTTATATTTGGGTGACAATTGAAAATCATCTGTCTTTTTTGTTCTAAGTACAATACCTCTGGCTGACCCACCTTTCATATCAGCATAATATTTTGCGACATTAGGTTTACCAGTAAATGAAATATATGGTTCATTATTATTTGCTGCATTGATCTTCATACTACCAGTACGTTGTATGTAATACCCAGCACCATCATATGTGCCATGATAAACATAATTATCTTCAGCAATAAAGTTTTGAATTTCTTCAGCAACTATATTGGTGACTTCATCCAATGTCAACTCACCCTTATTTGCAATATAAATATTGAATTTAATACCTTCTGGTAATGAATTTCTTATGCCTTCGTATGTGGTAATATCAGTATCCCTGTCATCATAAACGTTAATCTCTCTTAGGTCTGGTAATTTAGTTGCATAATCAAGAATTTTTTGACCCTTATTTCTTGCACCACGTTGCATATCAAGTTTATCAACTTTAATATGGTTAACATCCAGTACTGCTTGTACTAAGGGACGTAATTTTTCTTGTCGTGAGGTTAATACAATAGTATATGTGGCAGGTGTTGAAACATCTTTATTTAAAATGCTTAATACCTTTGGAAATGGTTTAATGTCGAAAACATCTAAATCCAAACTTTCGGGTCTACCCCACCAGCCTTGATATTTAAATGGCACACCCTTCTTGTATGACCAGAAACGTTGTCCTGTTTCTTTCTCAGGAGTATTAATAAGTGTTGCATCAAAATCAAATGCGCATAATCTTGTTATCATTATTCGTCTATTTTGTTTTTCTTCTAACTTTTTGTAAAATTATCATAATACATTACTTCATCTTCTTTTATCATTGTAACCCAACCATCTTTTTTATCAACTTTATGATGAATGTACTTAACTAAAACATCATGTCCCACAAGATGTGCTTTTTTTGGTGTATCGTCACCATCACCAGTAAAATGCGCTCTTCCGTATTCAAAATGTTGTTCAAGAAAACGATATATTTCAAGTGGAGTAATCCATATATATCTATATCCTGTGATAAACACCCAATATTTTGCTTTAGTCACTGATAATGCGGATAATTTACCGTTCATTTCAACCTCAATCACCAAATTACCAGTATGTTTTGATTTGTAATCATTTTTAACTTCAACACCAGCATTTATTTCTGGTATAAAAATATCCCAATCACTATTTGCTTTACCTATATCATCAATATATGACTTAGGATACTTGTGCTGTAAAATTTTCAATATTTCTTCTTCTCCAATATTACCAGCTTTTTTTGATTCTTTATATTCGCTCATATTTCAGTTAATTATATTCTACTTCAGTTACTTTTCCTGTTAATGATAATGGTCTTCTAATTTTTTCCCAATTTTTCAAATTATTTGACATCATTGGCTTACCACCATTTGCTCTATTTACTGCAAGTGTTACATGTGCTTTTGGATTAAGTGTTTTAAAGCCAGATACTCCAACTGCAATCACTTTATCATCCATTGCAATGTCTTCAACTGCCAGTCTTACTGGTAATCCAAGATATTTTTGATAATCTGGGTCGATTTCACCTGTATTAATAGTCATGTGATGCGCAATAATCTCCCAGCCTTCAGGTATTACGTTTTTAAATCTGTTAATTAATCTTTTTCTTGATTGTTCATCAAGTACAACAGCACTATATGAAATGTTGTCCATGTTTATTCGTTTAATAGTTCTCTGTCAGTTAATGCCCAGAGTAATTCTTTTTTAAGATGTTCATCGTGTGTAAGGTCTTCATAATTATTCTGAAAAAATTCAAGAACACTTGCAGTTGAAGGGTCTTTATAACCATCTTGATTCCATATATCGTATTTTTCAACAAAGAATGGTATTCCTACTTCTTGTCCGTTTATATTCCAGATATCTTTTTTTTCAGGTTCTAATGTATCATATGAAAATTCTTTTAACAAACCATCATCATTAAGATTTAATATCTCACCATCTTTACCTCTGCGACCTTTCCACGTATAAACCAATTCATCACCCTTCAATATTCTTTCTTTTTCAAATGGTTTAATGTACTTTTTACCTTCACCTTTTTTAACGTATGCAATTGTAATGTGTGCGTGGTAGTCAGGAAACTTAGTGGTATTTGGCAGTTCTCTCATAATACCATTAACCTTTGCAAGTAAATCTGAATTAACGTCAAATTTAACCACATCAAAATCGGGGTTTTCAAACACTGAAATACCAGATATTTTAACTTCAATTGGTTTCAACGGCATCTTTGATTTGTATAATTCAAATACCTGTTCTGGTGTAACTTCATCATGAAATCCATATAATATTGTAAGATGTGGTTCTTTTTCAACACCATAGTCATCGCCCTTTATGTAAAGATCGTCCAAATCAACAACTGATGTGATCTTGCTCCAAATAGGTACTTCGAGAAATAACATAAGACAACCATACTCAATTCTTTCGGATGTTTCTTCTTTAATTTCTTTTGCATTTGCAAATCCAACAGTATTTCTTGCATTTTGTAATGCATCATATTTTTCTATTGTCGTTAATCTTACGTGTGAACCATTAATTGGATGATTGTAATCCACCCTGCCATTATCAATAAATTCTACAAGTTGTTCTTCAGTCATATTTGTTGTCCAAATATCGCCTCTAAATTTATTATCCAAGGGACGCATTTCAATTAAATATGTATTTGTTTCTTTATCAAAAACAATATTATTCAATACAACCATCATCATACCGCTTGGACTACCAAAATATAATTTTCGATTACTATATTTTCTCCAACCTAAACCTTCAGCGTGTTCTTCTTTAATCATCGGCTTTTCTTGCTTTGCCAAAGATAGTAAATCTTCTTTATTATTCATAGCATTATTTGAATAAACCTTTAATAACAATGATTTTTGCATATCACCAATTGCTTTGCCCTGTAAACCAAGTTGCATTAAGTCATTGCCATTTATTGCTAATTCATTGACACTCTTTGGATATTTGCCTTGCAGTAGTTCTTGTGCTGCAGTTTTAATAACATTAGGTAATATCTGGCTCTGTAATGATGTAGGAGATATTACGTACATGTTATGAGCAACTGAACGTGCTTCAACTAAATTAGTTGCTTCTCTGCTTTCAAATGCTATTTGAAGTGCCTTAATTTCTCTATAAGCATTTTCATCACCCTTTAAATTAGTTTTATAAAACTCTGCTGGGTCGTTAACAAGATTTTTACTTAATAAATAAACAAATTCGCCTATTGTTCTTACTTTATCGAAAGGTTCTTTTGTGTTTCTGAAGTCATAATATAATCCTTTGCCGAATATTTCTTTAAGTAAACCAGTTTCGTCAAGTAATATTGCACCTGTCAAAATATTGCCCTTTTTGACAATTTTATCAAATTCTGTCAAAATTCTTTCGGGAGCAATTTCTTTAACTCTTTCAGCATTTTCCTGAATCATTTTCATTGTTTCTGGTTCAATAGTAAAACCGAAACGACTTGCAAACTGTACAGCACGCAACATTCTAAGTGGGTCATCACTGAATGCCTGTGGATTAACAACCTTGATGACCTTATTCTTTAAGTCTTCCTGACCACCGAAAGGGTCAACTATATTACCATCAATATCTTTTGCAATTGCATTAATCGTAAAGTCCCTACGTTCCAAATCCTTTTCTATTGGCAATGCATGATCAGACTTAACATCAAATCCCTGATGACCACCTTCACCTGTTGGTGTTTCAGTACGTGGGATTGCAATATCAATATCTTCAGTTGCTCCTTTTGGTTTGAATTTAAGCACACCGAATGATTTACCAACAGCATTCACAGCACCATACTTACCAAGAATCTGTTCGAGTTGTTCAAATGGTATGCCTGTAATAAGAATATCCAAGTCTTTGGATTCTTTGCCAAGAATTTCATCCCTGACAGCACCGCCAACTGAATATATTTTACCACCTGCTTCTTCAACATCTTCTCTGAATGGAAGATAGTTTAATCCCATTATTTGCCCCTCATATATCATTTTGCGCATTCTTTTGTTTGAGTATAAAAAATTATCCAAATCTTCTTTATCGGTAGGTAATTGAAAATTCTGATGTTTACTATGTTCTTCATCACCAATATCGGTATAAATATATGATTCTCCCCCTAATGAACTTGAATAAGCATCAAGCAATACTTCTTTCAGTCTTTCTTCAGTTGGTGCATGAATATCTAATATATTTCCAATCTCTCCCTTATTAAATATTATTCTTGTATAACCATCATTATATGCCCTGTTGTATATTTCATTTTGACTTTTTATGTCTGGATATAATCGCACTAAATAAGCCAAATGTACATCAGATTCAATAAATTTATTGTCAGGTGTTATCCAACCAGTATGATCATAATTAGGAACTCTGATATTCCCTTCTGTTAATACCTCATTTATAGATTCATTTGCTGGTTCATGTTTTTGTTTACTCTTTTCTGGTTTGAAAGTTTTTACAAATGTATCATAAATTTTCTCAGCAATAGCACGATTTGCTCCATTTGGTATGTTTTTTCTGAACATCATTTCAATTTTGTTCGCAATCTCGTGAGCGTCATCATATTCATAACCATAATGTCTTATAATAAAACTTTCTGTTCTTTCATGTAATAGTATTGCTTCAAAGTCTGCTGGTTTGATCATAAACACATCATCAATCCAATATTCATTTTCTCCAATATGACTTGCATATTTCTGTTCGATTTTTGGAAGATCAGCATCAACCCAATGGTTACCACCATCGACCCATTCAATAAATCCACTATCACGAACCTGATCACCATTAACGGCAAACACACTATATGTGTGATCTCCATCCTGATAATTTCTTATAAATTTCTTATCAAGATGATGTGTAGTAAGGTCTTGCTGAATATCTTTTTCAAATTCAGGAAAATTTTCTTCATTTAAGTCCCAGAAATCATATGCAACTTCTTCATCAAGATCATTAAAGTCATCTGGTGATTTATCAGGCATTATTGGCACTTTGCTACCATATTTATTACGAATGTGTTGTTCTATATCGCTTGGTTTATAATCTAATAATTTTCCGATCTCACGTGCTTCTTCTGGAGTTTTATCTTTAAGATAACCTTCATTGTTCTTTGCAAAATCATATAATAAATATGCTTTAACCTTATCAGTATATATAATTGCCATCATTGTTAGACGTGAAGTCATTCTTGTGGGAATTACACCAATTTTTCTTTTTTCAAGTTTTTGAGCAATTTCTTTATTAATTTCAAGAAAAGCAACGCCTCTTTTTCCATTTAAAATAGACTTAATTGCAGCAATATCGCTACGCATTTCTTTTGCATTAACTTCTTCGTTAACTTCTTCTTTTAATGGCTTAATGTCCACAGCATTAATGTCACCCCAATTACATTGAGCACTTGTGTTACCCAAGCCACCTAATCTACATTTCTTTTTAATTTCAACAGTACTGCTACCTTCCATAGAAGATAATTTTCTTTCTTCATTCAATTCTTCTGATGATATATCAACAGCATTGATTGTTGCCACTTCTTTATTAAAAAAGGCAACTATTTTATGATAACCATCAATTAAAATCTTATCAGAAGTACTAATCACAAAATAATCATTTAAATGCTTTTCAATATTCTCTTCATAGTATTTTATTGTTTCTAATTGTTCTTCTTTCGTATTATCAATACTATCTTCAATTTCGCCATTATTATAAAACAAATAAATGTCCTTAACGCTTAATTTTTTTAATTCAAAATATGTGTTATTATATTCATCCGTTGTAATAAAATTCCATAACATTTCATGTTTATCGGGCATTTCAGGATAAACCTCAGATAGTTTAATTTTATTTACATTTTGTACTTCTTCAGACATCAAATATTCATCTTTAGTAGCATCGTCAACATGATTATATTCTAAATCTTCTTCAATATTTGTATTTGCGTTTATATCGTTCTGAATTGAAGGAGAATTATCAATATTATTATGTGCAGGAAAATTATCTTGACCCATTGCATTATCGGTTGAAAATTTTGCGCTACCATCTTCAGGAAGATAAATAATATCTTGTGCCATCATTGTTGGTTCATGTGCTTTATAACCACCAACATCAAAAAATTTCAACACCCCGTTTTGATATCCCAAGTTACCTGCATTACCATAGTCATCTGACTTAATACCATATTTACGTAATTCTTCTTGTATGTTAATTAAATCAATTAAATAGTCATATGTTGATTCTCTGTCTTCAGCAGAAATATTTAATTCTGGTTTATCACTTATTAAGTGTTTTGCAACTTCACCTACTTCTGCAGATGATTTTTTACGCATCATTAACAAGATATCAATATAATTCAATCCTGCAGGTTCAATTGTGTCAATTGTTTTCATGTATATGAAAAATTCTGCAGTAGGTTTGTCCTTAACGTTTTCCTGAAGAATTGCAAAGAAAGCGAGTTGTTTTACAGTATCAATTATTTTATAAAATGAGAATATTTTAGCAATATACTTTGGCTGTTCATTTATTAATTTACCAGCAGCATCTGCTTCGCTCTTATCTGCAGTTATTTTCAATATTACATTATCGTTAATTGTGAATGCATGACCATTTGAACCACCATCCATGTATACTGGTTCTGCCCCAAGATTTATTTTTTTTGCAAAAGCACTTGCCAATTCAGTTGCATAGTTTTTATCTTCTAATGTAAACGGTTTAACTGTTTGTCTTGAAGGATTTGTTGCTTCATTAATTTCATATTCTTCTTTAAGAAGCGGGTCTCTGTCATAATATTTATTTTCAATAAGCCATTCTTGAAGCGTCAATAAATTATTATAAAATTTCTTTTTCTGTGGAACACGTTTCAATACTTCTTTAAGATTGTTTACCACATTATGAAATTCATCAAGAACATACGGTGCGCTCGGTAATTTCTTTGGATATTTATCTCTGGCAAGTACAAATGAAATAAAACCTTCATTAATGACACCACCACCATCACCAACACCATAAGGCATTTGCGCCCACATACCTCTACGAGTATCGATTGCATCTTGTGGTGGCATATCTGAAAGTATATCATCATTACCATCAGCACAATTAAACATTTCATACATCTGATATTGTTGCTTTCTTTTTGGACTATAATGAGTATTATAAACTTCATCAGTTAATCCATAATCACTAAGAACAATTGTTGGTTGACCATCACGAAAAACCTCACCATAGGTACTTGCTCTACCCAAATCACCTGCAGATATCGAATAATTTGACATTATGTCTTGTAAATCAGTGACAAATTCATTATCGTTTAATAATTTTTCAATATCTACATCCAAGCCAAATATATTTCCACCACCTTTAATTCTATTTTCATGATTTCTAAGAAAATAAAACAATTCATTTAAACTTGGAATACCTGTTAATTGTTTAATTCTTGCTTCGCTTACTTTTTTTGCTTTCTCCGCAACAATCCAACTACCATTATTATCGGATTCTAAAACCTTTGTAACAATATAATGTGTGTCTGGATATCTACCAATATTTATTTCTGCGTCATTCTGAGCAACACCCTTGGCGTTCTTAGCTAATTTGAATACCTTTGTGCCATCAATATCGTAAACAATTCTACCACTACCAGCACCAAGTTTCAGAAGGTTTTGATCGGCATATATAATTTTCTGTCTAAAGGACTGTATTTCTTCAAATTGGTCTAAGAAATTTAAGAATTCATCGTAAGTCATGCTGTAACTATTTATAGTATGTTTATAAATACAAAGTTAACACGAAAAAAAAGCGCAATTAGAGTTGCGCTTTCTTTGCTTTATTTTTATCTGAAATTTCTTTGATTACTTCGAATATCACCCCTCTGATCATTTCCTTGTTTTCAGTAAGCACTTCTTTTATTCGTTCAGCAGCATACATTTCAAGTATTGTGCCTTTGATTGCTTCCTCTACGACAGGACCGAAATTATCAATCAGGTAATTGTCAACTATTTTCTTCACGTTCTCAACCAAATAACCTTCATTAAGCTGTTGTGCAGGTACTCCAAGAGGCGCACCTTGATTATTATATTGTTGTTTATTGCCACCACCAATATATGGTGCAATTGATTCAGCAAGTGTTTGTTTGTTTTTTGCCTGAAGATCAATAAACATTTGTTCTTCTCTTTCAGGTGACATGTCAACTTTAGTGTTTGTTGGCTGTATTGGCATACGTGTCGATTCTCTTTCAACTGGAGTTTCATTAACATTGTGACGTACTGTTTCTTTGTTTTTAACTGCAACTTGATTTTCAACTAATTTAATTAATTTGGTTGCCTCTGTTTGAAGACCAGTGTTATATGATTGCATTAATTCATATAAGAATTTATCTCTCGGAGCAACATTGTTAACAACATTTCCATTTACAACTGTTGATGTATTAGTTCTTTCGTTCTTTCGAGAAGCTATTTCGGTTCTAAGTTTATTTAAATCAGGTTTTGCCATTTTATAAAATTTTATATTTTTTTATAAATACTCTAATCTTTGAAAAAAGTCTTTCTAATCATAGGAATATTTTCATTTTCTCTAAACATTGGTGGATTTTGTGGGGTTTGCTTCTCAGCAAGACCTTTTACCATCCTGTCTTTTTGATTTTTAGCGAACTGATCTTGTGCTGCTTTATTCACTGGTGTCTTCATGACAAGCCTGTTGTATAAGTTAATGAGATCATCCACATAAGCATTTTGTGGAAAATTGGCTTTTGTTCTCACATCCTGCAAATTATAATTATTTCTGTCATCAATTGCAACAAAGAAATCTGTGATAGGTTTTTTGTAAACTTTTTTTGCAATGTCAACCAGTCCAATAACGTCTTCTTTAGTAATCTTACGATTGTTCTTATTTGCGTTTTTATATTTTTCCCATCTTGGTGTTTTGGGTTTTGCTGTTGGTAATATGTTTTTCATTGGTTGTTTTCCACCAGTAACTGATGCAACAATACCGCCTGTCATATCAGCATCGTTTTGTTTATATCCGGGCGGAACTTGAACATTTCCCTTCTCGTCTTCAAATTTTTTATGCATTGGTACAATTGAAGTTATTTTGTCAACAAGAAACAATCTCCAAGCAGGTTTTGTTACTCCATCATTATCAAGATCATATTCATGACCTTTTCTTTTTACTCTTGGAGCATCAGGTCTTAGGCTATCACTTCTCCCTTTATCTTGCCATGCTCTAAGTGCTAAATTGCCAGTGGTATTTACTCCCAGCACAAAAGGTCTTATTGTTCGATAACCAGTTTCTTTTGTTGTATCACCCTTATAGTATATATACAAGAATTCATGGTTGTTGATAGCATCAACAATTGTCTTATCACTAACGCCCTCTGTTAAGAGTTGACGGAAATGCCTAATGTTTTCGAACAATATTTTAGACTCACTAATCATTATGCTGTACCTGCATCATATTGTTTGCCTTCTTGATATTTGTTCTTAGCAATTTCACAGGTCCTTACTTTAATGTCTGTTTTGCCACCAATACTACCATTCAATTCACCTTTGCCTTCTTCATCACCTGTTGATAATGCATCTGGATGACCAGTGTTATATTGATCATTATCATCATAGTCATTTTTAGCAATGCTGCATTTTCTGTATGGTAGGCTAACGCCTTCTAATCTACTCATTTTTTTATATTTTAATTAATTCAATTATTTACTATAAATACAATTTATTCGTCTTTTTTGAATGCCATTGTAATATATTCTATCAAATGTGGTACAATATCTAAGAATTTCATTTCTTCAACATCATACCAACCATAGTTTGTGTTTTCTTCATTTAACTTAATATCTGTTGGTTCGCCATCATAACGACAAGCAAATATGTGTTCAATACTATCTGGATTCTTTTGAATACTGAAGGACTTAATAAACTTACTGATATCCAAACCAGTTTCTTCTTTAATCTCTCTTTTAACTGCTTGCTCTGGAGTTTCATCTTTTTCAATCCCACCGCCAACTAATGCCCATTTACTTGGTTGCCATATCTTGGGGTCTGAACTTCTTTTAAGTAACAGTATTTTATTATCACCGTCTACAATTACTGCACAAGCATTTTTTTTCAGGTCTTTCTTTTCTTCATTCAGTCTGGGTGTCTGGTATGGTTTTAATTCTGAATTAGGATTTGTTGCCATATCCTGTTTAACATTCTTTGTCATTTCAACACCTGCCCTGTCACTTGCCAATGTTGCTTCAATAAATTGTCTCATAGGATTACCGCCAGCAAGAGCATACTGCATCTTATCACCTGTTTGTGAATTAAAATAATCAAAGAAATTCTTCAGTCTTTTCATTGCCTGATAGGTTATAGCACCATTTTTAAGAAGATAATTAGCACGTTTAATGCCTTCTCCATCTGAACTCGATGCTTTTGCTATCTCAATACCTTTAAGTATGTCTGGAGGTATCCTATATTGTTTATTGTACAATTCTTGGTTCATATGTTTCTAAAATTTTCTCAATTTGATTTATTTGATCAAATCTAATTCTAAGTAAATTATAATTATTTGATTTGGCATATTCATTTTTTATATTGTCATTAATTTTCTGTAAATTAAATTTATTTAAACCACCGAAATGATTATTCGGTGAAAAATGTTGTGCTCCATCAAATTCAATTAACACGTTGTTTTCAGGAAGAAAATAATCAAACGCAAGTTTATTAACGTTTTTACAATCATCAAACTTTTTTTCTCTTTCAAATTTTATTGAATTTTTCAATAAAAAATCGGCAATTCTTTTTTCGCCAATTGATTCATTACAACATGGACAACCACTTCCTTTTAAATGTGTGTTTGGTTTTTGAAAAAATGTTCCGTGTACAAGACAAATAATATTAATATATTTATGCGCATCTATGTAATTAACCTCTGAATAATCATATTTTTCTCCATGAATTTCTTTTGCTTTAGAAATAAAATATTCGGTATTTTTTCTTAATTTCATATCACCACATATTGGACAACCATGACCAGCTAAATGTGTATTTACTCGTTGTATAAATTCTCCGTGTTTAGGACATGTAATTACTATATTATCATGTGTTAATATAAAATCAACCAGATCATATAAATAATAATAATTATGAACAATATTTGCTTTTTTAATAAACATATCAATTGTTAATCTCTTACTCATTACTTTCTTTCCAATAAATTTGCAAGTTTATCTTTGTCCTGTTGATCTAATTTACTTATAAGACCAGCTATTTTTTCAAGTTTTTTATCTCTAACGTCTTTATCGTCAGCTTTTTTTGACAATTCATCTTCAACTTTGTCAACAAGTTTATCTTCAGCTACGTTATCTTCAACAATTTCATTTTCATTTAATGTTTCATCAATAGGTTCTTTAAATGCTTTTTCGAAATGTGGTTCAACGGCTTTAATAATTTTTCTTGCCCATGCAATATCTTCTTTCTCACACTGTTCTGAATGTGTTTCACCTGCTGCATGTTTTCTGTAGTCTGGTTTTAAAAGATTAGGATTCTTATAATAATACTGTAAAGTATCTATACGTTTATCGTGCATGAGTTGTGCTAAGTCTTTCAATAATTCTTTCTGGCTTATATCTTCTTTACCTTCAAAGAATGGAAGTAATGTAAAGCCAAAACGACCTAACATATCGTATCTGAATGGTTGTTGAGCTTTTCCAACGTTCATATCGGTAGTGCCATTTGCTTGAGTATCTGCGTTAGCATCATTAGCTGGTACATCGTTCTTGCCGATTAGTTCACCGTTAGAATCAATGATCTCAAATAATTGTATCTTTTTTATTTTCATTACTGCATATTTTCATATAAATACTATTAAAAGTTAATATGCACTATTCATCGTCCTCAATTTCATCATCAAATGATTCTGCATCATCATCTTCTTCAATGCCCTCCATTTGACCTATATAGAAGTCAAGCATTTCAGATGCAGTATCCTCTTCTCTGAAAAGCGTATCCATTGTCATATCCTCTGGAATATTAAAACGTTTTTTAAATTTATTAAAATATTTTTCACGTTTTATTCTGATAAGTTCAAGTTCTTTTTCTTTCTCTGTCTTAGTTGCCAACGTTATTTCGAGATTTTTAATTCTTTCTTGTTCTTCAGCTTTTTTCTTATCCAGTTCAAGTTCAATTTCACATTTAGATATTTCAACAATTGGTCTGATGATTTCAATGAATGTGCCATTATGTTTACCAACACTATAATCACCACCGTTTTTAATTAAAACCATATCTCCCTCACCGTAATTATCATTAATTGATTTAATTTTTGGTTTGTTAATTGCGGTCATCTTTTCATTAAGGAAATTCAGTGCATGATCATAAATTTCATAATAAACTTTAGCATCATCATACATTTTAAAGCCATTCCATATTTTTCTTGGGTCATAACCATGCTTATTCCAGAATTCAACTTCTTTTTCTTCCAAATGCATTGATTCGTCAAAGTCATTAAGATCAAAATTTTTCAAGTCTAATTGATATGAGGCAAAATTTTCACCACCACATTTCAAATCAACTTCTTTTGTTTTTTTATCTTTGACAATTTTAGCCAGCATGTTTTTTGATACTTCAGGGTCAAATCCAACAAGTAATGCTTTAACACGCTTATTAAAAGCATTTAAATACTTAGCCACATTATATTGACCCATCATGTTTGGATTGTCCTGAAGATCATCGGCAGTAATTAAAGCTGAACAATATCTCTCTTCGCCAGTTATCTTGTCTTTAATAATACTTGAATTGCCTTCAGAAATCTTAGTGCCAGTATTAACATAATAAACAACACTGTCAAGTTCAGGTTCAGGTGGCATGTAATCGGAAACTAACTTTATTTTTTCATCAATTTTATATTTTTCGGCATCTTTGGTGAGAATAAGTTTATCTTTATTCTTATCAAATATTTGTTCAGCAATTTTATTTCTCTTGTCGATCAGAAGCTCCATGTGTGCCTGTTTACCTTTCTCCCTGCCATTTTTATCTTTACCTCTTTTCTTATATGCGGTTATTGTATTTTTTATTTTACTTTTACTTGCAATTTTCTTTAATGGAATCCTGCAGAGATATAAATCTTTTGCATAGTCATTATAATAGTTAACAAACTCAGTACCTTTACCGTGAAGAATCATGTCAAGTCCTTTGTCAATAAAGTCTTCAATGTATCCGGGCATGATTTTCGATTTAATTGTATTACCAGTATGCTTAATTTTCTCTTTCATTTCGCCACTCTTCTTATCTTTGGCAAGTGATAAGGTTGCATAATTAATTCTTGAAAGATTTAAACATGAAATTGATTCACCATCATTATCAACCGACATGTAAGGTGGAGTCATTTCTTCTTTATTGTACTTAAGTATAAGGGCATCAATACCTTTCTTACCACCATATTGCCACATTTCTTCAATTGGTGCTTCTGGTTGATCAGTATAATATTCAGTTTCAGTAAATCTTATTGTTGTTGTTTCAGGATACTGGAAGTTAATACCATCGGTTACAGCAAGTAATGCGATACATTTAAATTTACTGAACCACATAATTGCATGTCTTAAATGCAATCTACCAGTACAAGTTATACGTGCTGCACAAACATTATCTGACCAGTTAAATGAAATATCAGAACCAAGAGCACCGTACAAAGAGTTATTTAAAATCTTGATAGGTAATTGTTTGATTTTAAACATTGCAACGTCAGCAGGAGTTAATAATTTATTAACATACTTCAAGTGCATTTCTGGGTCGATCTGTCTGAATAAAATAACTTCTTCATCATTTAATTCATTACCATTTCCTAATTTTTTATAGATGTTACGAGTTGTAGTAAGATACAACAAAATTTTCTTCATAACATCGGTGATGTCAAATATTGGAAATACACCTTCAGTTAGTTGTATGGAAGGATAAAGACCTGCATAGTCAATCTTAATAATTCTCTTACTAAAACCTGATTTATAGCATCTTGCAAGACCACCAGCAAATTTTTTCGGTAATTTTACATCAGGTATTGGGATTGCAAGGTCGTTTTCGTAACTCCATGCCGTCATAAGTAAGTTCCAAATACCTGCCGTACCCATCGTACAAATACGTTGATAGGTCGTTGGTACTATTTTAGCGAGCATAAATGATGACTGATTATAAAGTTCATCAACCTGTGCTGTTTCCCAAAGGTCATCAAGAAGATATTGTTTCACAAGTTTTTTACCGCCAATAAAACCTGTCATTTGTTTTGGAATTGCATCTGATCTGAACCACTGTGCAAATTGCGGACAATCTCTAAGATAACTATTTTTTAATGACTGATAACGTTCAGGTGCTAATGTTGTTTTATTTGCCTGTAATTTATATAAATTTTTTGCCGTCAGTTGATATTCGTCTGGTATTTCAACGTATTCATTCTTTTCGTTAATAGCAAAGACCTTATTTTCAGAATAATAACGACCAATGTTATTATCTTCCCCCGGGATGTATGTTCGGTTTGGCTTTGCAAACTTCTCAAACTTTGCTATATACTTTAACTTATTCTCTTTTATTTCACTATTAACAGCAGCAGTTCTTCTCACTGCGTGAAGAATATCAATAACCGACATACCCCACATATCAGTCCAAGTATATTTATCTGCAGTATTACCATATTTAACTGAAGTATTGGGTCTTCTTCTCATTTGAACACCTTCTTTAAGACTCGTTGGAATCTTACTCATGTCCATCTTAAGAAGTTTTGCTCTGCCCAGAATGAATTCAAAGTCAAACATTTCTGAGTTGTAACCCATAACAACGGCAGGTTTTAAATCAACAATCAGATTAAAGAAACTTTGTATAAGTCTGATTTCTGATTCATCATCATCTGTCTTATCGAGTTCAAGTATTATTTCAAAACCTCTATTATCTCTGACACCAATAGCAAAAAGTCTTGCCATTTGATATCTCAAACCAGTTGTTTCACAGTCAAAAACTACTTTATGTACTTGCTTATATTCTTCATATCCTTTATATAATCTTGATTGTGTTGATATGAAAAATTGTTCCGTTGTTTTGGGAGAATGAAATAATGCACGATGAATAAACTTAACATTACCTCTCTTGTCTTTTACAACATTTCCGTTAGTATCTTCAACCTTGGCAAACATGTCAATACCACCGTCCCTGAAATAGTTTACAATGGCATTATATGACTTACTACTTGTTACTTTATAACAATAACCGTCAACCAGTCTTTTTTGATTACCAGTCTTTAATTTAGCGATAGTAATACCATATTTTATTTTTTTACTTTCAACATAAGTGTCTGAGTAACCTTCATATAAAGTATAACCTGCTTTTGGCAGGTCTTTTGAATATACGAAAGGTACATATGGTATTTTTACTGTTTTTGGTTCTTTGTTTGGTTCATGAATTATACAGTCAGCAAGATTGGTAGCTGGGTCAGTTTCAACATTCACCACATATTTTAAATCGTTGTTATAGCCTTCAAGGAATCCTTTAATCTCAGCTAAAACCTGTACCTTATTCATTTTGCTCATAAACCACTGTTGTATACGTTAATTCGTTTGTTTCTTTATTGAAAACATATTTTCTGTTTCCAATTATAAATGTTGTACTTTTTATAATTTTTGAACCATCAGTTGGAAAAAATCCGCTTAACCATAAAGCACTTATTGAATTCTTACCGTGAAGTTTATAATACTCTTCATTTTTCTTTATTTCAAAGTCCAAATATACTATCTCGTCACGATTAATCAAAATGTTTCCTAAAATATACTTAAAAGCACTGTCAATATCTCTTTTTGATTCTTTTGTTGATATATCAATATTGGTCATAATTGATTCAAGCAAAAAATCCCTGAAAGGATTTCTATTGTAAATATACTTACTTCCCATGTTTTTCTTTAATTTTAGCAATAACTTCACTCAGCACTGATTCGCTAACATCGGATTTGTAATCTTCATTATCAATCACTTTCACAATTTCTTTTCTTTTATTTTCAATTGAACTGAATACATAGTCGTCAATTGTGTCCCTGAACATCAAAGGATATATGTTTACGACTGCTTTCTGACCAATTCTATGAAGTCTATCACTTACCTGATCATATTCACCTACCGAATAAGGAAGTGTCATAAAGAACAGCTTACTGGCTGCTGTGAGGGTTAAACCATACCCGCATGTCTGTACCGTACCCAAAAATACCTTCAAATCACTATTTGGGTCTTGAAACTTCTTTACAATGTCTGCTCTTTCATCATCTTTTTGATCACCAGTATGAAGTGCAGCAACATCGCCAAGTTTTTCTTTCAATTCATATAGCGCATCTTTAAAATAATCAACAATCACAACCTTTTCGCCTGTTTCAAGAATACTTTCAACCAATTCAATAACATGCTTGATCTTTAACGATGCGGTGTATTGTCTTAATCGCAACATTGTTGTCAACGGATTTCCATTTGGATGCGCAACAAATTCATTTGCAACACCTTCTTCGATTTCATCATAAACTGCATATTCGTCATCGTCCATTTCAAACATAATTTTCTGATAAATTTTATCAGGAAGATCAAGCAATACTTCAAATTTACGTTTTCTGTGTGTATATGGTGCTGCTTTATGATAAAGTTCTTCGAGTTTTGCTTCTGCACTATTAGTAACATATCCCCAGCCACTATCATAATCATAAATCATACCGCAATAATACTCGTAAAAATATTCTTTTGTTGCAAAGTCTGCGGGAGATATTTGATTTAAAACAGTATATAATTCATATGCTCTATTCGGTGCAGGAGTACCAGAAAGGAAAATTTTACTAATCTTACCATTTTTAAATAAAAGTTTATTGAATGTCCTATTAAAATTCTTATAAGTATTTGCTTTTGTATTCTTTAGTTTCTGACTTTCATCACAAATAACGGCATCAATACAATCTATGCCTAATTTTTTCCACTTAACTAAAAACTTATCTTTACTGCCTGAGTTGAAGAAATCATAATTAACAATAATATATTTGGCATTCTCAATACTGCACTTATTTTTTCTCCAACCAATTATATATGAGTTGCTATTTGTGAATTTCTCAACTTCATTAAAATAATTGAATTTCAATGAGTTTGGAGTAACGACCATTACTTTTTCAAATTTATTCATTTCAACATAAAGAATAGAACTAAGAGTTTTTCCAAGTCCCATCTCGTGGGAAATCAATGTGTTACGTGTAGTATTTGCAAATAAGGCTGCTTGAATTTGGTGAGGATAAAGTTTTATCTCTGGTTTTAACAATGCATGTAACTGATCGCTATACTTCTCATATGTTACTTCTAACTCTTGTTTATATTTAACCCAATGCTCCTTTTTAACATTAAGATCGGCTATAAATTTACGTTTTTCTTCTTCGGCAGTTTCAACCTTTTTAATTTGATTAATAAAAATTTTTTTACTTTCGTCATTACCAAAATCAAAATGAATTTTATTTGAGCCTTTGTATCTTTTAATTAAACTGAGCAGTCCTGCACTATTAACTTCCCATGCATATTCTAATGCAACCCATCTTCTTGAAGCGTGTGGCAATTCTTTAATTCTATTAGTAAGTTGGTCGTTAATTGGAAATCTTAACTGATATAAGGATGTCTTGCGAACTCTTAAACAATGAACAATAAAAACTGGTTCTGACATAAAATTTTAAAATTTTTACAAATATATATAATAAATAATTCAATTGCAACGATTATTAAAACATATCCCTGTATTTATAATAAATTGTATCTGCTATGAATAAATGGAATTTTGAAACATGCAAAAAAGAAGCATTAAAATATATAACGAAAATTGATTTTAAAAATCAATCAAGTTCAGCATATCAAACAGCAAGAAGAAAAAATTTTTTAAATGAAATATGTACACATATGATACCTTTGGGTAATCAACATAAAAAATTAATATATTCATATGAATTTTCAGATAATTATGTATATGTTGGTTTAACATATAATATTATAAAAAGAAATTGGGAACATATAACCGATATTAAAAGTCCTGTTTATAAACACATTTTAAAAACTAACATAATACCAACGCATAAAATATTAGTTAATGAATTTGTTGATATTGATGAAGCAAAAATATTAGAAAATTATTGGTATAATAATTATAAAACAAATGGATGGAAACTTTTAAATAAAGCAAAAACTGGTGCTTTAGGTGGAAATAAGATATATTGGACTTTTGAAAAATGTAAAGAAGAAGCATTAAAATACAATACGAAATATAAATTTGAAAAAACCTCTGGTTCTGCATATAATTCGGCACTAAAAAATAATTGGCTTGATATAATTACAACACACATGATTAAAACTCAAAAACCTACTGGTTATTGGAGTATTGAAAAATGTCAAACCGAAGCACTTAAGTATAATACAAGATATGAATTTCAAAAAAAATCACTTAGTGCTTATTCTGCTGCATTTAAAAAGAATTGGCTTGATACAATATGTTCACATATGTTAATTGGTTAGACGACAGTGGTTTTAGTAATTGAATCACTTATTAATACATTGATATAACCATTTACAGGTAATTTAATTTTTCCGCAACCAATTTGCTCACCTAAAAAATCGATGACAAATTCTGCATTGTATCTACCTGCTTTCTTTGTGTCTCTTAAACTAAATCTATAACTAAAGGTATATTTTTCATCTGCTGGAAAAGCAGGTCTGTCATTTCTAATAACAAGATTTGCAGGTACGTTTGCAATACGATATAAACCAGTTTGAGCATCAATCATTGAAAATGTAACAGCAACGTTTTCAAGCATATCCTCTGTAATATTATACATTTCCATTACTTGTTGAACAAGTGGATATTCTAATTCAGGAAGAGTGCTATCTTTCTTAATAAAAAAATTGTTAATGTCGAATGTACTATAATTCATAATTATGTTGTTTGTTCTTCTTTACTATTAGCTTTAACTTCATCTACAATTTGTTTTTGATCTGATCTGAATTCATCTGTATGATATTCTCTCATTAATTCATCTCGATCTCCACCAATTCCACCAATTCTTCTCTTAACGGTTGCTGCAATTCCATCACCAAGAAGACCCAATGTAACCGCATCAAAATTACCGAACGGATGACCATTTATTTCAATATAAAATCTAAAAAGTATATATGTACATAAAATTGTTGCTAAATATCTGCGCCAGTTATCAAAAAACCAGAATTTCCAACTCCATTTAATTGGTGTGTGTGAGCTTTGAACATCCCTACCACTTACTTCGGTTAAAAAATAAATAATATATCCAATAACAAAGAACCACAAATATCCCAATAATTGAACTGTACTATATTCTCCAAAAACTGTTTTAAGAAATTCATTCATACGCTCATAATTAATATTTACTATAAACACATAGTTATTTTTTAAGTTATTGATTTTAATATACCACAACAAAAATTAAGTATTGAAAATGTTGATGGAAGTGCTGTCAATACTGATATACTGCAAGTTGCACCACTTGTTGGAAATTTAGCTTGATATGTATCTGCTAAACAAGCTGCACCTTCAATAAATTTAGGCGCAGTTGCTTGTGTTGTGAAACTTGGTGAAACTAATGGTGCTGCTGCTGATGTTAAGCCTGAAACATAGCCTAAATATGCGGGTTTATTTTGAATACTTGCCCATTGTGGACTCATATTTACTAACAATGGTGGTTGTATAAAGCCAAACACATCTGTACCAGCATAATGAAGTGTAGCAGTTTTTGCGCCACCTGTTGTTTGAGCAAGAATACGAAGTACAAGTCTATCAGTAGCATTCATTGTAGTACCACTATAAATTTGAGAAATTTGATATTCTTGTAATGTTGTAACGCCAATATCTGGTGTCGAAGTTCTAAATAAGAATGTTAATGTACCACCTGTTGAATATTTATAAGTATCCCAATGTAAAAAATTAAGACCAGTAACACTTGACCATTGAGCATGACTATGAAATGTCCATAATCCTGAAGGTATTGAAGTAACTGAAGGAATATCAGAATCCGTAATAAATTCATCAATCAATACGGTATTATTATTAAGTCCTGTTGTACTCTCGGTATAACCAGATGTTGTTAATTGACTGGTTGTCATTCTTTCATAAGTACCAACATTTGCTGGAAGATGTTCAATATAAAAAATTGTAGCTGTTTGTATTTGGCTTAATTGATTGATTTCTGTTTGTAAATATGATAAATCAGTGGGTAAATTTGTTACTTGATTTTCAGTAATGGTTATACCAGATTGTTTATAGTGAATTGTAGTATCACCAGTATGATTATTATATGTTGTTCTATTTGCAAATTGATTAGGAGCAGTAGTGCCAGTATATGTATTAATACCTGCTTTTTGTTGATAACATGAAGCTGATGAACTACCAAGACATAATGCATTTCCAGCAGTGGTTGAACATAATGCGGTACTACCTGTGTTAAGATAATATGTTGATAAACGATTATTTAATTTTGTTGAATCATTTGCACAAGCATTAATGCCTAAATACAAATTCGGTGCTGTTATTCCAGTATAATTATTAAAAATAGAAATATTTAACTTAGTATCAGCATAACCTTTATCAATAAGTGAACGATTACTAAAACTCGCACTATAATCACCCCCATATTCAATACCTGCAGTATTTCCAACGCCTCTTGTTATTGTTGTTGTGCAAATTAATGTACCACCAAGTTTAACACGATGTGGACTAATACAAGTCAAACCGTTATTGGCTGATGTGATACCTGTAAAGGTAGTCATACCACTATTAGTAAAATCTCCATCAAATAAATATTGTTTTCCTGAGAATAAATCTGTTGCAAATGTTGCCATACATATAAACATTTAAGATAAATACTAAGAATAAAACAATTTGATGTTGATTATAAAATAAAAAGGGAAATAATTTCCCTTTCATTAATGTTTTATATTTTAAATCAATTTATTGATAAGTATATCCACTTCTACAACTCCAAGCAAATTTAAATGACTGATTGCCATCTGGGAATAATGAATACCATACCGTACCATTTTGACATATAAATTTTATTTGCCAATTGTTAGCATCTTCATTATTTCCGTTTAGTGACACACCAACATAAATTTCAGATGGCGACACATTATCCGTTAATGTATATGGTGTAAAGTTAAAACTTTGAACATTCATATCTGTTTTAAAATCTGACATATTTATTTGTTTTATTATAAATACTTATTAAAACAACTTTATTTGTTGATTTATATTTAAAATTATTTTATGGCGCAATTATTGTATCACCACCCCAAATACCACCATTTCTACATTGAACAACCAATGTTGCTCCGCTTGTTACAAATCTCCAACTACCATCTGTATTTTTATTACCTAAATATAAATAATTACATGTACCATTTACAATTTCAGTAGTACCACTTATTACTACTCTTTTTGTATCAAATTCACCATAAATTAATGAACAATCACTGCAGTTTGCTATATGTAACTTATTTGAACCTTTTTCAAAATATCCTGCTTGTCGTCCAATTGCAACATTTGTGTTACCAGTAGTACCAGTATAAAGTGCTTGATGACCTATTGCTGTATTATTACAACCAATTATATTGTTATATAATGTAGCACAACCAATTGCCATATTAGTATTACCACTTATATTATTATACATTGAAGACGGACCGATTGAAGTGTTTTGAGAACCAATAGTATTACAATATAATGCAGAAGTACCATATGCAAGATTATAACAACCAGTTGTATTACGATTAAGTGATACAGGACCGACTCCGATGTTATCACCACCAGTTGTGTTATTTCTAAGTACACCATTACCAACTGCGGTGTTTTCAGGACCACAACTATTATTACCAAGTGCACCATTTCCAATTGCAATATTATTATCTCCACAAATATTACAATAAAGTGCTTCACAACCCATTACAATATTACTAATACCAATTGTATTATTATACATTGCAAAAAATCCAATTGCAATATTATCATTACCAGTAGTATTATTTGCAAGTGTTGCATATCCATTGGCTATATTGTGACAACCTGTTGTATTTACACCAAGTGAAAATGCACCAACACCCACATTATTACAACCTATTGTATTTCCAGCAAGTGTTTGACTTCCAATTGCAAGATTATAATTACCGCTTTTATTTGTATATAATGCACATTCACCTAAAGCAATGTTTTGAGTGCCACCCGTATTCCAATAAAGTGCTTGATAACCATTTGCAACGTTATTACTACCACACATATCATGATAAAGTGCCTGATAACCAATTGCAACGTTATTACTACCGCCAGAATTACTGTAAAGGGTAGCGTAACCAATTCCAACGTTATTATTAGCTCCTGCATTACTATAAAGAGCACAAGCACCATTTGCAATATTACCACATCCACTTGTATTAAATGCAAGTGCTTGAAAACCATTTGCAATATTATCACAACCAGTTAAATTATTTTGAAGCGCAGAACTTCCATATGCTACGTTACCGCAACCACTTGTATTACCATTAAGAGCATATGTACCAAATGCAATATTTTCGCAACCAGTTAAATTACTTTGAAGTGTAGCAGTACCAAAACCAATGTTTGTACTTCCACTTGTGTTATTTTGAAGTGCATTATATCCAAAAGCTATATTATAACTACCAACTAAATTATTTTGAAGTACATTATATCCAAAAGCTATATTATAACTACCACATATATTACTTGATAATACTCGATTACCACTTGCTATATTATGATTACCATTTCTATTTGAAAAAAGTGCACATAATCCATTAGCAATATTGCCAGTACCACCAGTATTATTATAAAGTGCACAATTACCATGTGCAATATTATCACTACCAATTGAACCATTTAAAAGTGCTGATTTACCTATAGCAATATTACAACTACTTCCAGAACTATTACCAAGTGCATTAGTACCCATTGCAATATTATCAGAACCTATAATGTTTTGATTAAGTGCCAAGAAACCAATTCCAATATTATCACAACCAGTTAAATTATTTTGAAGTGCATGGTCGCCAATTCCGATATTAAAACATCCTGTATTATTATTATACATTGTTTGAAAACCGATTGCAATATTATCACAACCTGAAGATGACATATTTCTACCAGCACTAACGCCATATAAAGTATTACGTATAAATGTATATCCGCTTGCAACTGTGTCACAACCTGCAACAGTATTACCACATACTAAATTTGACCAACCAATACCACCACCGCTTGGATTTTCCCATGTACTATTACCTAAAGAATCTGATGTTAAAATTTTTCCCGCACCAGCATTTGATAATATTGATAATGTTGCACCACTTCTTATTTCAAAGTCGCCATAAATGCGTGTGCTACCAGATAAATTAAGCGTTTCACCAGAAAACTGTTCAAATTTATTACTATTTAGATTGGGTTTTGTATCAACTGCCATTTGTTTTTAATTTTAATTTTTGTTATTAATTATAAATACTCAAATTAATATCAATACTTTTCATTTTTATTAATATAATACATTTACTGTACCACCAGCATCCTTATACACTAACTTACCAACATTTGTTGAAAAGTATATGCTATTGTTTGGCATTCCTACATCTGCACAACTTGCTGGTTTTATAGCACAGCTTGCTTCAATACAACCACAAATTTTTACATAATTATTATCAAATTCGCCATAAATCAACGAACATGCTGCTTTATTAGCAATATGCAATCTGCTTGAATTTGTTTCGCCACTACCTGCAGTATATCCTATTGTAACATTACAACTACCAGCAATATTATTATATAGTGTTTGATATCCAAGTGCTGTATTATGAATACCAGTAGTATTTTTTGTCATGCTTTGATAACCTATTGCAATATTCCAAGAACCGCTTGTATTACAAATAAGTGAACCTTGTCCCACAGCAATATTGTTACCACCAGTAATTGGAGCATTCGGTCCTTGCATTGTAGCATAACCAATTGCAATATTATAATTACCAGTAGTATTACACATAAGTGCATTTATACCAATTGCTAAATTAGCAGTACCACTGGTATTATAGCCAAGTGCAACACTACCCATTGCAATGTTATTACCACCCGTTGTGCTATTCATAAGTGCTTGAATACCAATACCAATATTAGCAGTACCAGTGGTATTTTTATTCATTGCATAATAACCATTTGCAATATTATATGAACCTATTGTATTATCATTAAGTGCATTCTGACCCAATGCAACGTTATCATTACCAGTACTATTATTTTTAAGTGCTTGATAACCAACGGCTACGTTATAACAACCAGTTTTTGCACCAGCAACTACACTTCCATACATTGCTTGATAACCAAGTACCGCATTACCAGTACCACCACTATTATAATATAATGCACCATATCCTACTCCAGTGTTGTAGCATGCAGCACAGTTATTTGAAAGTGAACTACTACCGACAGCAGTATTAAAACATCCAGTAGTTGTAAATACAAGTGAACTTCCGCCAATGCCAACATTATGACAACCAACAGTATTGTTTTGAAATGCACCATTACCAAGTCCAATATTATCACCACCAGTTGTATTAGAATATAAAGCAAAGAATCCAAGAGCTATGTTATCAGTACCTGTAGTATTAGCTTGCATTGCACCATATCCAATTGCAATGTCTTGTTGACCAGTTGTATTGGCTTTCATTGCATTGTTGCCAAGTGCAACATTGTAAATACCTGTTGTATTTAAACAAAGTGCACCATTGCCAATAGCAAGATTACCAGCACCAGTTGTATTTGTTGTAAGTGCATTCAATCCAAGTGCCACGTTATCATAACCATTTGTGTTTGATGCAAGTGCACGCTTACCAAGTGCAATATTATTAACACCTGTTGTATTTGATGCAAGTGTAGAATCTCCTTGGGCAATATTATCACAACCTGTTAAATTATTAAATAATGCATAATAACCAATTGCAATGTTGCAATTACCAGTTGTATTACTCTTAAGTGCACTGTAACCAAATGCAATATTCCAGCAACCACTTGTATTGCCATAAAGTGCAGCATAACCAAGACCTATGTTATGACAACCACTTGTATTAGTTTGAAGTGCAGTACTTCCAAGACCAATGTTATTAGTACCAGTTAAATTACTTGAAAGTGCAGAAGTACCCAACGAAATATTATCTGTACCAGTTGTATTGTTTCTGAGTGAAGTAAAACCAAGTGCAATATTATAACTACCAGTTGTATTTCCCATAAGCGCAGATACTCCAAGAGCAACGTTTTGAGAACCAGTTGTATTAGTATAAAGTGTCTGACAACCAATTCCAATATTGCAACCACCACTTGTATTTACACGAAGTGAATTTAAACCCATAGCAATATTGTCACTACCACTTATATTACTATAAAGTGCATGGCAACCTTGTGCAATATTATCACAACCAGTTGTATTAAATTGAAGTGCGCATGCACCTTGTGCAATATTATTGCAGCCACTTGTGTTTTGATAAAGTGCTAAATATCCACTTGCGAAATTATAATTACCACTTATGTTTTGACGTAAAGAGTTATAACCAAGTCCGATATTATCATGACCAATTGTATTTGTTGTTAATGATGTATTTCCAATTGCAACGTTATTATAACCAATTGTGTTATTACTAAGTGCTGAACCACCAATTGCAATATTAGTACCACCTGTTGTATTAGCATAAAGTGCACCAGTACCAAGTGCAATATTACCACTACCAATTGTATTACTGCAAAGTGCCTGATAACCCATAGATAAATTATTTTTACCATCGGTATTTTTTACAAGTGCCTGATAACCAATTGCCGTATTATAACAACCACCAACAGTTTTACAAAGAGCCTCAAAACCAATACCGACATTACCAAGACCATTAATAGTAATACTTTTACCTGCACAAACACCTATAAATGTATTACATAAACTTGTAGTACCACTTGCAATTGTTCCACACCCAATTACTGTTGAACCATTAGTTAAATTAGACCAACCCATACCACAAATTGTAATGTCATTTGCAGTACAAGAAATACCAATACCACCACCAGCCAATAATGATTTAAATCTTAAACCATAATTAGTAGTTGTTGCATATACAGCATAACCACTACCTAAACTCGTTGCGCCAGTAATTGTCCCGCCACCACCAGTACCACCACTTATAACACCAGTACTTAATCTACCATTTGAATCGATATATATTCCACATGTTTCTACAGTTTTTACAGGTAATCCACACACATAAACTCTGCCATTTGTAAGTGTGCCAGTACCTGAACGCAATGTTAGATTACCACCAATAGAAGTTAAACCATTTGCATCACCGCCTCTAAGATATAATGAACATGCATTTGCACTTGGAACAGAAGTATCATTACCAATAATACAAAAATTATTAGGAGTTATTTTAGAAAGACAATCACCAAAAACACCTAAATAATTACTTGATGCTCCAATGTATGTACCACCATCTCCAAATAAACCTAAAACACCGCTATTTTTAGCACATAACCATAAACCGATATTAGATGTTGTACCTGCAGGTTGAACAAATACATTTGGTTTATCATAAGTATTTGAACCTAAATATATGGCATGATAAGGTGTGCCTCTACCCGGGTCTAAATATAAATAACCATCCTGATGACCACTAACATAGCCAAGACATGTACCCGGTTTTATAACTAAACTTATTGGTTGTGTTGGGTGATCATGTGCTTTAATTGTTACATTATTAGAATTTGCAGGATTACCAACAACAAGATTATCTTTTGTTATACATATACAAGTTGTACCGCTATCAAAAATTGAACCATTAATGAGATTATTACCTGCGGTATTAAATTTAGCCACATAATCATTTGTACCATTAAGCAAAACACCTTTACTTAAATTACCGCTTCCATCAATATACATTATGTTTGTTTGTGTTGATGTCGGTAAATTCGGTATTTGAATTCTACCAATAGAAGTACCACTACCACCACTTAATACGATATTTCCACCTGCTGCACTTATTCCGTCACCACCGCTAAGTTTTAATGTTTTACCTACTTGACCAAATGATATTGCACTACCAGCATGAAGTAATAAATCACAATATGCTGCTGAACACAATGTAAGACCATCGAGTGTTGCACCAATACAAAGACAGTTACCGCTATAAGCTCCAATATTTACACCGCTTTGTGCAATCAATTCGATTTTTCTGTTCGATTTTGGTTTAATTGTTACTTTGCATCCGTCAGCAATATTGCCACCAAGAAGAATATTATATCTGTCTATACTAAGATTATCAGTAACAGTTGTACCACTATCAAAAATTGAACTAATCGTAATACCAGTAGTCGTACCTTTTAATAAATAATCTGTAAATCCTGATGGTACAACAAAACCGCCACCACTAATTGTAAGTGTTGTGTCACCAGTGATAATTGATAAGCCACCTGCCACTGAAATGGTCTTAAATTCTAAAGTGTTACCAGTAACGTTCTTGCATTTAAAAATGCAACTTCCAACACCAAGATTTACTCCTGTCGTGGCATTAGCAAGTAAATCTATGTTTGATCTATCTGTCATTTTTCCTGTTTTTTATTTTAAATCTTATGTGTTACAAATACAATCTTCTTGATTGCCACTCATGGTTACTGTTAATCCTACGCTACTTAAATATGGATGAATGCAGAAACTACTACATGAACCGCTATTACCATCAGAATAATTCTGATAACAAATACTATCACCAGCACCTATATATACTTGTCCACCACCAAAACCACAATATCTTGTGTTGTCAGTACACATATAGTTACTTGGGTCTATTGATGAGGTTATATCAGTATAATATGGATTTCCATTTGGTTTGCAGAATATACAAACTCTACCACAAGAACCAATATTATTAATGGTTTGATTATAATTTATTGATAAACATACCCATTGACCAGTAGCTAATGGTTGATCAAAACTAATAACACCATTGGTTTCAATACCAAAATCATTACATCTATTTAAAGTAATATCAACACTTGTTAATGGTGGTAAAGCAGGAGTTGTGCAACATTTAACTACTCCATATCCAGTTTCTTCACAATTTTTTGCATACATTCTGAAATATGTCAACGTATTGTCCTGTAGACCACTTATTGGCTTACTGTATGGTATGCCAACACCAATATTACCCACAGTACAAACTTTACAAGCAGATATTGTTGGATTTGAAGTTACTTGTGAAAACGCTACACCATATTCACATATAGAATAATTGCCATCAAATGTTACAATATTATTATCAACATGTAAACAACTTGCAGCTAAACAAGATACAGTTCCAGTTAAACCGCTTGGTGATTTGATGTTGGAATATGTGATTGAAACACATCCTCTATTAACCGAACTACCATAAAAACCACTCTGTGTGAAAAAAGCACCGTCATCCCTTTCTAATTCAATTGTTCGTGCGGTACAACAAAGACGCATTCTGCCTGATGGAGTCCAATCAGGATAAGAAAATGGAAATAAATCTCCACCATTTGAACGTATAAGTGCGTCAAAACTTCTTATTTTGGCTGTTGGAATATCACTTGGAATTGAAGTTGTATGTCCTCTATTTGGATGTGCCATATCCCAAGCACCTATTGAAATGTATCTTGTTAATTGTGCCTGTTGTAAATTATTGATGTTTGTCGTGCTACCGCCAGTTGTAGTACCAGTCATCACGGTTGTAAGATTACCTACTAATTTAATATATGATCTGCTCATTTTATTATTTTTACTATAAATACTAATTTTAGTACAAATACTGAATTCTATTCAATATTCTTATTTATAAATACTTTTAAAACAGTACTTGACAATAGATAATGAAAATAAAAAAACCCACTAAAAATTCAGTGGGTTTAAAACAAATAAAATATGGCTATTATTTTTGTTTATTTACTGCTTCAATAATTTTATTAATATCAAATACATTAACAGTATCATACGGAAATTGTTGTATCTGTCCGCTTATATCAAATTGTTCAAGATAACTAAATTTATTAAGTTCACGAACATAATTTGCATTTGGTAAAACATTAATGTGTTCTGGATAACCAAATACTTCTGGTTTATTTCCAATCCAAACAACCGTACTCTGTAAATCAAGTGCTGCAGCTACATGTTGTGCGAAACTATCAATGAATAATCTTTTTGTACTCAAAGGAAAACAAGCATATAATTCTCTGTAAGGAAGTGTCAAAGGTTCTACACCTTGTAAAATTGGTTGCTCTGGTGACTTAACATGAAGAATTCTGTAAGATTTACCGAAATAATTCACAAGTTTCTGCGCAATTTCAATTGGTATATCCCTGTACCATGATTTTTTGCTGTATTGCCCCGTAGGAGAGCCACCATGCGTTTGTAATAGCATGATTGGTCTGTTATCTGGTTTTATTTTATCCTTCGCTATTTCGAGTTCTCTGGGGTTTAAATAGATTTTTGGTTTATATCCATCCCAAGGAATACCATACATGTCACACCAAGACTGTGTAAGATGTTTGCGTTGTAATATATGATCTTCGCTAAAATAAACCTCTTGACGAAAAATTTTGGTGTCAGCATTAACATAGTCATCAAAAAAATATTGCATCTGTCCAAAGGTATAAAAACGCCATACATCAGGATTGTAAAAGAACGGTCCGTCCCAAGCCGTAACAACTATTAATTTTCTGTCTGGATATGCTTTCTTTATTGCTCTGCAAACTGCTGTTGCACAAACCTGCTTCCCATGTCCCCCCTCTGAATGAAATATACAGAACTTATCACCTTGTTTAATTGAACCATCATTTTTCATAATACGAATTTATTTAATTTTTTAATTATTTTTATATTCCCACCTATAATCGTTTGTTTGTGAATAGGTTGGTATTCTTAAACACTTATTTATTAATTTTGAACTTATGCCAGTTATCTTTTCTGCTTCACCCTGACCACAAAATTCAGCAACGATTTCACCATTCAATGTTCTTTGAATAATTGGAATGTTCCTTTTTGCTGCTTTTCTAAATACTATGTTTTCTTTTTCTTGTGGAGTTGTAAACCAATAACAATTAGCCGAACTCTTATTTATTTTTTGATTTAAAGCCAGAGATATTTTAGAAATACTAACATGAACATCATTACTGGCTTCTGTCATTGACAAATATTTTATTTTAAAATCACCATTTTCATCGTAACAATATAATTCAATTGTTGGATAAACATATGAACTTTCTGCTTCTCCACCGTCAGTAACATTTAATAATCTATTTGATTTTCGTAACTGTGCAATATATTTTCTTTCGGCATCTTTCCAAGTACTTTCATTACATTCTTCAAGTTTAATATAAACTGGTTTTTGATCATCCAATTTCATTTTACGAATCCATTTATGAATTGGTGCAATTCCTGTTTTACTGTCTTCAATATGCTTCGATAATCTACGATTAATTTCATTCTTTGTTTTTCCAACATATCGAACATTTTTAATAGTTAATTCATTTCTGGGGTCAATTAATCCGTAAATGTAAACAACAGCCATATTATAATTTTTTATACTTTTTTATAAATACGAAGATAAACACGAAAATCTCGATTTACAAGAAAGAAAAATGGGAAATTTTTAGTTTCCCATTTTTCTTCGTATCGAGGTCCGCACACAGGTGCGGACCTTATATCTATTCGTTAGTTAACGAAAGAGAATACATACCATGAACCCAGAACGATATTGTAAACCAATTCAAGTGCACCGCCATCAGTATTAATGCTTGCATCGTTTCCAGCACCATCAATGTTGTTACCATTACGTGCAACTGTGATATTATTTGTCAATGCATTACTTGAAGCATCTTTGATTCTAAATACTAAACCATTGATTGGAGTTGCAGGTAATGTAATTGTAATTGCAAGACTTGAAGTATCAACTAACTGTACATAAGTGTCACCTGTTGTTAATATGATATCACCTGTTTGTACAGTCATTGCGTAAATGTTATTCTTGTCACCAAGAGCAGCACCACTAACTGTTTTAATTGTGCTATCGGCACTATCCCAAACAAGAACTGAATTTGAAACACTACCAGCAATTGGTTCTCCAATTTTAATTGTTGAACCACTTAAAAGAATTTCGGTACTACCCGTAATTTTAACAAGATTACCAACTGCACATATATCTTGACCTATTAATCCAAGATATGCACAACCTACTGCACAAGTTTGAAGTTCAATTTGAGTACTACTAACACTAAGTGTTGTCGATGGACTAACCCATAAATTAATTTCAGTAGTAGCAGACATTGAAATGTTTTGTGAGTCTAATTTAAAACATACATCAGTATTAAGTGGATTACTGATAGTAAATGAATTATTATCTATTGCAATTGTAGTATTACCAGTTAAAGTACCACCAAGACCTATTGCATTTCCACTGTTTTTATTTAAACCATTAGTTGGAGAAATATTTGTTGCGCCTGTTACGGTTGCAAGATAACCTTTAGTTATAAGTGACTCACTGGTGAAATTACCACTATAATCTGCAGCATAAACAATACCTTTTGAACCTGCATCAGTGAAAATATTACATGATGCTGTTATATCCAAGCAACCACCACCTAATACACCAAGACAAATACCCGCTACTGAACTAATCTCTGTAATTACTGAACAACTACGGAGAACAGTACATGCACTATCAATAATGAAATGTGGACTTGCAAATGTTACATCACCAAGAGTAACTGTACTTGAACCAGCAGCGATTTGTAATCCACCAACACCACCACATGCAACACAAAATGTATTTGCAGCAGTTTCAATAGTTGTTGCACCTGTTAAACTACCACCAAGAACAACATTTTGACCGCATTTTGTTAAACCATTACATGCTGTTGTTATTCCACAACATGTTAAACCTGTTACATAAGCAACATCAGGAATTGAACAAGTGGTTATTGCACCAAATGTTGAAAATGGTTGTAAATAGTTAAAACCACTATATGTTGCAATATTTGCAGAATCTCCTTGAATTCCACCTGTATTAATTTTCAATGTTGCCAAACATGCACCAATATTTGTTGCGCCCAATTCAATTGTTGAGCAAGCAACACACATTTTTATACTAATATTTTCAGATATACCATCAATAATATTTAATTGATTTGAAGCCACGTCAATAGTTGTTGCACCTGTTAAACTACCACCAAGAACAACATTTTGACCGCATTTTGTTAAACCATTACATGCTGTTGTTATTCCACAACATGTTACACCAGTTACATATTGTGCAGTTACCAATGAACGTGGAACAAATGTTGCTTCATAATCACCAGCATATGTTAAGCCAGATGGTGTTCCATTATTATCAGTAATAACACCACTACCACCATATGATAAACTAAAATTACCACCTGCAACAACTTCTACACCACCAGTAACACAACCACAAATACTCGTACAACCTTTACTACCAATACTAATTGTACTTGCTGCCTGAGTTGTATCATTAATTGCAATAAATGGAGCTGCAGATGCACCTTGAATAGTTAAAGTATGTAAACAAACATCAATTGTTGTATCACCAGTTAAATTACCGCCAAGACTTACAGTGTTACAACCTGATTTATGTAAACCATTATCGGCAGCAGTAATACCAGTACTTGCTATACCACTATCCTTAATGGTTAAAGTACCACCAGTAACATCACTACTTGTAGCGTACCAATATTCAACACCATTTATATTTACCGTTAAACCAACACTTCTCAAACCAACTGGTATCGCTGTATTTACAGCACTAACACTTGTGTATGGAACAGTATTGTTTAAATACTTTGCATCGAGTGGTTTCGGAATTTGAACACTTATATTGTCACCTAAATAAATTGCCATATTTTCTGTTTTTTATTATTGTTTCGTATAATTTTTATTCTATTTCTTTAAAATTTTATGGTAATAAGTAAGAGCTTAATGCAATTGTACCAACAGTACCAACAGTACCACTCATATACACATTATAACTAATACCTGCCCAACATGCGCTACTTATTGATATATTACAAGTATCTGGATATTTATCACTTGGAGCAGATGCCATACAACCTCTACTTAAAGCAGTTTCACACCAATATGCTCTTGCTGCACAAGCAGCAGGAAGTGCAAACCAAGTCCATTCGCCAGTTGCACCAAAAATAACTGAAGTACATGTGCCAGCATATGCTGCCACTTTTGTTCCACCAGTTATAAGTGCGTTTGTTACTGCAGGACGGCTACCACTTGAAAGTTTTCCAAAATAATATGGATATATACCAGTAATTGTATTTTCACATAAAGCACCAATAATACCAGCAGCTAATGGAGAGCCAAAGTTAGTACCTTTATTAGTTTTTGGTTGAACACCTACATCATAACATGCACGTGAACCCCAAGTATTTGCACCAGCCAGTACCGAATATGCAGTTACTGTTTCGGTATCTGAATTAGCAGTACATGCTTTTAAACCAACAATTTGTGCACCCGTAAAACAATAACATGTTGCACAATTACTTCTACATGCAGCAGCACTGCATCCTTGTGGATTTATTGAACCTCTGCTGAAATTAGCCGTTACGCTTAATGAGCCAATAACTGTACCAACTTCAAGGGGTGAAGTACTTGGTGCTAAACCAAGTGATGTCATACTTGGAGCAGTAAGAACTGGAGATATTTCAGGAAATAACATGTCTTGAATTATACAATTACTGCTTTTTCCAGTTAGAACATATCCAACATTTATTCCACCTACACATACTGCAGCAGGAGTCAATAAATTATATATTGTAGTACCTGTAGCACCAGTGATTTTTAAATCAACATACTTCTTATCAACTATTTGAGTATTACCAGTAAATTCTGGATGTGTCTGATATCTTAAATCTCCAACTGTTGCAATAACAGTATTACCAGATAATATTAATAATTCATTATCACTCTGAAATACTTTATTCTTATTTAAGTCTATTTTTGTAGTAAATGCCATAATTTTTTGTTTTTATATTTTTATAATAATTTTTCCTTACTTATAAATAGTTTTTAAAATCAATAACTTCCTTGAACCTTAAAATTTATTTTAATTTATCCATGCAACAGCACTCCAAGAAGTACCTGTATTGTTATTAACAAATGACATTGAGCCATAATTAGTATTAATTAAAGCAACTTGACAAACAGCATCTGCAATAGTTCTACCATTACCACATATAGTTATATTATCACTCAAAGCATTACCATAAATATCGGCAACTGTAATTCTTTGACCCGGTTTTGGAGTTAAAGGTAATACGACACAAACACCAGTGCCACCAGTTACTCCAATAAAATCATCATTTATTGTTGCAGTATAATTTACACTTATATTGCGAACACCAACAGTATTTCCGCCAGTGCCACCAGTTGGTGAATAAATAATCCACGTATTACCACTAATATTATTTGCAACTGTTGCGCCACTACCAACAAAAGTATATGACATTCCAGTTGGATTGGTATAAATATTGACATTGTTACCAACCTGTGTAATAATTGTTGCTCCACTTTGTGTAAATGTATATCCAGTAAAGCCACCTGTACCACCACTTGAATAAATTATAATATCATTTCCAACTTGTGATATTGAAGTGTTTCCACTACCGACAAAACTTCTAAATTGAAGATTTTTATTAAGAGTACTGTCATATATGCCTGTACCTGTACCAATATTAGTAGCACCAGTAATTGTGCCACCACCTGTACTACCAGTACCACCACTTGTTAGAATATATCCGGGGTATGGCAAAATCCAGCCACTTGCTGATGTATCTGCTACAAGAACTGCTCTAACCACATGTTCAAGAATTGTGGGTTTTGTTGTTTGTAATTTACCAGCAATACTATCACTAAGGAAGTATGTACTGTTCATTGTTATGCCAGTTAAACCACTAATATATCCTGCCTGAGTAAGATCAAATACGTTTGGATTTACAACCTTATTTACAATACCAATAACTTCACCATTATATTTACCATTTGCAATAGCTTTATTATATGTCCCACCACTCCAACCAACCACATCGCTTACAGCAAATCCGTGTGAGATTTGTGTTATTCTTCTTGTATTAGTACCACTCTCAGTAATTCCTGATGATATAATATATCCAGCATATGGCAATACCCAACCACTTGCAGCAGAATCTGCAATAATAACTGCTTTACTAACATAGCCAAGTGTTATTGGTTCAACTGAACTTAATTGACCTGCAATAGTATCACTTAAAAAATAAGTTGTATTTGCAACAAACATTGAAGGTGTTCCGCCTGTTGGTATTTGTGAAATATAACCTGTGGTAGTTAAATCAAAACAATCAGCATTATAACATTTAGTTACTATACCAAGAATTTCACCATTATATAAGCCATTGGCGATTGGTTTATTATATGTACCACCACTATAACCAATAACATCTTTTACTACAAAACCATGAGAAGTCTGACATATTAATTTACTAACCTTTTCATTTATAAGATTTGCATATCCCTTATCAATAAGTGAACGATCACTATAATCAGCACTATAATCAGCACCATACTCAATACCTGCAAGGTTACCAACACCACGTACTATTGTTGTTGTCTGACATAATGCTCCGCCTAATTTAACATTTAAACCACCAACGCTTAAACCGTTTGTAGCACCTGTAATTGTGCCACCACCAGTTCCACCACTTGCAAGACCAAAAGATACTTTACCTGATGTTGAATTATAATAAAGTACGTCAATTTCACTTGTTTTTGCAGGTAAATTACATACAATAATATTACCTCTTGCACCAGTACCAGTACCAAGTCCACTTTCAATTACCACATCACCGCCAATACAGTTTTGAGCACCAATACCATCAGTAGCATCACCACCACAAATAAATAAATGACCACCACAACCAGCAAATCCAACTTGTGAATATCCATGACCACCAATAATATAATTTGCTGGAGCATTTGGAGTAAGTGAATCACCACCATAACCAAGTATAGTACCTGATTGTGGTAAAGTTAATGTACGATTAACTGGACTAAAACTCAAACCACATCTTCCAGTTGTACCAAGATTAACACTTGATGTTGGCGTGATAAGTGTAATTTGACCAGTACCTTTTGCGCTTATATCTAAAGCAATACATGTTGCTTGACCAGCTACACAAATATTAGCAACGGTATATCCAGTGCTCATTGTAGGATATCCTAATGTTACTACGGTGTTTGCAGGACCGTTAACACCAACTAAATATAAACCATTTAATGCTTTAACAGTAAAATAATTAGGATTATATAATGTTGTTCCACTGAATATTAATGTACTGTCAATTAATTTATTTCCCGCATTATTAAAAACTGGTATATGAAATGTAGTTCCAGTTGTATTTTGCAAATCAACATATCTTTTAGTTACAAGAGATTCATTAATAAATGTGCTGCTATAATCAGCACCATACTGAATACCAACTCCTGTAACATCTGTTATTACTGCAGATGGACTTATTGCACCACCAAGACAAATATTTTTACCGCTAACACCAAGACCGTTTGTTGCACCAGTAATTGTACCACCGCCACCAGTACCACCACTGAAAGTCTTTAAAATCAAGTCAGCATCAGTAACACCATTTTTATACCAATATTCGGCATTACCAATATTCACGGTTAAACCAATATATCTCTGAGATTCAGATATTCTGGTATTAGTTTCGCCAGTATCTGCATATGGTTGATTTAATGCATTCAAATATTTGGCATCAATTGGGTTACCTACACCTATGCTAAAATTATCACTGAAAGGAATTGCCATTTTTTATGTTTTTATTTTTACTTCTAATTTTTATTATCCTATTAACATTGAGCCACTTGCTGTCGCTTGTTTATTGCTTATATATACCTTATATGGACATCCTGACCAACACACTGTTGTGACTGCTACAGGGTCTGGTGAAGGAAATAAATTACATCCAGCACCAATACCACCACCGATTAAACCACAGTTTGATGGGTTAATATACCATGTTGATTTGTCTGCACCTGCTGCTGTTGGTACAGCAAACCATAAATAATCATTACCAGTACTGTTAAATGCAATACTAACCGAACCTGCACTACCTGCAAGTACTTTTGTGCCCGTTAATACCATTGCACAACTTGCTGTTGGACGATTTGCACCAGCAGGACCGGGACATGTACACAGTCCCCAATAATATGGTAATAATGCAGTTGTAACAAAACTACTTGAACCAAATTGAACAGCATTCGTGTTTTTAGCACTACCACACCATGATTGCTGTTGACCACAAGAAGTAAACGTTGTTGTATTAATTGCTACTGATTGTGGTGAACTTACTGATATATTTGTTGCAAGATTACTTCCAAGTGTTACGTCTCTAACACACATCGTTGCTGGTTGAACATTGGCGTTTGTAAATCCCCAAGTAAATGATTTAGTACCGCTTATTACACAACCAACTTCAACTGTTGAAAGCACACCACTATTACTAAAACTACTAAAAGCAGGTGCTATATATGGTGCAAGTATTTCTTCAAGTATTCTATCTAAACCACAACCACTCAATGAACTACCAGCAGATAAACCACCAACAGTTATTGTAGAGGGACTTGAACATTGATATGTGGTAGAACCACTTGCTTTATCATCCACATATTTTTTATCAACTAATTGAGTGTCCTGTGAAAATGTAGGATGAGAAGCATATCTCATGTCACTACCATTTACTGTTATATCATTACTTTGAAGTGTTAATCCACTTAAGCCTATAACTGATAAAATACCAGCACCTGAATTTATTTCTGTTAATGCAGGAGTTGCATATATATAATTATCCGTAAAACCAGTATCACCAATAATTACTGAAATTGGGTCAATTTTTACGGCAAATCCATTTTTACCAAGAACTAATGCTTGTGCATTGGTATTAATTGTTACGTCACTTGTTAATACACCGCCTAATTCAGCATTTTTTCCAACTTTATTTAAACCATTAGTAGCACCAGTCAATGTAATTCCTAATACAGTGCTTAAACCACCATTATTAATGTCAACATTAAATGTATTTCCTGACCATTGTATTGAATTGCCAGCAAGTGCAGCACCATCTACTGATATTGTACCACCACCAATATTAATGCCAATACCAGCAATAAATGTTGGACTACTGAATAAACCAAATAACATTGAAGTTACGCCCGGATTTATTGGATTATCTGTTACCAATACCCAAATACTATTACTATTCGTATTACCACTAATAACAGGTATTAATGAACCTTGAACGGTTTGACCACTTAAATAAAAATCCGCAACACGACCCCAAGAACCAGTATTTGCACTATATATACCATTTTCACTACCAGTTAATTGATCTTTAACCAAAACTCTCATGCCATCGGTTGTAGTAACTCCGTCTATAGATTGATTGGTACTTAATGTAATATTACCAATTGTTGCAATTTCTACAGCCAATTTTGGACTAAGACCTAATGCAACAGTATCAACATATTTTTTATCTACAATTTCAGTATCATTACTAAAGAAAGGATGTGTAATATATTTTAATTTACCACCACTAAAACTTGTATCACCAGTTAATGCGCCACCTAAAAATACTGTTGAACCACTAACATGTAAGCCACTCTGAGCATCTGTTAATGTACCAGCACCACTGCCAACTTTAACCCAACTTGCTGGATTAGTATAAGTTGTAGCATCATTAAGATAGTATATGCCATTATTAACACCATCGTTGCCAACAGCAACAATAGCACCATTAAATAACCAAACACTACCGTCAACCGTCCACGTTACGGGATTAATTAAATCAGCTTTTGTGTCAACCAATTGACGTGCATCTAAAGGTAAAACTTTTAATACCTCAAGATTTGCCGAATATGTAAATGTACCTTGTGTTCTTGACATATGTTAATCTTTTTAAAAATCTAATTTTATTCTTGTTGCGCCTCTTAATGCACCATTATAACTATATAATTTATAAGTAATTGGATTCGTTTGTATTGTTTCTGATGATGGTGTTTGAGTCCAAAATGTTTTTGAAACTACAGCACCTGCACTACCCTCATATTTCCATTGACTTGAATTAGTATCCCATGTTTGAACACCACTTAATGCATTCCATATTGATGGTATTTCAAATTTTTGTTTATTACCAACTGTTTCACCACATAAATCAATTACAACCGATGGTGGACTTACCATTGACACCAATGGCAACTTACTTAATGTAGTAATATTTACACATGTTGCAAACAATGGATAAACACCCTCAATTGAACGAGATATTGCTCCTGTTGTACCAGCACCTAACGGAGTTAAATTAGTACCTTTACTGTTTTTAGGTGCTACTCCTGTTGAATATGAAACAGAACCAGTCCAACTTTTAACACCCTGAACAATAGTATAAGCACCACTTATTATTTGTGAATTACTTAATGAAGTTGAAGGCACAGAAGGTGTAATTAAATCACCACTATAATTATATGTTGCGGGTAATCCAGCATATACAGCAGGACCGCCACAATATACAGGTGATATCGAACCCTGATTAAAAGTTGCATTTGCATTTAATGCACCAATTGGACAAGCAATTTCATATAATCCAGTTGATGTAATAGTAAATGAATTAAAAGGTGGATTACATGTAGGATTTAATGCAGGTACAAGTAATTCTTCAAATAATTGAAAACTTGTTTTACCAGTTAATTGATCACCAGCATTAATACCACCTACTGTTATTGCAGCAGGTGTACTGAGATTATATGTACCGCCACCAGTACCGCCTGTACCGCCAGTTACACTAACAGAATGTATTACAATGGTATTACCGACCTGAGTAACCTGAGTATCACCACTACCAATAATTGTCCTAAATTGAAGCGTATTATTTGTAGTACCACTGTAAACACCAGCACCTGTACCGATATTTGCACCATGTACTGTTGCACCAGATACGTAAACAAATGCTTCATCATAACTTACACTAATTATATTTGGTGTTTTTGTCTGAAGTGTTCTGAATTCTAAAAGTTTTCCTGCTTTTCCAGCAAAAACAGGTGCACCAACTGTCATTGTTATACCTGTTGTTAAACTACCTGCAATAATATCAAAAGTTACATTTGAACCATTATTAGGGTTAGTACCACTTATCCAAGAAGTTTGTGTATATGATATTGCTGGTGGATAATATATTACACCGTTTACAAATACTCCGAGATTATTTTGAACATTACTATCTATTAAAATCCAGCCAAGCATATTTGAACTACCAGTAAATTCATTCCATATCCATGATTTAACAGGTGCAACAGTTTTGATATATGCTCTTTTTGGTATACCATCACTTGGTGTACCAGCATATATTATACCATCTGTACCTCTATAATACCAACCATATGTTGAATAATAATTACCATTACTATAATCAGTTGGATTAAGTGCGTAGTCTAATGGTAATGTTTGTACACCAGTAAAACCACTGAAAAATCCAAGATTTGTACCACCTGTTACAAAATCACCACTTGGAATTGTGCTATCATATTTCTTTTGAATTGGAGAACTTGTTACACCTGTATACCAATATTCAACACCCATTATATTAACAGTTAAACCAACGTGTCTTTCAGGTATAGTTATTGCAGCATTTACTGCAGCAACTGAAGTGTATGCGGTATTTCCACTGCTTAAATATTTTGCATCAACAGGTTTACCTGCATTTACTCTAATATTATCATTTATAATTATTGCCATATTTTAAAATTTTAACTATTTGTTAATGCTATTGGGTTTATTGCTTTTGTTTGATAATTACTTATATATACTTTATAAGTTTGACTACTCCAACATATTGTTGATATTGAACTTACGTTATTAAAATCAGGAAATAAATTACCACCTGCACTTGGTGGTGAACCACCTATGTTACCATTATTAACTATAACCACAGTGTCTGCCCATTTAACTTTTGATGCGCTGGCTGTAGGAATTGCAAACCATATATAATCATCTGGTGTACTATTCCAATTAATAGTAATTGTGCCAGTACTGTCAAAAGGTATATAACCAGTAGCTTTACTTAAATCCAATGCAATAATACAACTACAAATGGTTGTGGGTGTTGGTCTATTACTGCCAGCAGGTGCGCCACCACTTGCAATTTTTCCATAAAAATATGGATATACACCACAAATTGCACATGCATTTGGTGGAATTGGGGTTGTACCTGCAGGTAATGGTGTTGAATAAGCACCACCTGAACTGTCTTTAGGTTGAAGACCTGCAGCATATGAAACACTACCATATGCATATCTTACTCCTGCAGCAACAGTATATGGAGGCATTGGATACGAACAATTTAAACTTGTACCTAAACAACTACATGTAACACCATTAAAATCAACATAATTGTGTGCTGCAGGTAAACCGCTACGAACTGAAGGACCACCACAATACACTGGAGATATTAAACCTCTATTAAACATGGTACAACCAACAGCATTGACAACACAACCCACTTCATAAGAACTTGATAATGATGAAATAGTAAATATACTTGAAGGTGATGTTAAAACTGGATTTAATGTAGGAACTAACAATTCTTCAATAATGTATGATAATTTACACCCCGATAATGGACTACCAGCACTAATACCACCTAATGTAATTGCTGCTGGTGATTTACATGTCATAGGATATATCGGGTCACCACCAGCACCTGATGGTAATAATTTAATATTGCCAACACCATCATATGTAAGTACATCACCAACATGTGATGCTGCTTGATCAGCAGTAATTACTACTTTACCACCAGCACCATCAGACAAAGTTAAACCACTTGTTGTTAGAATTTGAGTTTGACCAGATAATGTCAATTCACTACCAACTAATTGCTTAAATTGCTCATTTGAAAGGTCAGGTCTTGCGAAAAATGCCATATGTTTTTATTTAAAAATATTAATATTATTTTTCAATACTTCTGAGAGATTTTTTCTTTCAGTGTATGGAATTCGTAATAAATTTAAATTATTATTTATTGCGAATTCTGTTTTAATTTTATCGTTCATTCGTCTGTAATTAAATCCTTCTTTTCCTCCCCAATATTCAACTTCTCTATAGTGCTGTTCGCCATCACATTCAATTAAAATCTTTTCATTAGGAAGATAAAAATCATATTTTAATAATGATACATTTTTGCAACCAGAAAATGTTTTTTGTATTTCATAATGTATATTATTTTCTGTAAGCCAATTTGAAATTATTATTTCATCTTTTGATCTAATCTTACACACAGGACAGTTGCAACCAGCTAAATGTCTGTTTGGTGTTTGCTCAAATACACCATGTTCAGGACATATTATTTTTATATTCACCTTATTGTTAATATAGTTTACAAGACTATAATCATATTTTTTACCATGAATTTTTTTTGCTTTTTCAATAAATTCTTCTTTTAATGGTTTATGTTTTTCACTACATTTTGAACATCCACGATTACTTAAATGACTATTAGGAATTTGCATAAAAATACCATGTTCTGGACAAACAATTTTTATTTTAGTTTGAGCAGAAATATAATTAACTTTAGAGTAATCATATTTATTTCCATGAATTTTTATTGCTCTTTCAATAAATTCTATAGTTGTCAATTTTTTCATAATCTCTGTAAGTATATGACCGTACCCTTAATTACCAATTTCAAACATTTCTGTTTGAATTTATTTAATATAAATACAGAACAAACCCATTAAGTTTATGGATAACGATAAAATAAAAAAACCCCGTAAGAATATTTTCCTACGGGGTTTGGATGTGCGTTCAATCCCAAGTGTGGGGAGAGAACCGACTGCTTGCCAAGCTATTTTCTTATAAGCTAAAACTTTTCTGTTTACGAGCCTTATTTCTAAGTTCGTTTACTTCCCTAAGTGCATTAGGGTTGAATCTTTCCCTTTTGATGATTGACACCAAGTGATTAAATTCATTTTCAGTAAGAACCTGTCCGATGTAACCTTCAGCCTTAAGTAAGTAACTTTTTGGAGCACGTATTGTTGTAGACTGACCTTCTGTATCAAGAGTTGCATCAAAAGTGAGTTCAAGAACTTCTTGAATCCTGTCATATACATTTGCTGTCATTCTTTCTTTTGTCTTTTTCAAAGACTTTTCAAGCAAGTCAACAACACTTGTACGATTGCTTTTCTTAAGTTCTTCATATGTTTGAGAAAACTCATTCACTGCAGTCTTATGCTGTAATTCACTAATAATTGCAAGTGAACCATAGCAGTCCCTGATCATCAAATCCCATACCTGTTCAGCGTATGTAAATGAAGGGAATTTGTCTATTGCAACAATTTCACCGTCAATCAACACAATGATACCAATAAGATTCTTTGGACGTTCAAAGTGTGCAATGAACTGATCAAGTTTCTTGTCGTACTTGTCGAAGTATACGTTCAAATAGTTACCTGCACCAGAATTGGTATCTCTACCTAATTTTTCAATTGCAGGATAAATCCTTGAATATCCGTTTGCCTTTCCAACTGAATCGAAAAGCATTTCACGCATACTTACTGGAATCATACGAAACTCCTGTGTACCACGGAAGTATCCACCCTGACTACCCTGTACGCAACCTGCATCATGGTAAGTTACATTAGCCTTTGAAGGCACATAACCAGCCTTGATCATACCGTGATTCTGAGCAACCTGCTTAGTAATAACAGCCATCTGAGTAGGAAGAATAACATCTTTCTTCTCATTGTTTGTAAAACTGATCTGACCATACTGTGAGTTACTTGAGGTAAGTGAAGTCAATGGATTCGCAAAGCGATCATCCATAGAATTCTCCTTGTCAGTTGTCAAACATACGATTTGCATGTTCATAATTGACTGTACCACGATGTTTCCATCCTTGTCTTTGACAGGACGGCAACCTTTTAACATTTCTGTAAGTTCTCTTTCCATTGTATGATATATTAAGCGTTAATAGTAATTTTTTTTGTTCTCTTAACAGGAGCAGCTTCAAGAGCATGAACCTGATTTTCAAGCCACCTTTTGGTGTCAATTTCAAGCAATCTTGCATTGATCTGTGTCTGAATTGCAACAGGATTGTTAATCGCCATTGTAACCACTCCAGCACCTAATGCCCTTACATTGCCACCTATTTCAGCACCAGTGATTGGTGAAATCTGGAAGATAGGTGTTACACTACCAGATTCTGCTTTCCAGATTTGAATAACTTCGTTAGTCATACCATCGTAAGCATTTTCGTAACCATCAGTTATGATGAAAATTGCATCATATGGTTTTGCAGGACGTTCTTCTTTTAAAAGTTCAATGAATGAACTTGCAAGATCACTTGCAAAACCTTTAGTATCTACTCTATTAGATTCAGTTGCCGAAGCCATAAGAACCAATGAAGTAAAATCAGCAATTGCCCTTGGAGTATTCTTTGACTCTAATTTGTGACCAGTCATCGACACACTGTCGTCAACTACAATACCAATATTCTGGTAGAAGAAGTTATTAATTTTCTTCTTTAAAGCAAGATTTACAATTGCAGACCTGATTTCGTCAGTGAAACTTGTTTCGTAACCAGTCTTGTAAAGTGCCATGAAGTCAGTTGCCTTTTCAAGTTCAACGTGTTTTTCAACGCCTAACTTTGCAGTTGATTTTGTCTGACGTACTTGCTGGTTTACAGAAGTAACAGCAACTGTTGATCTGATAAGTGCTTTTGTAGCTTCTTTCTGAAGATCAGTTGACCACATTGAATGATACTGTGGGTGCTTTACAGATGAAATTAAGCCAAGCAAAACTTCTTCTGGAACACTCTTAATACTTCTGATATCAACCTTTGCTTTCTGGTATTCAGCTAAAAGTGGAAATTCAGTTTCATTATAAGTAACACCGTCATCCTTTTTAAATAAAAACAATAACAATTTCAATGCTTTTAATGTTTCACCATTGAAATATCTTGTGATACATTCGTTGACAATCTTAGTTTCTTTTTCAGTTGCAACTAAGTTAGCACCTTCAAATGGTACGCCTCTCCAAAAATCAGCAGTAACTTGTTTCTGTGCAATTGAAATTAGAATAGAAGTTTTCTTCTGACCATATACGTGTTTCAAAATCTGTGCTATCTTGTTACGGTACTTCATAGCATAGAATTCAATGTTTGGCTGACCCCAAAGGAAACCAAGTATAATTTTTCTTGATCTTTCGTTATTGATTTTCTGATTCTTCATATCAACGAAAAGACGAAGAGCATATGGAAGACCATTATCATTGACAAGGTTATTTAATGCACTAAGCACTGCCTTATCACTGATACCGTTATCATACCAGTCAATTGGGTTCACAATATTACATGCTCCGCCCTTTAATGTCTGCTTAAATTCATTAAGCAACACTTCTGAAACGAATTGACCAGTAGCACCCTTTTGAGCAGCTATGATCAATGGAAGTTCCTTTGAAAGTTTGTACAACTTGTCAATCTGACCATGTATAGCTTTCATCTGTTCGTCTCTTGAATGGTAGTAAGTTGCTGAACTTTTGCTACCTGAAGAGATAGTCAAGCCATCAATTAATGACTGCTTAACTGCTGGGAGTGTCTTCTGTGTTAATACTAAGTTTTCCATATTATAATTATTAATATATATTAATTAAGTCTCTTCTGTTGTTTTTTTTCAATATCTATTTTAAATTCTCTCATTTGAGTCCGATAACCTTCGATTTCTGTTTGTGGCGTTTTACGATTTCCACATGCAAACATATGATTAATAAATGCAACTAATGTTAATTCAACTCTATCCAAACGATCATTTTCAATTTTTTCTGATAAAAAAGTCCGATTATCATATTTTAACGGTACTGGACTTACCGAATTGTTTCGATTGAACAATTGTAGTACTATTGGTAATCCTTTAGCATCTGTTACTTTTATTCGTTTTGCCGAATAATACTTAGGATTATATTGTTCAATTTGAAAAAATCCCTGATTAATCCATTTCTGGTATGGTTGATTGTTCGGTTTGAAATATCGGTATTCACGTAACTTCTGATTTATTTGATGACTACTGATTTTTTTCTTTTCTTCATTTTTCTCATTCAATAATTTTGCAACTTCTGCAATTGTAAGTGTACCATTTGAAAGAACTAAAATTGGTTCGGCTGCTTTAAGTCTCAATTCTTTATATTCTTTTTCAACTTTAATAAAGTATTGCCTGATTTCTTTGCCCTTAACACTGTTTTGCACCATTGCAATTTCTTTCGCAGTATCTAAGGTCAAAGCGTATTCAATTCGATACACACTGTTCGCAAACCCCCGTTCTTCCATGCCCCCTTTTTGTGGAGTTGGAATTTTCTTACTGTTTTTGTCGTAAAATAATAATGCAAAATCTTGGTTTTCGATAAATTCCCATTTTTCAATTTTATCTTTAATCCAAGTAGAAAAATCCTGACCAACCTCAAGAAATTTATATAAATCTCTTGCACTTACAACTGGATTTCCAGTTTTGGGACTTGCTGTAACTTTTATTAATTCTTCCATAATATTACTCTTAGATTTATTAGAGTTCAAATATACAAAACATTTTTATTAAAACAATGATTATACGTATTAAAAATTAAAAAGTTACAAAAAAGAACAAAAAAAATGGGTGAGTCAACACGTTTCCATGTCAAGTCCCCACCCATTGTCTTAAGAAAAACAAATCTTCTCTATTAAAGGAGAAGAAGTTTAGTTGTAATTTGGTAAGTTTGTCCCGCCTCTCAACGGACGGGATTACATGTTTCAATCTACTGTATTCACAACAAGTTCTTCTTTAAATCTTTATTTTTGAAAAAACTCAGCACTTCTGCTGATAAAAACCATTCTTAACCTTGCACGTTGCAACATGCGTCAAATGTTAGGTTCAAGTGGGTTGGACTCAAATTATTGTATCCGTAACTCCACTTTAAAACTTGGGGAATATTTTAAAGATATTTGTTGAATTTGTTTTGAAAGTTTAACCGACTTTTGACTTAACCGCTTGTCTAATCTCGCCATTGGCGAAATGATGGATTCGAACCACCGAAATTGCTGTAAACATCTTTCGTTTTCCCTTTGTATTTTTAAAGAACGTTACCCTGAAGTTTGTGTCGCCACAGGGACGACAGGGAATTAGTTTTATAAGTTTTGAAGAAATTCGTTGGTCTTGTTTTAGTTTTACTCTGATTTCAAGTCAAATTGTTTACTGTAAAAACCATCAGTTCTTCATTATTTCTCGAAATCTATTGGCGCAGTCTTCTTGTGACTTACTTTCAACGGTGTGTGTGCCGTGACCTTTAAATTTCATTGTAGCGGGAGATAGATTTGAACTACCGACCTTAACGTTATGAGCGTCACGAGCTACCACTGCTCTATCCCGCAATATACCTTTCCAATAAATCCCATGCTTCTCTATACACATGTGACTTTGGTTTTCTTTGTCTGGATACTTCTTCGTGTAATGTTATTGCACCTTCGTATGAATTAAAAATATCAACTGGCATAACATAAAACACATTTAAATCTGAAATAAAAATTACCGCAAAGTCAAAATCTTCGTTAGTGTATTTTTCTCGTTTCATTATACGTCTATTTGTTTTAGTACGTCTAACATCAACCAGATACACTCCCATTGTTTTCTCCCATGCTGATTTAACTTGTATCTTAACAAATTTTCCGTTAAGAACTATGACTAAATCATATGGTAATCTATCACCTACGGGAATCAAAACATCCCATCCTAATTTCAGTGCTTTTAACTGCACTTCTATTTCGGCAATATCTCCTTTCATTTTTGTATCCATAAATCAAAGAACATTTTATAAATTAAAAGGATAATTCGTTTGTTATTTTTGTTTACAATGATGGGGTTTCGACACCCCGACCTTCTGCTTTGAATGCGGACGCTCTACACTGAGCTAATTATTTACTGTAATAACACACAGTTTCCTTTTTTTGTGGGGAAGGGTGATTTCGAGTCACCATACAACTGTTTTACTGACAATTTGCTGTAACCATTTTTTCTGTAAACACAATCAGTTCTCCAGTAAGGAGTATTACGATAGTATTTTTGAATTTTTATTTTCGCATACTTCCCCGTTTTAATATTCAATTTAAGTTTAATAGAAACCATCCGTTTGGAATGTCCAAGAAAAGTCATGCATAATAACGGCTACTTCATTTCTATTTAAAACTTTTTAAAGAACGTTTGTCCTAAGACGATGCAAACATAATACGCATTTTTTTAATATGCAAGTGTTTTCCAATTTATTTTTAAAAAAAATTTATATTTGTTTCAGTCGTAGTCGGATAAATAAATACGCAGTATGTTTAAAAAAGTTTCAAAAATTATAAAATATTTTTATTTTTTTACTATGTCTGGTTGATGAAGTTCATGATTTCGTAATCTCTTAAATACGTCCACTTGATCAACTGGTGGGGCATCTGGGTCAATAAGTAATTCTGTCTTTTCAATCTCTTCTCTTCGTTCTTTTGTTAAAATTTCTACTGGAAGTTTGTGTTCTGGTGGCAAATATACTCTATTATTTTTATTAATTTCGTCATATTTTTGCACAACTGTTTCCACAATTATTTCTTTTGGTGGCGAGATATCTTCCAATTTTACTTCAGTTTCATTAACATTTGTTGTAAAAGTTTCTCCACTCCAGTCCAATAAACTATCATTTTTTATCTGTTTTTCATGAAAATCAGCTTCAGGATGAATATTTACACCCTCATTTACTCCCTCACTTGCTCCCTCATTTACTCCCTCAATCTTTACAGTTTCATCAATTTCCAGTATATCATCTTTCTTTGTAGTCTCAATTGCAGTATTTTTTACACCATCATTTACACCCTCAGTTACACCATCATTTACACCCTCAGTTTCATTCAATGTCTTTTGTGCAAAATCTACAATCTGTTTTAATTCTTCACTGTTTAACTCACGAGTTGTACTAATATGTATATTTTCAATTGTTGTATTTTCAGTTTTAACTAATTTATCAAATTGTGTTAAATCAACAGGGTCATCCAATTTTATATGATCATTAATGTCTGGAGCGTTCAATCTACCCATAAGACTTCCTTCACTATGCTTACTAATTATGGCATGCATTTCCAGATCAGATGATTTTTTCAATATTTCATTTACAGTGTCATTAACTTTATTAACGTCATCTTCAGTTTGTTTTCTTAATGTTGTCTTTAAAGGATATCTCTTATCTTCAATATTAATTTGCATTGTATCATTATTAAAGATACAATCAGTGAATGTTTGTCCATCTTGTGCAAACCTTGCTTTAATAATACGTATACTTGCAAGATTAGCTTCTTTTTGATCTGCAGTTTTAGCGACACTCATAAAGAAATGTGCTTTTTGCACCCTCTTAATGCTACCACCAGTCTGATATGCTTCCACGTATTCTGCATTAAAACCACTGCGATTAGTTTGTATTGCAGTCCAAGCAGGTATATCAAAATCTGCAGCCAGTGCTTCAAATGATTTTATAATTACAAGTTCTGCTTCGTTTCTATCAGGAGATTTTTTATGTGATTCAAGACAGTCAAGATAGTCAAGAACTAATATGTCAAATTTAATACCAAATTTCTTCTGGTAGCCAATCATCCACCTACGAATATCCATCATAGTAGTATTTTCCTGACTAAATCTTTTTATAATAAGGTTACCTTTGCCAGACATATCAACTGCTTTCTCATGCGCAATCCTGTTAACTCTTATATTTTCAAATTCATCATCCAGTTTACTTAATGATGATTTTGCCCAGATAGTAAAGTGTTTACGTTGAATCTGTTCTTTAGTATCTTCGAATATAATCTGACAAACATTCTTCTGATCGTCATATGCACTGTTAGCAATTACTGTAAGCATTGTTGTTTTTCCAACACCTGAAGGAGTTAATATTACACCAATTTCTTGTTTACCCAAACCACCACCAGTTAAAGTATCAATAGCAAATATGCCTGTTGGAATCGTCTGACGAAACTCTTTTCTTAATGCATGTTCAATGTTATCAAATACGCTTATGCCATAATCTTCATCGTCACCAATATGTTGAACTTTATTGAATTTTTCTTCTATTAAAGCAATTGTTGTTTTCTTTCTGATATCACCATTCTTGGTTGAAGTTATTATGAATTCACCAGTTTTTCTATATTCTTGTTGCTTAATAAAATTAGTTGTTTCCCTTCTTACTACATCACCCTCATACAATATTTGTTTATTTATAACCCTTTCATTCCATAGTTCAATCTTCTTAATTACCGCAAATAAAGATTCTTCCTCAATAATATTATTGGGAGTTTTATAAGTATTAATCGCTTGCTGTATACTTTGATTTTGAAGATTTGGGACTTTTTCGTGTGCTTTGAAATATTCAAGAATTATAATAAAAAGTCTTTTAAGATATGGGTCATCAAAATATTCAATAGCTAAGTTTGGAATTGTTTTTTCTGCAAACTCTGGTTCGACCAGTAATTGCCACATAAGACGTTGTTGAAATTCAGGACCTAAATAAGCACTTAGGGTATGTTCGGTATTTTCAGCCATTTATATATAAAGTGTTAAAGAAGGCGGTTGCTGGAGAAAACATAAACACTAAACTAACCAACAATGGAAACAAAAAACAAGGAATTTCCAACAACCGCCTGTATTATTTATGACTTAATTACGTTTAAGTCGTCTCAGCATTTCATCCCTTTTAGCAGGAGAAAGTTCTCTGATTTGATTGATCGACATTCCTTTAATGTTGATCAAATCGTAATCGTCCCACATGTTTTTAACATCGGTATGTAAGATTTTACTTCTTATTGAATTTGCAATATCACATACTTCGTCAACTATTTCAGTTGACCAACGTGCTATCGGATTAAAACCATCAACATAAAAAGTTCTTTCAACAATAGGTTTATTGTTGATGTAAAAACCAATTTTACATTCAACGCCTCTGATTGTTTTTTCTTCAATCTGTTGAACTATTGGTTGGGGATTATAATACATCCCTTCTCTCTTCTCTTTTGGATATGTATTGACCATTTTCTGGTGATATCCATAATAATCATACTCACGATTTATTACTAATTCAGGAGCGTCTGCATAGTGCTTAAGAGCAAATGTTGTGTAATTTCTACGGGAAAGTGTCTTCTGCAGTCTGGTAATTGCCCTTGGCAATATCTCCCTGATATCGATTGAATATCTTGTGAAGGGATTAAACTGATCAGCATCAAATACTTTTTCGCATAACAGAACATCCTGTTGGGTTAGTGAAAACCTAAACATGTTACTATGATCTTTTTCGTTCATTTTTGTGATTTTTAAATTGTTAATAACTCAATACAAATATAACTTGAAACTTCCATAAGCGGAAGTCTTTTTATAAATTTTTCCGTTTGTTCTTTCTTTCCTCTGCAATCAACTCTTTTTCAGCAGAAACCACAGTATAAAATGGTTCAATATAATTGACGTAGGTACTGCCATATGCCATCAAAAATTGGTCTTTATTTATTAATGGTAGCAAGTTTTTACTACCTCTGTCTTTCTCAGTTAAACATGTGTCTAAACCTCTTAATGCCTGAATTGCTTCTACTGTAAGCATTGGGTCTCTTAAATTTACTATTTGATAGTTGGTTTTAAGTCTTTCTATATTATTATATATGTTTTCAAGTGCTTTAAGTGGTTTCTTTTTATTTAAAACTCTTTTTTTATTAATTTCGTCTGCTTTTTGACATATTTCTTTTACTGTCATATACCTAAATTTCAGTTCAGGAAAATGTTCTAAAAGAGTTTTTTCTTTAATACCACCAACACCAGCAACGTTATCAGAATCATCACCACATATTATTTTTAATGTAAGTGCATTCAGATAATGATGATTAAAATACATTATATAATTATTTTTAGTTACTGGCTGATCAATGTTTGGAAATATGATTGTTATATTTAAATCCAATAATTGTGCAAAATCCCTGTCGTTTGAATAAACAAAAAGTTCTTCTTTGTTATTATGTTGTATACAATATGCTGCAATGAGGTCATCTGCTTCGACATCATCCATTTCGATTTGTCTGAGAAATAATTCTTCAGCATATTCTTGTATTCTCATTCTTTGTTTTAATACTGACTGTTCTTTTTCTCTTTCTCTGCGAATTTCAGCAGCAGTCATTTCAATTTTTTTATGCCATTCTTTGGTTTTACGATTTTCTTTATAGGCATTATCAATACGGTGACGATAAATCCCACCGCCTTCTCCATCCCATGCAAGTATTACTTTATTAATCATGTGTGCTTTAATAAGCATACGGACAGTTGTAAGGAACTGATACAAACCCCCAATGTGTCCAAAATTGGGAGTATATGTATCTTTCGCTCCATGATATGAACGCTGTAAAAGATAAGACGCATCAACTACTAACGTTCTTGTTTTCATTCTTCAGTAATATTTGTTACTTCTGCTTTTTGAATAAGATCATTATCATCACTAATAACATTTCCTTCTGCATCCATTGGTTTGGCTTTGATAGTTATATCATCAGCAGTAATAGTATCATCTTCAAAAATATTTCGGAAGTGAAGTATGTTTTTCTTTTTATATTCTGCAACACTTGCATCATCACCATATATAAATCCATGTGGTGTTGAACCTATCTTTCCTTCTAATGAAATACCACCCTTTTCACCATCAATATGATTCTTAGCAATATTAACTTTATTTCTAAACCCAAAATTAACGTCTCTACTTTTACATGCTGCAGTTAATCTTTCAGTTCCGTGTGTAATAATACCACCAAAATTATAAATAAGTCTTGCTCCAAAGAACCAAGTTTCACCGCCTTTATGTTTAACAACTTTATTCATTGAATCGTACCAAATTTTCTGAACAGCACCAATTGTATTTGTGTATAGACTATCAGTTCTTCGACTATTGGGTATTGTATTATTCAATATGGACATAAATGCTTTCTCATAAGCACCAGCATTCCACATATTATTATCACTATCATTCTTTTCAAGTGCATTGATTGTCTTGATACAATTTAATGTACCAATAGAATCTATTGCAAAATACAAGTCAAACGGTAAATTACCTGCTGCTTGCTGGTCAATGAAATAATAAACACCTTTCGCCATATCTTCAATAGCTGCTTCTTTTCTCTCTTTTTTTTCTGCTTTATCAAAGTTTTCAAGAAGAAATTTATTCTTAACCAAAATATAATCACCATTCCAGTCAAAACCCATAAGAGTTAATCTTTCATTACCTTCATCAATGTTGTTTTCAGTATCAATTATAATTGGTAATACTCCCATTTTTTGTGCATTAACTATTGAACGCATTAATGCTGTTGATTTACCAGTATTGGAATATCCACGAAATAGTGTTACGTATCCCTTTGGCACACCGGGCATGCCAGTCGCTTCTTGGAGTGCATCATCAATCGGAATCCAAATAAGTGGTTTAGAGGGAACTTTTTCTGCTCCAATTTTTTTCTTATAATTATCCAATGAAAATGTTTTCTTGGCTACAGGTTTCCTTGTTTTATTATTATCAGGAACACTACTTTCTTCTGATAAATGTACTAATTCTTTTGCCATTTTAATTAAAATTGTTAATAAGATAATAAAGGGGAAACTTTCATTTCCCCCTTATTTTGTTTTAGTAATTTTTAGAAAGGAAGATCATCATACTCGTGATTATCGTTTTCACTTTCATTGCTCTTGTTTGTATCAGCTACTGGAGCACCTGAAGTCACATTAACAACTGGTGCTTGTGCTGGAGCATTTTGTAATGCTGACTGTCCAACATTCACTGCATCGTCTTTGTATTCGCCAACTTTGTCAGGTGTAATGTTACTAATCGTAACCCTTGGATATTCTTCATCGATCAAATCAGATGCCTGTTCGAATGCTGCATCTTCATCTGCATCGAGATTACGGGTACGAGTATTGGCTGCTTCTTCCAAGTCAGGACGACCCGGGAACACCCAATGTTTGTTGTTTGAATCAGTATCATCCCAATAAGGGTTAGTACCGTTTGCCACAGATTCAAGAAACTCGTAAGGTGGCATACCCGGTGCTTGTTTTGGTTTGAATACTTCTCTCCAATTGATGCTGTCTTCAAGCCATTCTTGCATAACAAGATTGTCACCATGAAGCAATGATTTACCACGGAAAGTAATTGCAGAAATCTGCTTGTAAACATGACCATTGAATTCACTGTCAGACATGGTGATACTTAAGTCAGTACCGTTTTTTGGGTCTGCAAAGTCTGCCTGATTAATCTCTGTGTATTCTCTAAGAATAGGAAGGAGTTTATCAAGTGTACCCTGATTTTTGAAGTTGTGTTTAAATCTCCAAAATTTAACACCGTCTTTTTCAGCACCTTTGTCAATACCACGAACAATGTAGAATTTCTTTGCTTCCCATTTGTTGGCTTCTGTAAAGATTGCTCTGTTTTTTTCGTAGATTACTAATTCGTCTGCGTTCAGAGTTTCTTTCTTTCTACCCTTTAATGATGGGTTTTGCTGTGCAAGTAATTTCTTTGCTTTGTCGCATAATGGGCATGGAGCAGGAATCATAAGAGGTTGACCGTTTGTGTCAAATACTGGCTTTCCGTTTGCCACTTTCTGAACTTTAACGTCATTGTGAGCAGGACAGTAGATAACTGTGCCGTGTTTCTTTTTTCCGCCAGAAGCGTTGGTAGGTGCAACATGGAAGAATGCTTCTTCAATGTATTTCTTACCTTGTTTTGGGGGAAGGATTCTGAAAATCTCTTTGTTTTTACGGGGAACGAAAAATTTCGCTAAGATTTCCTCTGATGTTTTGCGTTTTTTTTGATTTTGTTTGTTCTTAAAATCATCAAACTCTTTTCTCAATTGTGACAAATCTCCACCTTGTGGGTTTGTCTTTTCATTTGTGTTTTCCATTTTAATTTAATTTACAGTAAAGTTATTTTTCAATTATAAAAATTGTGCTACAAATATAGCCTTCATTTCTCATAAATACAAGACTTTTTTTATTTAGTCTAAATAAAAATAAGATTTTTTATAGAAAATGATAAAATTTTATGGTTTTAAGAAACCATTAGATACAACTGTGAATGAAAGGGTTTGTTTGTTTTCATAATAGTTACCATTTTTCATTCTGATCTGAAGGTAATAGTCCTGCGGAATCAACCATGACGTATCGAGATTAAACTCATATCCTGCATTTGTTCTATTCACTGGTGTAAATGGTATAATATTGATTTCATATTTTTTTCCTACTGTTGTGAATAACCTGTATTCAATGTCCAAAGGTAAGAAATTATTTTGATTTGCATAGAGTTCTCTGATAGTTAATTTAATTTTTTTTGTAACACCCGCAGTAACGTTTTCTTTTTCACCAATTCCCCAGAAATAAAAGAAATAATTTTGAAAATTAATCTGGTTTGATTGATCAAAGGTATAATATTTATCTTGAGATATCAAGTAAAATTCAGCATCATACGTAAAATTCTTACCGTTAATAGTTACATCCCATACGTCCCTAAATAAAACAGCATCTGGATATGTCTGAGAATCAACATTTAAAGTGATTTTATAAATGCCTTTACTTACATTAATAATTGAATTACCACTAAGAGTAGCCACTAAATTATCTTGATAGTCAAATATGTCAACTTTATTTACTGTTATATTTTGTTGGAAACCACCTACATTAACATATAAATATAAATCATTATCTTTATCGAGATAGAAATAATTTCTATCATCAGTAATAGTATCATCAATTATTGTTTCGATGAATGGTTCATAAAATGTATTTGTATGCTTTGCAAAAAATGCAACTGCTTGTCTGAATTCAGTTTCAAGTGTTTCATAACTATCTGGAAACTTAATACCAATACCAAAAGAATCACCAGAATATGCCGTTGTGCCAGTATAGCCAGTACCGAATATTCTTTGATTTATATAATCAGTAACATCAATTTCAATATTTTCATCACCCTTTTCAAATGATTGTGTGCCTAATATCTGGGTCACACCGCTAATATAAGCACCTTGTTTTGTCCAGCCACTGGTTGTTGTTCTGGCTGACCAGTTAACTGCCTGTGGAAACAAAACGGGATTTATAACGTCAACATAAATAAAATTAGGGTCATTATATTCAAACACATAACCGCTACCTTCATCCCAGCTTTCATTAACATTAAATAATTCAAGATTAAAAGCACTTGCTCTGTCGATATTAAGACTATATGATTTCTTTCCTATATATTCTGGTGCATATCTAATACTATTAGTCATATGCAATATATGTTTTTTTATTCTCTCTGGATTTATCGACCCGTCAGCAATCTTAGCACGTATATCATCAAAGTCAATGTCAAAAATAAATCTACTTACCTGTTTATTGAAAGTACCATAAGATATTTCAGTAACAGGGTTTTGTGAATTATTGGTTAGGTTGTGACCTATCAATGTATCATTCTTTGAAAAATATGATCTGAAAGTTGACATTCTCTTTTTCTATATAAATACCTCACAAACAAAAAAGACTACACTTGGTAGTCTTTTTATTATTGTTATTTGCCATTTATTATTGAATTGGCTTAATGTTGTTTTTAATTAAAATCTGTACGGCTTCTTTTTTTGTCATTCCACCCATAACTCCAGCCATTGCATCAGGCATTCTTAATGTCTTCTTTGCAATTTGAATCTGATGCCATGTTGGTGGGTCATTTCTTTTTATGTCGTCTTCTCTTGATTCACCAAGTTCATCTTCTTTTTTCTCTGGTTCTAATTCTCCTACTGCATGAATTTCTTTAGAATTGTTAGTTTCATCACCTTCAGGTTCAACTGTTCTTGGTTTTCTGCTTGTATCTGGTACTTCATCACCTACATTATGAGGTTTGAATCCAAGTAAAACATCTTCCATGTCTTTGTCATTACCTTCACCACCAGTAGCATCTGCGCTTGCATTTGCCTGTGCTGAATCATCAGGGGTATCTTTGCTTGTATAATACTCTGGGTCTTCTGTAAGATGGTCAATAGTGATTTCTAAGGCATACATCGGGTCATCAGTGTGCTCCATTTCAACTCTCATACCCATTAATATTTGTTCAGGGTCAAATTCAAGTGCTGATTTTCCTTCACCTTTGCCACCGGGTATCATTTCGCCAGCTTCTTCTTTATCTTTTGCAATCTGATCAATTTCATCACTTTCTGGTTCATGTCCCATTCCCATACCATCCATTTCTTTCCAACCTTTTGGATATAGTTCAGGATTATCTTTTTCAACCTGATTAGTATCATCACCTACTTCAACATCGTTTTCAGTACCCATTTCAGTTTCTGGATTAACATCGTTTTCGCTACCTTCAAGTCCTTGACGTTCTGCGTCCATAAATTCAGTATCGGTAACATTATCATCACCTGTCATTGGTTCTTGAGATTTTTCGTTCATATGAAAATCACTACCAACAGCAACTTTTTCATTATCACCATAAGCACCGCTAATATCACGTTTAGCTATTTTTGCTGCTGCTCCTGCTCTTTTGTCGATTGGCATTTCCAAATCTGGTATTTCTTCATAATCATCCTCACCTTCCATATTCTCAGTTAACTTAATTGTTGTTTGTGGTTTTTTCTTTTTATGTGGCATCTGATTTTTTGGTTTGAATTTCTTACCTAACTGATCGGGATAAAAACCAACTTCCTTTTTACCCTTTTCTTCCTCTTCTTTAACAAACTTATCCAATTCAGGTGCTTTAACTCTTATTGCAGGGTTGATTGGTTTTTCATCAGCATATGCCTTACCTGTCTGCATTTTATCAAAACTATCTTTGCCAAATGGAACTGAATCTATTTTTCTGATTGCATCTTCATAAAGACTATCAATTGGTTCTTCATCTTCGACAGTGACATATTGTTGAATTGCATCGAATAATTCTTTTCCGTATTGTGCATTAAATCTTCTTAATCCGCTTTCATCTAATTCAACCACTTCTTCATTTGGTGAATCAAATGTAAAATTTGTCAACATAACACCATTAACATTATATACACCGTCTTGATCACCAGCACTTGATTGTACTTTAAATGTAAATGTTATATCATTTCCTTGTTTATCTTTGCAAACTAATTCAACATAACTTTGTTCTCCACTTCCTTGTGAATTACTCTGTTCTATCTTAAGTTCACCGCTTTTAAGTTGTTCGAATGCCATATTAAGTACATTCTCTGGATTTAGACTTGCTGCATCACTCATAAATGCTTCGTTTAGTCTAACCTTAGTTACTCCCTGAAATATTTCAGCGAATCTTTCTTTACTACCAATTGGTTTATAAATTTTCATTGTTTTATATTATTATTCAAAAATTATTGGATTTCTTTGACCGAATTCTCTCATATATACTCCAGCAAGGGCATTTGCTTCATTCTCCATGTCGCTGCCAGTATCACTTGAGTTATTACCTAAAAGTCCTTTTAAACGTTGCATATGATGTATTAACTCATGTGCTAATGTTCTTAACACGTCAGCTAAGTTACGATTTGATGCAACTACTCTTAATTCATTTGTTTCTGGAGTGTACTTACCAAAAGAATGCATACCTGCAGCTTCTTTTTCGTCATACGATATTACTATCTCTGGCATCTTATCTCCAAATTCAAGTTTTTCTTTCATAAACTCAATGAACTGTTTAATAACCTCATTTTTCTTCTCTATTGGAAGAATCTGTTCGTTAAGATTATTAACTCTCTTCATCATTTCAAAGAGTCGTTCTGGAGTACCGTATGAATTAAAAAATTTCATTATTAACTTTCTGGCTCTCTACCTCTTAAATATGGTGTTTCAGAATCATTATTTCTTTGTTGAACTGGTGTTTCTTTATTCCAAATTTCAGCAGCTTTTGTTTTAAACGTATTAAAATCAAAATATTTTTTATCTTCAATTATCGGAAATTGACTATTAAGGTTTGAAAACATACCATTAATATTAATTAAACCAAAATTCTCAAGGTGTTGTAATTCTTCTGGACTTAACATACCATCAGAATCAGTAAAATTATTAACAGTAGCTGCCATATCTTTTTCCGTACTTCTACTACCTACTTTAATTATTCTTGTGTTTACAAGTAATTCATCATGTAAAACTTTCCAATCAATAGCATTAAAATCACCAATGCCCTTCGGTTGTTTTGATGCTTTACCATAATCATCATCATACCATTCTTTGAGATTGACGTTATTTACCTTTTCAAATCTTTCGAACAATATTCTTTTATTATTCTTTTCCATGTTAATTTATCTCATTAAAACTATTTTGTACGTCAATTTTAGATTTTTGTGGCAGATCGTCAAAATCGGCAACGAATGAACCATCTGGCAATTCATTAATACCTCTTTCATGTTGTTTTTCTCTTTCATCTGTAAACCAATTACCTTTCCAAAAATCATTCAAGTTAAAATAAAAGGGATAACTTACGTTTTTCTTGCTCATAAGTTTCTCTGTATTACTTGGTTCACGAACTTCTTCAACGTCTGCTTTCATTGCTTTTGATTCGGCATTCAATGCTTCAACGGTTGCGTTAAGACTTGCCAATTGATCATGAATGCTTTTCATTGCTTCGATATTACTTTTAATAATATCATTTTGAAGATGATCTACTTCTTGTGCTGGGTCAGGAGCACCTATACCCATTTCATCACCCATTGGGTTTACTGGCATACCACCTTCTGGTGGAAGTTGCTCATTACCGCCTGTTTTATCAAATGCAGGTACTGGAGCATCGACTGGTGCACCTGCTTGTGGCACATCCGTATTTTGTGGTTGATCATTCGAAGGCGCAGGAGGTTCTTGTCCTTCTGGCTTTGGCGCATCTTCTTGATCTCCAGCTTCTCTCATACTTAATCCCTGACCCGTAGGCATTGGCTGACCATCCTGTGTCATATAATTATTATCAGGAACTTTGTCAAATTCCTCATTGTCACCAACTAACGGACGATATTTTGGGGATTCGTTGATCTTATAACCAAAACGATATTTAATCTTCCTAAGATGCTCTTCTGAAAGATTATTTTTTTTGTCATTTTCCATTGTCAAATGAATATTAATATACTTCTCTTAATAATTGTTTACCGTCTTTAGTAACAAAAATTTTGTCAACACGTTCAATCAAGCCTTCACGTTCATCAAGAATGACCTTCTTAGCATTAACATTATCTTCTGAAGGGTTTACTTCCTCTGTCTGAGGAACAGTAACAAAGTTATCAAGTGCTTTTTCTACTTTATTTTCCATAGTACTTATAATTATTTACTATAAATACTATGTTGTATTCAATTTGACAAAATAACTATTAGATATCTTTTAAGGTAGGTAAAATTAGGAAGTATTTTGTAATGTGAGAGATAAATATCACCTTGTAGGTCTTGATATGCTACTTTTTTTATTCGTACAGAAATTCTATCAAGTATTTCCTGAATATTAAACTTAAAAAAGTCATACATTTTTAAATTTAATCCAATAATATTTTTTTCGTGAAGAAGATATACCATTTCATTTTTCAAATTATATATAGTATCGATTTCTTTTGGTAATGCATCCATTAGGTCATCAATGGTAACAATTTGAAAAAATACAGGGTCTAAGTTAATATATGTATACTTTGGCTGGAAATAAAACTGTGGAACTAATTTTATAAATGATTCAATGCCTTTAACATGCGATGTTTTGCTTTCTTCAAAACTACACTCCCAATATAATTCATTGCCAATTATTTTCTTATGAAGAATGTTAGCATTCTGTACAATCTCATTGTTGGGATTACATGCTTTCATGAAAGACCAACCAACATATAATGTCGGTAAAGTCTTATCAACTGTGTCATATTCAGTCGGTGCATTAATGTAGTTAACGTAATCAACCTGAGTGTGATTTACTAATTCTTTTTCATAAATAATGTTAGCAAGTTTCATTTTTCAGTTTATTTATATATTTCTGAATACCATCTTCTAATTCATGAAACATTGCAGTATATCCTGCAGTATATCTTAATTTATTTGTCTTTGCTTCAGTAAAATACTGATACTTATTTCTGATTTTAATTGGGGTGTCAATATACGTAATATTTTCTCTTTCTCCAAGACTTTTAAAAACTGCTTTACCAAGGTCATCAAATGTACGTGCTTTTCCCGTACCAACATTATATAGTCCGTTAAGTGGTTTCTCGATAGCCATGAATATGCATACGTCCACCACATCATCAACATAAATAAAATCTCTTAATTGTTCACCGTCTTTATAATCTGGACGATGTGACTTAAATAATTTAAGTCTTCGTGTTTCTTTTATCTGATTAAAAGCATGAAAAGCAACTGAAGCCATTTTGCCTTTATGTGCTTCTCCGTAACCATAAACGTTAAAAAATTTTAATCCGTACCAATATTTGGGTTGATGTTCTTGTACTTCTGCCCATACATCGAATTGTTGTTTTGACCAACCATAAGGATTAAGTGGCTGTAATTTAATTATATCTTTTTCGTCATCAAATCCTTGTTCGCCATCACCATATGTTGCTGCAGAACTTGCATAAACCAACGGTATGTTGAATCCGAAACATAAATTCCAAATAAATATAGTTGAATTAACATTATATTCATCAAATTTATTTCTGTCCATTTCCATTGTATCAGTAATTGCACCTAAATGATAGATACAGTCAATTTCATGTGCATGTACTAATAACCAATTATAAATTGAATCCAAAGATTCTGTTTTAGTATCGAGACTAACAACACCAATATTACCCCTTCTTTGCAATTCTGCAATAAGATTTTTACCAATAAATCCTTCACCACCAGTTACTACTATCATAGCATTAATTTTTTTATATTACTTACTGCAAAGTTATTCATATTTATTGAGACACTATCACTCTCATCTTTAAACTTTTCCCATATTTTTTCAAATACTTCAAGTTTTGCTTCTTTTTTAATCTTTTCAATTACATTTGTTGATGATCTGCTGTCTACTTCGTAATACACTACTCCGTATCTTGAATTTTCGTGACCGATTACCTCTCTGTTCTTATATTGATCGCCAACAATCATATAATCAATATTCAATTCTTTAACCAAGTTTCTTAATTCATCATCCGTGTTGAATATAAATACTTTATCAACCATTCTTAAATTGCGCATTATTGTTATCCTTGTGTTAATGTCGTTTATTGGTCGCTTATCTCCCTTCAATTGCTTAACTCTTTCATCACTGTCAAGTCCAACAAATAACGTATTGTGACAAATAACGGGTGATGAAAACAACAACAATTCTGAATTATAAAACTTTGCATAAGTTAATAATTCAATGTGTCCTGTATGTAAGATGTCAAAACATCCGTTTGTCCAAATATTCATATTTCCTCAATTCTTTTACTTTTGTCATCAATTAATAAATCCCACGCTGGCTTTTGTCTCATAACAACATCATGATATTTACAACCCCAATCTGTAAGTTGCATTGCGGTTAATTCAGTCCAGTTTCTACCAGTATTTTGTCCTCTGGCAGACCAGTAAATGATTATATTCCCTTCATCATAAAGTTTATTGATCTTAGCAATAGCTTCATAATCTGGTTTTGAATTGTCGTAACCACCTTCTGTATGGCAAATCGTGCCATCTATATCTACATAAATTAACATTATTTCTGACTATCTCCTTTTTCAATTCTATAACTATCATCATCATTATGTGGTGTACTTGCTTCAAATATTTCGCCCTCTACAAGTGCTGTAAGTTGATGTGGTGTATTTTTTTCAACATGAACAATATCGCCCTCTACAAGATTTACATGCTGTCTTGCAGCAATTCTTGTGTCAATTGTTATTAATTCAAACATGCCTTTATTAACATACCAAGTTTCAGTTTTTTTGAATGAAAATGCATACTGAATTTTCCACCTTTTCTGAAACACAATAATTTTCCGCAATAATCTTCTCCATTATGAATGATAATTTCTTCACCCCATGCTTTTGGCACGTGTATTTTTTTATTGCTTACATGAGTAACGTCTATCATATTATTCAATTTTATATCTATCAACAATAGCCACACCTTTTTGTGTAACTGCCCATGCAGCACACTTATTGGCAAATATTATTGCATCATCAATATTATTCTTTTCTAAATATCCTGCAACAAGTCCAGCAAGAAATGTATCTCCTGCGCCCGTGAGATCACGTACAGGGTGCTCATTAACATTAGGATAATGCTCTATTTTACGTTCATCATTATCAACATAATACCTTGCTGCACCATCAGCACCTAATGTTACTATTGTATCGTTTGGATGCTGAAGCATTAAATAATCCATATTCAGATTAAATTCCTTTTTATTAATCTTAATGTACTTAATATCCTTCGCCCATGAACCAATTTTTTTCTTGGTGTCCATAAAGGTCAACGGACTATTAACTGCAATATGTATTATCATTTCTTCAGTTAAATATCCTTTACCATAATCGCTGATAACAACTGCTTGATAACTACTGTAATCAACTGCCATTAATTTATCATACATGTTTGGTGAAAGAAAAATCATATCATTTTCATCAATTCTTAATAACATTTGATTACTGACTTCATCAATATATCTTGTTTTTGAAATACCACTATATGTAAGAATGTCACATTCAACGCCTAATCCAACAAGATTATTGTAAACATTTACTGCCATACCACCATTATCTTTACTGTTTGTTGGTTTAAATACTGGAACTGGTGCTTCGGGACTTAACCTTTCGCACTTTCCATATTGAAACACGTCTTTACAACCGTCACCAATTACTAATACTTTTTTCATTTTAATTCTTTTTATGCACAAAATAATGTAATATGTTTGAAAAGCTATTAATCTGTTCATAACCTAACTCTTTCATGTACGGTGAAATTATTTTAAGGTCTGAAGCAGTATTTGCATTACACTCTAACATAATTTCTGGAAAATCTCTTTTAATTAAATTATCTGCACCTTTTAATACTTTTAATTCATGTCCTTCAACATCTATTTTTATAAAATCAATCTTGGGTAATTCATAATCATCAATTTTACTGGTAATTAATTCGCCACTTCCTTCAATAACTTTACTTCCACCCATATTTTCACTAACATCTTGACTTTTAAAATTATAATGACCATCAGATAATGCGGTATGATATATCATCAATTTATCGTCACCAAGATCATTAATTTTTTTGTTTTCTTCTAATAATGCGAAATTCTTTTGATTTGCTTCAAATGCATATACCTTATCAAATATAAATTTTGAAAAATATACTGCGTGATTACCAATATTTGCACCAATATCTAATACTGTGCCACCACTAAATCTGGTTTTAATATACTCTAATACAAACTGTTCGTAAAAGTTCTTTCCTTTAAGTATACTACTAATATAATCGCTTGAATATATTGAAAACTTAACAATTTTATCATTATATTTAAATTCCGTTATCATTTTAAGTTCTTTAATATCTTCATTATTTTTTCTGCAGCATGACCATCACCAAATGGACATTCTACATCTATTTCAGGGTCACAATGATGAAACTGAAATGTACTTACCAAATCATTTGGACTTTTTACCAAGAAGGTGCTCATTCCAATTGCTTCGGGACGCTCTGTAACAACTCTGCAAGTTAAACATTTTTTGTTGAAAAAGCAAGACTCTTCCTGAAGTCCGCCACTATCAGTAATTACAAGTTTACATTGAACCAACAATTCAAGCATTTTATCATATGGAAGTGGGTCAATAATCACCACATTTTTTAATAAATGTTTCCACATTTGCACGTTCGGATTTGGATGAAGTGGTAAAATAAATGCATACTCAGGATACATTGTTGCCAGTTTCTCCAGTTCTTCAAACCATCTGTTCATAATATAATGATTCTCACGTCTATGTAGTGTTACAAGTATTTTATTCGTATATTTACACTTGTCTTTATAAGATAATAAATTATCAATTACTGTGTTACCAACCACGTAAATATCGCCCTCAACACTTTCTTCATATTCCAAATTCTCTTTTGCATTTTCTGTCGGACATAAATGAATGTCAGCAATTTGTGAAATAATTCTTCTGTTTACTTCTTCGGGATATGGATTATTTTTATCGTATGTTCTTAGTCCTGCTTCCAGATGAATTACTTTTATGCCATGATGATATGCAGATAGTGCAACAGCCATAGCAGATGTGGTATCACCTTGAACCAATACGTGTGTAATGTTCCATTCTTTTATTAATAATCCGAATCTATTCATACACGCAGCCACTATAGTGTCTAAACGATTTTCACCAATACCAATAATAATCTGTTTATCAAATTTAAATTCGGTACTTATAGTTTCATGTTGTCCAGTAAACAAAGTTTTATATGGAAAATTATTTAAATCAAATTCATGAATTAATGATTTAAATTTTAAATATTCTGGTCGTGTGCCATATGCTAACAATATCATTATACTATCCTTTCAAATAAATAAAATTGTGCGGATGTTTGAAGATAATTTCCAATAACATCAACCAATTTAAAATTCTTATAATTTTTATCCGCCCAATCAGTGAATTTTCTATGTAAAATATAGCCAGAAACCGTATCATTTCCATCAAAATTGCTTGAAAAAATTAATACAAATTTTTGAGATTTACCAAATAATTGATCGAGATAAATTTTATAATCTTTTTCTTCAACAATATGATAAAGCACATCAAGTGACAATGTGAGTTCAGCTTCTGGCATCTGGAGTATATCGTCATAAAATTTCATTGAAATGTCCTTGAATTTTTCCTTGCAAACATTAATAATATATTCAGAAATATCAAAACCACTATATTGTTCGTACCCGTTTATTAAGCTAATTTGATTACCATCACCACAACCAAAATCAGAAATAGTTTTAATTTTATATTTTTCAACATAACTATTAATTATATCTGCTTTATGTTTAGCATATTCACCATATGAACCAGCACCTGAATTGCCACCTGCTTTATATCTACTCTCCCAAAAATTACCAGCCATTCTTTTTAATTATTAAATACACTATATTTAAATTTTTATATGTTAAATTTGGATTAACTGAATTTTCTCCATTAAGAACATGATGTAAATTATGACATTCGCTCTTGACAAGTGTTTCAATCTCAGTAAGATTAACTCGTGGAAAATCAAATGTCATGATAAGATGACCATTAGGTTTTATTTGTTTAAAAAGATTTTCAATTGCATTTAATCTATCATTTACTGTTGGTAAATGCTCAATGGTTGAAACATTTAAAACATAATCAAATTTTTCTTCAAATTCTTTACTTTCAGTAGTAATATCGTAATAATGTGTCTCTCTAAATTTAGAACTAACAATATCTGAATGTACGCATTTACCAAGAGTATCTAATTCGTCTCTGAATGTCACATGAATTCCTTCAAAACCCCATGATGAATTATGAATTTCTACTTTGTTTTTGTGTTGGGTCATCATATCCCACTTAATAAAATCAATTACAAAAAAATATTCATATGGTCTTGACCATGCACCTGCTTGAATATATTTTGCATCAAAATTATCAGCAGAATCTGCAAATCTGAAACTTATTACTTCAAAGTTTTTCATAAAACATTCTTAATTTTATATATAGAAAAATCACCACCAAACACCCATTTATTTTTATTACCAGCAATATTCTCAAATATTTTTTCAGCATTAAATATTTTTAATAAATGACCAGCAAAATCGTAATGCGTTGAATCATCTATGAAAATAATAGAATCGGTTGTTAAATGTTCAATAGTATGTAAGAACGCCATACTTCTGCCATTTCCGTGCGGTCCGTCCAAAAGCATGTAATCATATATTCCGCTTATATCATTTGGCTGTAGAATATAAAACTGATTTCGTAGATGACTTGATGTTTTAGGTTTCATCACTAATTTATTATATTTTTTTACCACAAACATTTGTTCAAACGCACCATCATCAGTTTCTTCAAGTCCTCTTAAATTTACAACTACCTTCGGATTTGATTTATCCTTATACATATAAGTTATGTCATTATCGAAACTTGTTACATAAATATCCTTATTTAATATTTTTGATAAATCTGAAAAAAATTTAGTTGAAACACCTGAACCAAATTCAAGAACATTAATAATTTTTTTATTATCATTCTTTATTAATTCATATAGTTTTTCGAAACCTAATTTACTTAGTCCCCAGCCATCATTAATATAATTATCATAATTTATTTCCATATACAGACCTTATTTAATGTTGGAGCACCCAGATGATAACCCCTTGTTAGTTTTAATTGTAAATACGGGTCTAATATAGAACCGATATCAATATAAGTATTATTTTTACTACCCAATACCCATAATGAATATGTTAGTATGTTAGCAAGCGGTCCTGCTGCAATAAGAAATATTTCGTCTTTTACGTTGCGCATTAAAATCTGTTCAAGCATATCTCTTCCAATATCAAAATCTTCATACCACGCATCAGTACCGACACGTAGAACTCTATGTGGAGTAAATGATAAGCCATCTGTATCTGCATGTTGATTTACAACAAGCGTAATGCTATGATTTTTAAATTCTGGAATGAGTTCATTTACTGTTCTTCGATAGTTTGCGTTTACAAATATGTTCGCCCATGTCAGATGATCTTCATCCTGACCAGACTTAGTTCTCATATATTCAAATTTTTCCTGACCGACACAGCAGGGACAAGCAATTCCAATGTAATACTGGTCGTCCTTATAAACATAAGATTCAAGCAGCTTTTCTCTTGCTTGATTATATTGTGGCATGTTGGGGTCATACCTGAATTCACCATTACCTTTTGATCTGATATCAATTGGTTTACCTTCAAGTATTGTTAATTCACCGTCACCCCAGCGAGATAAGGAAAAATGTTCACCAGATTTTATTTTATTTAAAAACTTATCAAAGTCACCACTAAATGTTTTCATTTTATTTTATTTACCGTACTCCAACCATTATTAATACAAAATTCACAAATTTTACCACGTTCTGGATAATGTGAACCTTTTGTCCAAGAAGCATTTACATCATTTCCCACTTCATTTCCGATTTTAAAATCAGAACTCCATAAATCTTTATTATTTTCTGGATGTGGGGGTACAAATGTTTGAATATTGCCATACTTTTGTGCAAGAAATGAAAACATAATATCTTCACCATTATTCCAGTCGAATGGTTTTTCATACCACAAATATTTTACCCATTCTTGTCTAAAAAACCAAGCATGTCCTACCAGATCAACTCTGCAAGTGGTGTCTAAATGCTGACCATTCCAACCCACTTTATCAAAAGGTACATATGCTTTGGTTTTTAATATTACGCCTGTACCGCCAAGTATGCCATTACTCTCAGGTTTTTCAATTGTTTCAAGACAATTCTTAAGCCAATCTCTGTGAGGAATTGTATCATCGTCAAATAATGCAACAAATGGTGTTTTAATTAAAAGTGGTATTGTAAACCTTCCAAAGAATTTGGTATTCCAACTACAAGCATATGTTTTAATTTCTTTGTCTTGTGGATAATGTTGTGCAACATCACTTCTATTATACCAAATATGAATATCTTCGCTCTTAATCGATATTGATTGATCTTTTATCGATTGAATTTGTTTTTCAATCATATGTGGTCTTTTATAAACGTTTAACACTACACTTATCATATTTTTAATTATTTAACATCGTCTCTAATTCCAAAACCGCCATCAGTACTTCTCTGTAATGAGGTTAATGTTTCATTTATATAAGATATTTTCTTAAAATGTTTATATAAATATGTCGCAACTCTATAATCCCCTAACTTATATGCTTCCCATTGTGGTTTAATTACAGAATTAAAACAAAAGCACAGTGTTGACATGTCGTTAGCAACAGGATATTTATAAAAATTTTCATCTGAAGGTACAATTCTTCCGCTTGGAAACTGTGCACGATACATTATTAAATCACTACCCTCTTTAATTTTTTTCGATATTTTTAGCAATGCATTTTTATCATTCAATTTGTCGTCATCATCAATATATAATATGTACCCGCATTTTACATATTTTTGTAATTCATTTATATATAAATTATATACAAAAGGTCTTCCATAATTTTTATAATCTCTCTTTTTTTCAATATTTAAATCACTAAAATCATATTGTATTAAGGAACAATTATTATGTTTCATTACATATTTGGCACTCTCTTCATCATCAACACCAACAATAATATTATAATTTTTATATGTTTGTTCACGTATTGAAGCAATACAGCTTTTAAAATAGTTTGGTCTACCTGATGTTCTTATTATTATGTTAAATAATGGATTATCTGAATAATGTGAATGTTTAAAATTATCTTTTATCATAACTGATCTATCTTCAAAACCATTAAAATATTGAAATTTATCACTAATATTACTATATTCTTGCCATTTATTATTTTTTAATAAAAATTTAATTTTTTCGCCAATTTTTTCAGTATCACATTCAACAATTAAATTTTCAAAATAATTGATTTTACTATATTCGCTTAATACACAAACATTATTTATTAATAGTTCGAAAATTCGAACCTGTTCTTGAATATATCCATCATAAAAATGTAAATTTAAGACTATTTTACTTCTACCAATATAGTCATATAATTTATCTCCAAACATTGATGTTAATACTACGACATTATAATTTTCTTTTAATTTATTTAATATTTTTTTTCTCCTATCGTTAAGTTCCCCGTAAAATAAAACATCAATATCTTTATTTACGTTATTTTTTATTACTTTTAATGACTCGGCATATTTTAACGGCATATGTTTAATGTTTTTATTAATGCCAATTTTTCTTAAAAAAATTAAGTTATTTAAATCATATTCCCATATTTCATCGGCATTTCTCAACCAATCGCTTACATGCTGAGTTCTTTTTATAATATATGGCAAGTTGCTTTTAGGATTATACCAGTAACTTAAATTATTATATACCTGTTCAAATTGATAAACAATAATTTTTTTATTTGGATTTGATTTTCTGAATTCAGCAATTGATTCACCCCTATTATATGCAAAAACCAATATAGAATTATTATAATTATCATCATTACCGTATAATTCCATCACCATTTTTATAACAATATTGAATGGACTTATATCTGCATTTTTACCAAGTATTACACATTTTAATTTTTCGGAGTTATTGTCTGATTTAATGACAACGTTTTTAGTATTATCAGTAACAGATGTGCCAAATAATCTTAATTTATTTCTTTCATTTATAGAATTAGATATTAATGTCGTTTTTGGTTCTTCATTTATAGTTGGTTTTTTAATTACCCTTTGTATTATAGGATTACTTATAGATATACCTTTCTTTTGTCCTTGCTTTTCTTCAATTCTTTTTTTTACAACCCTTTTTAAAGTAACCCTCCAATTTTCCTTTCTCATGATAAAATTAATTATTATAATCTACAGTATTATAATTTATCTTATTACCACCACCATTACTTTGATCTTGTCTGTTTTTTGTATAAAGAGGATATTTTTTTATCTGGAAATTTATTTTAAGATCAGGAAATATGTCAACATGAACAACACGTATATTCTCAATTTTTTTTAATTCATAACCACGCTTACACATTTCAACATTTAAGTTAAAATCCCAATATTGAGATTCATCAACAATCCATGAATTAATTTCTTCAACCACTTTTCTTCTTTGCATGTTGACACAGGTAACTACATGAGCATCACCAAATATAATGCCTTCAAAATCAACTTTATTTGTAATTGGTATCTGACCACCAACACCGTTTCTTTTAAGCATGAGTTGACCTATCTTTGGGTGACTATCCATAATCTTCACCATATTTGCCAAAAAATGCGGAGTAACTGGTGGACAATCGTTATCCCATTGCATTGTATATTCACAATCTTCGTCAAGATTATCATATCCTACCTTTGTACCACCAAAATCTCCAAGATTTTCATTTAAATAAATTGGTTTGATTTTATAATAACCTTCTTTTATTAAGGATTTTAGCCATTGACCAGTACCATCTGTTGATGCTTGGTCAATAACAATCATTTTATAATCACTATAACCAGCCAGACGATCTATTTCACGAATAGTAAGTGAAGTATATTCCAGACGATTAAATGCTCTTATTATGATATTTACTCTTGCCATTAAATATTGTGTTTAACTCTGATCGCATTTATAGCGTCAATTTCACTATTTGTATTTGAAGTGATACCAGAATCAAGGTAGTATGCATAAAAGGTCTGAGAAGGCACTAAAATACCTTTGTGACCTCTTTCTACCATTGTCAACCAAACATCCCAATCCTGAAGTCTCTTAAGATTTTCATCAAACATTGGAAAATATGTTTTACGAACCAATGACATTGTTGAAATATAATTACCATATTTCAGTGCCTGTGGATTGAATTCAACTGCAGGTATTTCAAAATTACCATGAATTGGATGTGTTTCTGGATGTAAAACAATACCATGATAACCAGTATATGCAAAATCACACTCTATATGCTTTTTAAGTGCATTAAGTAATGTTTGTATATAATTAGCTGGTAATAAAATATCATCATCACAAAAGAATAAAAAATCTTGTGTTGCTTTCATGAAGCCATCATTTCTTTTCTTTGGAGCATAACCCTCATTGTCATTAATAATGATCTCAATTGGATTATTTGCCTCCAGTAACGGAAGCACCATGTTATTAAAAAATTCTCTTCTGTTTTTACTCAGGGGTATAATTACACTTACTGGTAATCCTTCATCAACTTTATCTACTTTTATCATGCTTCGTATGTTATTGGCAATTCGTCTTTGTATTTTTCTACGAATTGAAGTCTATTATTTTCCCATTGCTGGTTTGTCATTCCTACTGACTGATGTAAAATTCTTATGTCTGTTGTAACACCAATCTCACACCCCTCTAAATAGTTAGGAACACAAAATGCAAGATCATAAAAATGAAATCCTTTAAAATCTTCATCCCAAGGACATACAATACTATTACAATCAACTGCCATAAATACACCATCGACCAAAACAACTGGTTTAGTATAACCTTTAATTGGTACAGCGTATTCGCTTACCCAGACATTTGCACCATCTGTATGTTCGACAACACCACACATTTTTGCTCTGTCTGCCCACCATTGACCACTTTCATGAAGAAATGTTGTGCCAGCAACTCCAATAATATCAAAATTAGTGCTATTAAATTTACTTAAAAGTAATTTTCCCCAAGTACGGGTTCTAATAGTAATGTCGTTATGACAAAATACCATAATCGATTCAGGAGTATTGTATTCTTTTATGGCTCTGTTGTAAACATCGCTAAGACTAAACTGATTGAAGTTGGTATAGCATACAGTCTGATGTTTAACACCGATTGTGTCATCTATATGCTTAATAAATTTTTGATTTTCTTCCTCTGATAAATGTGAGGAAAAGACTACGATAATATTATTTTTCATGCATGCAATTATTAATAACTGCAAACATAATCATTTTTAATTAAATTGTCAAGGGTTATTGTTTTTTAAATGCGGTTAAAATCGCTTCATAATCTCCTTTAACCTTTACCAATGGAAAAGGTATTCTGATTAATGTACCGTCTGGTATATCAAATTCGCTTGCAAAGCTACCGTTGGCATACATTATAAAGAAATCATAAAATGAATTACCATAGTATTTTTGACTAAGTTTATCCATCCTACTGAACTCCGAATTCCAATATTCATATTTGTCGCTCGGATTTATCGGCAAGTTAACAAATGGCATTTCATCAATTGTACCATCACCATTTTTTAATATTGCATATCTGTCGTAATCTGTATTTGGCATATTCTATTAATGTAAAAGTAAACCATTATTTATAATTGCTGCAGTAACTGCTTTTACTGTACTTTCATCGTATGTTTTAGTTAACTGTGCCTGTTCTGCAGTCAATATATTCTTAATAAACGATTCTTGTAAATCAGCTTGTTTTGAAGGTAATTGATACATACCAGCATCTGTAAATGAAGAGTTTGCATAGTAGTTGAATGAAACAGCATTCTGCAGTGCATCGATAGGACCTTTCAACGATTGACCACCTATTAACTTCATTTGTAAAGTAACTTTAGCAAGCATTGGTTGCATACCGAAACCTTCTGGGTTCATATCCCAAGTAGTATCAGAATAATCAATAGTATAATTCTCAATAATAATCTTAGTGTAGAAAAAGTCACCTACCCTAAGAATACATATTGGCTGACGACCAAATACTGAGTTTCGTGCCATTGCACTATTTTCTCCGCTTACTGGACTATTCCATCTTTTTGCTGCACCTTGTCTTTGACATTGGTGTAAGAAAGTCAGTCTTTTATGAAAATCTTCTGGTGTCTGGCTGTGAAATACTGGATAAAAATAATTACCACTGATTGAATCAAAACCATGAAGAATTACGGTATTTACTGAAGCGTCACTGCCTCTTTCTTTATAAACACAAGACTGATTATCTTTTATTTTTTGCATCTGAACTTTTGCTGCTTCAATTTCTGCCTGTAATTTAAGTATGTTTGTTGCATCGGTTGAATTTAAATCAGCTTTCTTTGGTGGTAGAGACCTATTATTTTTTCTAATTTGAATATAAGCATGTCTTTCTTGCTTTGTTACTTTATATGGAATTGCTTCTTTTGTTGCATTGTCCTGACTTGCCTGTACATCACCGACACTTTCACCAAGAACAGTGTCCCACGTAACTTCAATACCTTGGGCAATTGATTGTCCGAACATTGCTGCTAACTTCTTTTGAATTAATGTTTGTACAGCCTGTGCTCTTCTTTCACCTAATGCCTTGTTATATTGTGCTCCACCAGCAGCTAAATATAATTTAGACGCTGCACCATAAATATAAACACTATATGATATTCTGTTATTTTCATCATTAAATACATCAAAAAGTGCCTTATTTAATTTATTATCACCAAATTCATCGGTGAGAGCAACTAAACTATATTGTGAAGGAGTATTTGGGTCTAATATATATGTTTGTTTTCCATCAACCTTACCATTATCTATTACACCTACTTTAAAAAATGCATCACCATTTAAACCCCAGCTTGTAAGGTCTGAAGAAGGTAATCCCTCAATTATTTCATATGTATATTTTTGATAAAGAGCATCAATAATTGTACTAAGATTATCATTTACTGTTGGTACATCATTTGGAAACACAATATCAATTTTTACGGGTTGTATATCATTTGGTTCTGCGGGAACTGTTTTACCTTTAATTTTTTCAATATCTGTAGTTAGTTTTGCAATTTTCATTTGATAATTTTCGATTGATACAAATTTATCCACATATGGGTCACCGCCAAATGCAAAGAACTGTGCAATATCTCTTTGCATACTTGTTTTATTTGCAAAGTTTTTTAATTGCTGTGGATAGTCAACAAGTAATGTAAAACTAAGCGTTGCACTCCTTTCAGAGTTCATATAGTTATACATTGGCTCATTTCTACCAATAATTATTGTTGGCTCAAATTTAGCTGTACCTGTTTCATTTATTTCAAGATTATATGGTGGAAACCACATAATTCGTCCATTGAACGGACCGACCTCACACGCTGGTATTGGTGAACCAAATTCATCATCAATAATGCCATACGTGTCTTTACTTAATACTCTAATTGCAAGATTTTCAATTGAAAACATAAGATTTCTTGGGTCTGGTTTGCCGTCCTTATCTAAAGTTGGATGAATACGGGGTAACACTGTTTTATAAATTACAGAATCTTTATTACCACCATAAACCTGATTACCCATAAACCTTATTGTTTTTGCAAATTTATCATATTGATCTAAAGTAGTATGTTGTCTGACACCTTGTTTTCCGCTTATGCCACTATTTCCAGCATATTTACTATAATTTGCTCTCCATAATCCAGAACCATTAAAACCAACAAGTTCATTACCATTTTTAAATGCTTTTCTTGTAATATCAACAAAATTACCTTCAGTTGCATTTAATAAATTTCTTGTATATTCAAGTAAACCGCCTTTTATATTTAAAATACTTATTGATTCAGGTGTTATTTGTCCCTTTGCTGAGTCACTATCTCCACGCAATTGAGCAAGTTTTTTGTTTGCAACAGGGTCTAAACCGTCTCTACCCCAAACTAATTTATTTCTAATATCATCATCACTAAATTCTGTGTCTGTACCTATCCAATCATTAAATGAATCTTTAACAGCATAATTAACTTCTGTTTTATCTGTTGTACCAAAATTTTTGCGAATAAAATCAGCATCAGGTGCATATTCTTGACCATTTGCAGCCATTGCTGTATATGATGCTCTCATATTATAATCTGCATCTACTGCAGCAATACCTGATGGATGATAAGTTAAATAAGGATATTCTTTATCGCTGTTAAAATTAAAATATGTCAGGTTATCTGTTATTATATTTCTTGGTAATATCGGAGTTCCTGCCACAACACCATATTTTGTTAACGTGGTATCATCTTGTTTATAAATGTTTTGATTAAGAGAAGTATATAAATAATTTAACTGAGCAGTACCTGTATTTTGTATAATTTCAGCATTTGTTGGATTAAAATTAAAGGGATTTTTATAGGTTGCACTGCCACCCACTAAATTTTGAAGAAATGCTTGAAATCCAGTCTTTGGTGTAACAGTAATTGAATAATCGATAGCCTTTTTAAATAATTTTCCACCTTTAAGAAAACCACTTAAATCAATGGTAGGCATGTATGTCTGTTCAAGGTGTGATGCTGAGTTCATTGCAAATTGTTTACCCAGCATTACAAGACCAATTTCGCTAAGAGGACTACTGTTACCAATAGCACTTGCTGCCCTGCCAATTACACTATTTTTTAATTCAAAGCCACTAAATGGAGCAAGTGCAGAACCAATGCTACTAATAGCATTGACAACTTTTTGAATTGAATTTGGATTAAGCGGATATTCTACATCAGGAGTATATAAGTTTCTTGACTCAAGGACATTTCGCATACCCTGAGAATCAATCAACAATCTTGATGTACCACCAGCTTCATTGGGATTAACAGTTGTGTTTAAGCCTCCAGCAAAAATTGTTTGTGGTTGTCTTCTTGTACTATCGTCTGCCATTAAATACTTTTTAAATAAATACTTGTAATATAAATTTAAAAAGCATGAAAATTAAAAGGCTAAAAAGGCGGATTTAAAAGACTTATATTTTTTACTTTATAAAGACTCATTGAATACTCTTCTAATGATATACTTCGATCATTATAATGACATATTCGTTCAAAAACATCCCGAACCACGTAAATATTAATTACAGAAGTGCCAAATTTTTCAACAATATGCCTCCAGTAAACAATTTTAAAATCATTATTCGATTTTTTTATATCAACTAATTCTGGATATTTTTCTATAAAATCATATAGTGTATCTGTCTTAATAATTGCAACATTAATTAAATTGAATATTGTTTTAGTTTCAAAATATGCCTGTAAGGTAAATTTAGGATATTCGTATCCTTCTTTTCTTGCAACACTTCGTTTTTCAAATTCAGTTTTTGTACCAGTTTCTCTTTTTTCTCTAATTGTAAATGAACTGAATGTACCATCAAATTGTGCTCTTGATGCAATTGATTGAATTCCGTTATTATCCTTTCTAAGATAATCAACACCACTATATATATCAAGTAAAACAGAAACATCATCTTTGTCTCTATTTTTACTGTCTGGTATTTTTTCAATAACTTTAATAGTACCATTAATTATTTTTGGTAAAACAGTCGGTATTATAGTTTTAATTGCAGCAATACTACGCTTTAATGATTCTATCCAATCTTCATCATCGTTATTCATCTTCTTCTGGTATTTCAACCTCTTTTATAATCAATTTACAACCTCTACTTATTGCTATATCAAGATTTGCTTGATCGATGTCACAACCCTTACCGACTCTGCCTAATGTGTTGGCTGCAATTAAAAATGTACCTGTACATGTAAACGGGTCTACAACTAATTTTTCTGGTTCTGTTGTATGTCTGATTAATCTCTTTGATAAATCATCAGATTTCTGCCATTCGTGTAATCTATTACCAACACGACCATCAGGTGCATTATCTTCCTGTACTGAAAACATTTCACTCGTAATAGATGTGTCCAACTCTGCAGAATCTTTACTATATAAATGCCAGATAAACTGATAATTAAGATTATATTTCATTTTGGGCGTAACACCAAGAGTGTTCTTATATGTCCAAATTAAAGGATTATCAACAATAAATTTATCCTGATTAAGAAGCACGTTTAAAAATGCTTGAATTTCCATTGGGTATGAACCTGAAAATACGAGCATCCTGCCAGACTTTTTAGTTTTTTGTATAGCAAGAGTAAGCCACTTTTCTGTAAACTCACCAATATTTGGAATGTCTGTCATGTATGGAGGGTCAGTAAAAAGTAAATCAATTGAGTCATCTTTAAAAGTATTAAGAAAATCGTTAGCATCCATTAAACTTACTTCAGGTGCATCAACCATTACTTTTTTGGCTTGTTCAATATAAATTTCTTTCTTTTTTTCAAGTTGTTTTGATTTTTTATTCTTTTTTATTTCTCTAAGAACATCATTTATTTCCTTTTTACCAGCTTTTAGTTCTTCTTGGGTTTTGTCATTAGCCTCATTTAAAATTATTTCAATTGCAGCTTTTGCTTTTTTTAATAATTTCGGGTCAACATCTTTATCTACTAATAAGACTGCTTGGGCAATTTTAATTGATTCAGCTTTTGCAGCTTTTATAATTAATTCATCTTTACTCTCTTGAATTTTTTTAGTGTCACTAATTATATGATATGATACACCTGCTTTTTCTGCAAGTTTTTCACGGGAATCTTTAACAGTTGATTTAACCTCACCAGTTGTTCTGTTAGTAACTAATTTTCTTTCAAGATCATCAGTAATTGAAGGTTTTTCTTCAAGGTCCGCTCCTGTGTGCGGACCTGCTTCATATTCTTTTATTTTGAGTCTATTTTCATCCTTAATCTCTTTTTGTTTTATTGTAAATAATTTTTGTTCAATTTTTTTAAGAATAATGGCTAATATACCACGTTCAAATGCATGAACATTTCGTCTACCAAATTGATTAAGAATTATCCAGATTTTAGCATAATCAATATTTTCAAATTCCATTTGAATTGTATTAAATGGAATATTATGTTTAATACATATATCATATCTATTATGACCATCAACAATTGTTTTATTCCATAAAACAAGTGAATCTCTACAACCATCATCAATAATACTTTGTTCAAGTATATTAAATTCTTCAGTTGATAGTGGATGAATTAGTTTTTTAAATTCATCATTAATTTCAATTTGTTTTACTTCAATTACATTTTGAATTGAATCATCATTTGAATTTACATTTTCATTCATAATTATCTGTTTTTAATTAAAATTGTTAATTTTTGGTAAAAGTAAATATAATCTTATTGATATGCAATTATTTTTAGAAATATTTTATAAAACTCTTTGAAATGAGGATATTAAATACTATATTTGATTCATGATTCAAATTTTGAAAAAAATTGGAAATTCTTATCCTGTGTTACAAGTTTTGTTTAGATTCGAAGAAGTTAAACACAAACAAGGTAATCTTTGTCAACAATTCGCAGAAGTGATGAAGAGTTTAGAGTGAAATATTTTCCTGTCCGACTGGACAGACCTTTTGAGTTTTAACGAAAAACTCGTCAAAGTTACAAAGAAAAAAATTAGGAAACAAGAGATTTTCTGAAATGAGTTAAAAAAAGCAAGGTCCGCACCCACATGCGGACCTTCTTCATTATTGATTTACGCTTTGTGTACGTAGTTCTTCCTGATGTGTTACTGCAATTTTATTTTTAAATATTTTATTCATAAACCTTTGACCATCAATATCTAAGGTTATATTACTTGCTATATTCATTTCTTTATTTGCAAATTCAACTTTCAATGGTGTTTTTAATAATGTAGTTAATTGAGCAAGTGCTGAACCACCATTTGTATTCATACTTGAAATAGAGTTGACTGCATTTTCAATAGCAACAAAATCTTCTTTACTACCATGCATAACTGTGTTAATTTGTCTAAATGCATCACCAACTTTAGCTATTGCATCTGCATTTTTTGCTATTCTATTTAAAGTTAAACTGAATGCTATTAAACCTAAACCACCAACAGTAAATAATGCCATACCTGCTGCCATTGCTGCAACACCTACACCCATTTCCATTAAGTCTTTACCAGAACCTTTAGCTGAAACTGCTAATTTACTAAGACCTAAAGCCATTACACCAATACCAGCAGCAGCAATACCAACACCTGCACCAACAAGTGCAACTGCACCACCAAAGGCAAGAAGACCCGGAGCAGCAGCCGTAGATGCACCACCAAATATCATAATGGCTGCAGCAGCAGCAGCACCAATGCCTACTACAAGTGCTATTGATTTAACAATACTATTTAAAGTTTTTGCTTGTTCTGGAGTTAATTTAGCCATTGCTGTAGCAAGTAAACTAATACCTGCAGCAGCAGCACCTATACCAGCACCTACACCTAATGCAGCAGCACCTATACCAGCACCTGCCCCAGCAAACATTTTTCCTTTTCCTGCAGCAGCAGCACCTGCACCAATACCTTTACGTTGTTCAGCCAATCCACTAAGACCTTTTCCTGCTTTTTCTGTAATAGTTGCTTCAGCTTTACCTGCTGCACTACCACCTATATTACCAAGTGTACTTGTTGCTGCTTTTTTTGCAGTACCAGTTATATATTTATCTGCAAATTTACCTAAACTATTAGTTATTATTTTCCATGCTGTTGCAGCAGTTAATAAAATTCCACCTGCAGCTACAGCACCACCCCAACCTTTTGTTGCAAGGTCTGCAAGTGGTTTAATTGTAACACTCATTACTTTATTAATTGTTGTTAATAAAGGTAATAATGATGCTTTAAGAATTTCTATAGTAGCTTTGAACGTTTGATCAAATGTCAATGCTTGTTCAGCACGACTTTTAAGACTTGCCTGTTCTTTTACAAATGATTTTGCCTGTTCTGCAGTTAAACTACTAATATCATGCATACTGCCAGCCATTTCAACTTGAAATTTACCTGATTTTGCATTAAAAATAGCAGCACCCTGAACAAGTTCTTTTTCACGACCACTTAAACCAGTACCAGCCAATTGTTGATTCATCTTATCAAGATCAGCACGTCTTTGTGTAATCTTAACCATTTCTTCATTTGAAATACCAAGAGATTTTGCAACACTTTCAAGTCTTTGACGGTCTGCAGGACTTATAAACTTTTCAAATACACCTTCACTATTTTTCTTGAATGTAACTAAACCTCTGGTCATTTCAGAAATTTTCTGTGTAAGTTTTTCGGGTTCATTACGAGCTAAATACATCCATTCAAATGGGTCTGTCTTTGCAAATTCACCACCCATAATCTGCAAATTTGCAGCAAGATCAATAGCTTTTTCCAATCCTTTTGCTGCATCGGCTGCACTTAAAGCATCTTTCATGTCTACCTGAAATTTCTCAGCATCTTCAGCCATTTTAGCCATGCCTTTAACACCTGCAGTAAAACTATATGTATTTAATTTTTTAAAATTATCACTAACATTTTTTAATACTTTGGTTGTATTAATACCCATTCTTTCAGAAGTATCGACAATACCCTGAACATAATCCATGCTTCTTTTAGCATCAAGACCCATAAATTCAAATTGTGCACCAAGTTTTGTTGCCTGTTCAATACCAAGACCAGTACCTTTACCAATTAAGGTAATATCTTCAACCATACTTGCAGTCATTGCACGTGCTCTGCCAGTTTCATCTGCATATCCCTGTTGAATCGATTGTACATCAGCAAGACTACCACCTAATCTTGCAACAAATTTTGCAGAATCTACAAATGATTTGCGCATTAAATCTGCTTTTGCACCACTCATTCCAAGACTAAGAATAGTGCCTTTTATGGTTTTGTCAGATTCTTGTAAATATTGCCACTCCTGTTTTATTAAACCAACCAAATCCTTTACTAAACTAACGTTTCGTTGTCTGGATTTTATTTGATTTTCTAACTGAGTGTTAAGACTCTTTTCATTAGTAATTTCTTGTTGCTGATCAGCAATAAGTTTAGTTAATAATTTACCTCTCTCACTATCTTTTGAAACACCTTCAGCTAACAATTCATTAATTATCTTTTGTCTTTCAGAAATAATCAATTGATTCTTCGCCCTGTCATTATCAAGAGAATTAATATTCTTTAATAATTCAAGTGAATTTTGATATTCGTCAACTGTTCTATTTTTTGCCATGAATTGTTATTATAGATATAAATACAAAAGATCGGATTTTTTATTGTCCGATCTTTCAAATTATCTTTTTCTGCTTGCTTTTCTTTGTGCTTCGTCCTGTAATCTCTCAATTTCTTCGTTTTCTTTTTCAAGTAAATGTAAAAAGTGTCGTCTACGATATATTGGTAGATTTTCGATATAATCTGCTTGAAACTTAGCGTGTTTGGTCAGTATATATATCTCTTCATTGACCATTTTTTTATACTCACCCGCTAAGTGCTTGGGAAAAAAAAGTCTATGCCCACAGCTAAATTGGCTTTGAATTTATAACCATCTTTTGCCATAAATTCATATGCCATGTCAACATCAGGACTAACATTTAATATTTTTCTACGAATAGTATAAGCATCCAGTGCTGGCATTACATCAACAAATTTATCAATGTATGATCTATCAGTGTTACCACCAATTGATATAATGTGTGATTTTAATTTCATTGTACTATAATCACTCAAGTCCTGACCATATGCTTCTTTAATAGCATCTGCTTTTCTTTGAAGTATATTATCTTCACCAGAAGTAAGAAGTCTTATTACAACATCCTTTTTACGCATTGGTATGAATACTTTGAAATGACCAAATTCGTCAGGTTGTTCATCAGGTTCTTTATATTGAAGTTTTAGTAAATCTACTTTAGTTGTAAAAGGAATACCTGTTCTTGGGTCAGATACTTGTACTGTGTAATCTGCACCGTAACTTGAAGTACGTAAGAATAAGATAATTGCGTTTCTATCTCCATCCAAAAGATCATCAATAACAATACCTGCGGTTTTAACTTTACGTTTTAACAACATTGTAATTACGTTTCCACTGTCAATTAATGAAGGAGTTGTTAATAGGTCTTCGTCTCTTGAAGTCATGTATTCGACATTAACTTCTGAAATACCATGAGAATAAAATTTACCTTTTGAGGGTAATTGTACTATTTCATATGACATCATCAAGTCAGGGTCTGTTTCTTGTGACATAGTTCTTTCAAATTCTTGTTGATTAAAATTTGCTTTAGGTGGAGCACTCGGTATATTAATAGTCGTAGGTGCAACTGTTTTTTTCACACCATCATCTGTAAGACCATGTTGTTTTTTATATTTTTCCAATGATGCTGCAATACTGTCTCTTGAAGGTTGAGTTTTTTCTGATTCGTTTCCCATAATTATAATTTTTTATATTTTATTATTGTTTTGAATAAATACTGCAAAAAAAATTTTGAACATAATTCAAGATTTTTAATTAAAAACCGTATATACATATGTAGCTAAAAATAATTTGAATGAATGATGTTATATAAAGTAATACATTAATATGGAAGCAAAAATTTTAGTAATATATATTGGTATTGGTGGCATCAGAAGTGAAGATATTGACACTTACATGCAAAAAGTAACTGGAAAAATCACACCAACAAATTTTGAAGGCGAAATTATTGTTTTACCAACACAATTACTGGTAGCACCTGATACAAGAATAGAATGTATTAATCCTAAATATATTACAAAAACAGAATTAATTCGTGAACACACGGAAATGATAAATAAATTACAAGAAGAGTTGAAAATTCAACTCGAAATATTAAAACAAAAAAAATAATGAATAAAATAAGAGTAGGTATTGACATTAATGAAGTATTAAGAGCAAAATGGATTCAATTTGATAAACATTTTATTGAAGAATTTGGTGAAGAAAAAACACCAAAAGGTAATCCATATGTATATGACTATTTCAATTCATATGAATTTAAAGATACCGTAGAAATCGAAAAAGAATTAAAAGAACCTGAAGATATGCCACCAGACATTAATCCGTTGGATTATCAGCACGATGAAAAGCTGGGAGAAGCACCTGCAGATATCTTTTTATTTAAAGCACCTGTAAAAACAGAGCTAACGGCAAGAGAAGTATATAATCGCTTTGTAAATCAGGATTTTCTTTTTGAAATATTTGGTGCAGCACCTATGATGTACAGAAACATGGATGTTCAAGTTAATAAATTTCTTGAACAGTATCAGAAAAATGTTGAATTTACAGTATTGTCAGTTGAAAACAAATTTACAATACCGCCAACAATGTTTTTCTTAAGCAAAATATCAATGAGATTTAAAAATTACAAATTTGTTGATTATGCAACTGACATGTGGCAACATGTGGATGTGTTAATAACAACTGACCCAGCAATTCTTAACAATAAAATTCCTTGGGGAAAGAAATTAATAAAAATAACCAGACCCTATAATGAAAATATAAAAGCAGGGTCAATTCAAGTAAAACAAGTTGCCGATTTAATTGACAATAAGAGTTTTGAAAAAATAATTAAATATAAAAAATAAATTAAACAATGAGCGAAGAATTATTAGTTAATGAAGCACAAAAAGCTGAATTAGAAAAAATAGAAAAGATCAAAGTATCTTTAGCTAAAATCGCAAACAAGAAATCAAAATTTTTGTTCTGCGTACCTGAATCACAGAGTCCTACTGCAAGTGTATATGAAATCTATTTTCATGCAACAGTTGTAAAAAACATGGGATATGAAGTAGTTGTCCTTGTAGAAAAAGGAGATTATGTAGTACCTGCATGGGTTGAAAAAGAACTGACCAACCATAAACACATATCAATGGCAGACCCTAAACTTACAGTCGGTCCTGAAGATGTGATGGTTATTCCTGACATATATTCAAATGTTATGGAGCAGACCAAAAACTTACCTTGTGTGAGAATTGGCTTGTTACAATCGGCTGATTATATGACAAGTGCTTTGATACCGGGTACTGACTGGACATCCTTTAATATTCATGATGTAATCACCACATCACCAACACTAAAAGAATGGCTTGAAACATTTTATGGTATTGGTAAATACAATATCAGAACATATAACATTGGCATACCTGATTATTTTGAAAAAACAGACGTACCTCAAAAGCCAATTATTTCTGTAATAGGAAGAAATGCAAATGAGATCAGTAAACTCGTTAAATTATTCTTTGCTAAATATCCTCAATATTCATGGGTAACTTTTGACCCTATGGTGACAAAGAGTAAACCACCACAGCCAATGCGTAGAGTTGACTTTGCAAAAAGACTTCAGGGTAACTTTGCTGCTGTATGGATTGATAGAATTTCATCATTTGGTACTTTTCCACTTGAATGTATGAAAGCAGGTGTTATTCCGATCTGTCTCAAACCAGACATTATGCCAGAATATATGATTGAAAGAGACGAAACTGGTAAAGGTGTTAAAGTTGTCGAAGGTGCTGGCGTTTGGACTGAAAACTTTTATGATCTTCCAGTATTAGTAGGTGAAGTACTTGTTAAGTTTCTTGATGATGCAATTAAACCTGAATTATATGAAACTATGAGTAATATTGCCAGCAAATATAGTCAGGAAGCAAGCGAAAAAAGACTGGTTGAAATTTATAACGATGTTATTAACCAGAGAGTTGCACTTTTAAGTGGCGCAATTAATCCACCACAGCCAATAGTGCCAACAGCAGTAATTGCAATACCAACTGAAGCACCAACACAGACCGTTGATATATTATTACCACCAGTAACTGAAGAACAAAAATAATTTTAAAATAAAAATTTATACAATGAATATAACAACAATAATTCCAGTACACGAATATAACATACAAGTTTCAGGCATGTTAGATGGTGCAATTGCATCAGTACAGAAACAAGAAAAAATTGCAGAAAAACCACAGATTCTTGTAGTTTATGCTGCTGTAATAGAAACTGATATGTTAGTTTATCAGCAAAGTCTTTTGACTAAATATCCAGAGGGTATTAACATCATCTTTGTTAAAAATGAAGGTATTACAGACTATCAATCACAAGTTAATCTTGGAGTAAAATCAATAACTACCGATTATTTCTCGGTACTTGAATTTGATGATGAATATGGTTTAACATTTTTTAAGAATGCAGAGATATATGTTAAGGCATATCCAGAGATCGATGTATTTCTTACAATGATGATCGAAGTCAACGAAAAAAATGAAGGTATTAAGATTACGAATGAAACCGTTTGGGCACAACAGTTTGTTGGAGAGAACGGTGAAATGGGTTATCTGAATGCAAAAGCACTTCAGCAATACACCGACTTTAAATTAAGTGGTGCTGTAATAAAGAAATCAGAATTCTTAAACCTTGGCGGATATAAATCAAACATTAAGTTAACCTTTATGTATGAATTCTTACTCAGAGCATTAAATAATGCAAGTAAAATATTCTCAATACCAAAAATTGGTTACAAACACCTTGCAACACGTGTAGGTAGTTTATTTGACGGTTATTTAAAAACAATGCCAGTTCCAGAAAGAAAATTCTGGTTTGAAACTGCAGTAAAAGAAGCAAATATAATGACAGATAGACCTATCGACATGTCAAGGCTTCAAAAATAATCTCTATGTCAATTTATAATTAAATGAAAAAGAAAGTTGATGAAGAAGAAGTCGTTGTACCATATTTTGCGGAGAAAGAAGAACAGGCAGTTATAGATTATATCACTGGAACAACATCAGAAGGAAAAAACAGGATTTATAATCAAATTCTGTTAGTGCCGTTTCGTAAAATGATCGAATCTATATTAAGACGTTATCCTATACATATTGGTAATTATGATATAGTGGAAGTAGAATCAAATGCTCGCAGTCACTTGATAGAACATATGATTAAGTATCGACCATTTATTATTGAATTTAATAAAAATGGCACTACAAAATGGACTAAATCAAACATTTATAGATATTTTCTTATTGAAGAAGCGAATGAAAAACTAAAAACTTTAATTGGAGAAGATGAGTATAATTATAGAATATTTAACTCCAGAGCATATAGTTATTGTCAGACAATAATTCGAAACTACTATAAAGATCATAGTAAAAAAAGCTACATCGAAAAGAAGACAAATCTTTCTTTTGATGATTATATTGATGAAATAAATGAAAATGTTGAATACTCTTATGAGCTTGAAACAGAAACACATCATCAATTTGAACAGTTGATTAATACAGTGGTTGCTAAAATAGAAGAAAAAATCAATCCACCAAATGATGTAACGATGAAGAAGAATGAAGTTATTGTTGGTGATGCAATTATAAATGTGTTAAAAAACTGGCATGTACTATTCATGGAAGATACCCCAGAAGGTAAATATAATAAAAGAGTCACAAACAAATTTGCTAAGAATAAAATTCTTTTGTTCTTGAAAGAGCAAACTGGATTATCGACTAAAGAAATACGAATCGGTATTAAACCATTCAAGGAAATTTATTTCATCGAAAAAATGGACTATCTGGATGATTAACATAAATTGAATTAATATGTATTTATATGTACTAAAACTATAAAACGATGCCAAGACCAATACGTAGAAGGCTTACATTTGACGAAGAAAGTGCAAATAAGCTATTTCAGGAAATATATGATGAAAGTCATAATTTAAAAGCTAAGATTACCCGTTTGTTCACAAAATGGGAACTTAAGGTAAAAGAAGGCGGTGAAATTCAGGCAATAGGTGATCAGATTGTTAAACTTATTGCTGCAGAAGCCAAAAACCAAGATCAAAAGCTCATGCTTCTTAAATTTTTAAAAGAAGTTGTATTTGATAACACTGTCAAAGCAGGTAATGCTGTTGGTGGTCTTAATGGTGGTACAGCTAAATCGTCATCTGAAGAATCTGGTGATATATCTGCAGAAAGAAGAATGGAATTATTAAACATGGTTTCAGAACATTTTGAAAAGAAAGACAAAGAAAAAAATAAAGAAGAATAATGAGTTTAAGTGACAACAAAAGAGATATTTTTACGACCATAGGTTCATATACTTCGGTAATGTCGGCAACAAAAATGCCTACTCAGACCAATATATTTCCTTCAATTAATAATAAAAAAGAAATTGTACCTTTTATGCTCGATATTTTAAAAGTTGTTGCTGGAACAGATGCACTACAAGGATTAACTGGTGATTTATTTAGTAAGTTTATTGATAAAATTGAACCCCAATTAAAAGAGTCTTTAAAAAATCAGGCAGCACAATATAATGCTGGTGGTAACATACCAACTTATTTTCAACCTGCTGGTACTGGTATTAGGGTTAAAGTAAAGGATTTGGATATAAGCGGTAAACTAAAGACTGACCCAACTTCTCAGGGCGGAAATTTATTATATGATAATTCTCCGACTAATTTTGATACTCAGGCATATAATGCAATTAAAAACGGTAATGCATCTTTTGGTGGTTTACATATGAAATATCAGGCATCTACTGATGAAATGGTACTTAATATGCAGGGTAGTAGTCCTTCAATTGGTAAATGGGCAGATGATTATATTGATAGTCTTAAAATTGTAAACAAAAAAGAATTTATTAGTAATGTAATGAATAAAATATATGGTACTGTTACAAAAAGTCAGAATAAGACAGTTAATGAAGCACATGATGAATTAGTTGCCAGTGCATTAATTGCTCAAATGATTAATGATAACGACAGTTTTGAAATTTCACCAGAAGATAATGCAGCATTACTTAAACGTGCAGAAGAAGTAATAAACGGAGTGGTTAATTATGATATGGGTTGCGGTGTAATATCAGCAAGTCTGCCAATGAGTGGGTTAACAACTTTAATTAATAATATATCAGGTACAACTGGTCAAGCGATTGACCCAAATTATGTTGGTAATCAAATAAACAATACAATCGATCAGAGTATAAACAATAAAGACGTTGCAAATGCTAATAAACAAACAATAAAAGATGGATTTTTCCAAAGACTAATCAAATTAATTACTCAGGCATTGGCAGAAGCAATGACGGCAACACCACAAATACGTGCATTGCTTTCAATTATAAGCGCATTTCAAAATCAGGGTATTACTAAAATTGGTAATATAAAAGATGATCTTAAGAAATTTAAAACACTTTTAAATTGTGTCATAAAGACTGCAATGAAACTTATTAACGAATTTATATTTAATTTAATTAAAGTATTTTTGGTAAAACTTTTAGTACCATTAATACAGGCAATGATAAAAGAAAGAATAACACAATACTCAGGAATAATTATGAGTTTTTTACACATAAAGACAACATGATAGTAGATCAAAAATTAAACAAACAGTTTGTAGGCGTTTATCTCGTTGATAACGGTGATTTAGAAGGCACACAACTCGCAACAACAGTTAAACCTAATTGGTTCAGGATACTGACGACCAATTGGTTTTTAGGTTGGAAATGGATAAGCATTAAAGAATTAAAAGCAATTCAGGCAGTAAAAGCTGAAGCTGTAAAAGCAGCTAAAGCAGCAGAAATAGTAAAATAATATGGCAACTGATTTCAACAATCCAGAATCAATCATCGGTGCATTCACCAAGATATTGAACCTGTCGAGTATTGGCGGTCCGCCTACTGTGCCTACACCACTAATTCTTGTTGGTATAAAAACACGCCCGGGACTGTCACCACTTAAAATGGCAAGCAATGTTATTGCTGGAAAAACCAAAGCAGGTTTACCTGTTGGTGCTTTACCCTCTGGTGGTGTTTCTCCTGATGAAATTATGGAAAGAATTAGGATGACAGAAATCGTAAGAGCATTTCAACAAGATGCTGTAATTACGGTGGCAATTCCACCCGGGATTACACTATCGGCTTCAGGTA